GGTTTCGGATGGCGGTATTTCATTAAATAATGGTAAAAAGACTTCACGGTCTCCCCTCCTGTCCTCTTTTGATGTTCTATTATACAGGCCGTCTGAAAAAATACAAACAAAAAACCCGTTGAAACACGCAAAAAAACCGGCAAAAGCCGGCTTCATGAGGAAAAGTCAAAGTAATTCCGCTTCAGTATGCGCTCTGTTTTCATCAGCGCATCATATGAAACGGACGATGGCAGTTTTTTTGTATCAATCAAGAGCAGCTGATTTTCAATTTCCCAGGTGACACTGTCCTCCTGATAGACCATCCCGCACCCTTCGCATTCCACCGCAGGTGTGTCGGTGATTTCAATCGCTTTCGTCCCGTCGGGAAGCTCCCAATATACCGCCGTGCGGGCTGCCGCGGCTTTTTCTTCATTGCACCATTCACACTTCTTCATTGCGCATGCCCCTCAGCTTCGCCTTCTTTCTTTTGCTGGGCAAGGAATTTCTTTTCTTTCAATTCATCGCGCTTTGCCCGGCGGCTTTTCAATGTTTCATGATCAGGCCTCTTGGAATAGCTTTCTCTTCTCTCGAGCCGTTTTAAGCCGTCCGGTGTGTATGAAAGAGCTTGATCCGCATAGATTGCCGATATGCCGATCTCCTCTTTTTCCTTCATCACATCAGGGAAGATTTCGGCAAAATAGTCGTCCGCTCTCCCCGGAACATAGTTTTCAGGCTCAGGATACGACGTAATGACGCCTTCAAAATTGCGGAGCACGACTTTATCGGGGCTTTGCGAAATCAAGTAATTCGGCTGGATGGCGATTTTCCCGCCTCCGCCCGGCGCGTCAACGACAAAGGTCGGGACAGTGTTTTTTATTTCATGTAAAAAGGAACAATGGATTCAATCCACTGCTCCTTTTATTTTAAGTCTATAATATAAATTTATAAAGGCATCTGCCATAAGATCGTAATTCGGCTCATTTTTGAAAATCAGAATACAATTTGGGCTACTGTCTCTTTCAAGCTCATATCTTACTCCAGGAACATATTTCAATAAGCATCACCACCCCTTTTCAAAAGGGTATGTGGTTCAAATCTTGTCTTATGACCATACTGTTTTATAAGCTCATCACAGAGCTTGTTTAAGTAATATGTATAATTGACTTTCTTCTTCATCCATCTGACTTCAGTTCCAATCTCTTCACAGATGTTGATCGGAATACTTGATTTATTAACTTTATTCTCGTATGTATGTTCTAACTGATTTTCAGCTATATGTTTATATGTAAGGAATTCATCAATGTGTACGAAATACACTTTATTTTCTGGTTCCCTGAATTGAAACAAAAAACCAGGGATTATGTATGGGTATTTGGCTGCTTCAGCAAGATATTTGATTTGCTGAGGCTTTATAATTTTCTCGCTGAACGAGAATGACTTATTCTTTGTCGACTTCATCTCAACAGGGAACAAGTACCCCTTATAATGAATGAAACAATCGTATTTATTTTTGGATACTGCAGTCCCTCTCTTTAAAAACATTGGATTAACATCTTTAATTCTGTAAAAGAATATACTCTGATCTTTTGCTGATTTTTCAACATTCGCTTCAAATACTTTACCTTGATTGGTTGCTGCCAATTAATCACTCTCCGATTAAGTTCTTTTAATTCATCTTTTTGTTTAGTCCACTCTTTTCATGGCCAACCTACATTGATACATTAGTTCCTCATTATCGTTTGCAAGGTTAATTAGATTTCTGTTGGCTCTTAGATAATCATTGCCCGATACAGCTTCTTTCGCGGTATCTAGTTTTCTCTGAATCTTGTTGAAAAGCGATTCAAGTTGATTGCTTTCCTCCATGTGAAACCTCCTTCAGTTCTTTTCTGACTCTCATTAAAATTTTTCCAAGTTTGTTTTCTCCAATTCCGTTACAAGCTCCCCATACTCTGTCTCCCCAAGTATTTCCTTCTATTAAAGTTGATTCCCCAGTTTGTAAAAGTCGATTCTTGAGTTGATCATTTTGTTCAAATTTAGCTTTCACGATCTCATACATATACGTTTCTTTGACTTCTTCCCAATCCGGCCTCAGTTTAACTCTACGCCCTTTCCTTTTTGCTAGATTAGGAGGTAAATCTGAAAACTCCAAGTGAATTGATTTGTCTGTCACTTTCATTGCTTGAAAAGCTGCTTCATTATTTTGATATGTGATTCCTTGATACATAACTAGTGCTGAATAGAAATTGCTTAAGAAATAATACTTACCTTTAAATTCATCAATTACATCCATCATTTATACTCCTTTTAATTATTCTTTTTTGAAAGACATAAATTTTTCATCTTCCCTTGAAATACTTTTCAAGATCTTCTGTTGTAGCCGCAATATTGTTAATTTTCAAATCATCATCCCACTCAAATTCTTCGGATTCTTTAACATCTGAAACATGAACAAGTGCCCACCTGAATGTTGGCGATTCTTCAATTTTTTCTTTAAGATCATCAACACTGTAAAATTCATTAGACATATCTGTAATATAAAATTCTGCTTTATAAACTTTCGCCATTTTATTCACCTCGAAATAAATTATTCTTTACCACACACTAATGTCTGTGATGTCTTTTTGGGTTTTACATTTTGAGCAAATCACCTCTACTCTTGTACCAATACTTGCACCTGTTAAAAGAAAAGATGTGTTACCTTTACATTTTTTCCAATGTTCTTCCCTAAAAGCATCCGCTTCCTCCCTTTCTTTTTCAGATAATGTATGAAGGCTGTTAATTCTAAGACTCTCGTTTTCTTTTAACAATTTAGAGATTTCTTCATCTTTTTTGAAGTTCCTCAGCTTTTCTGCAAATGAATCTCTTTCACCCATCAGATTGTCGATGAAAGTACTTAGCTCATCCATCAACTTATTCTTCTCCTTATTTTCTATCCATTTGAGAATCATTCCACCACTCCTGTCTTATTTTTAATTAAGCAGATTAACGGTCATTCTCCTTATTAATCTCATTAAAATAGCCCTCCCCAAATCACGCCTGCAGCTATAGCAGCTATAAAGACAGAAACAAATTTCATTATTATGAAGAACTTGATATGCTTTGTTTCATCTTCAGTTAAGTTCAAATCTGATAAGGCGAATAAACCAAACATAATCAACAAAATCCAAGCTGTAACGGTCAATACTTTTCCACCTTTCTAAATGAAATCAATATTTTATCAAGTCATTTTTCAAACTTTCCTAAGTCATACATTTTGTCAAGTAATTTCATAGAGACACTCAATGCCTCACTGTATACTTCATAACTCATTATCCCTGTTGAATTTAAACCATTTAGGTAATCAGCCATTTCAGCCTTCAATTTCTCTTTATTTGCCGCATTTGATGATATACCCCAACTCATCTATTGCACCTCTCTTCTTAATAAAATTAGAATTTCATTTCAAATCTCAAAGGTTTTGACCTCAAACGTTTTATAGGCATCTACTTCATTACCTGGTATCTCGTTTACACTCGGATACTTATCGTAGTCGTATGGATACCCAATACAGTTCATGTGAAAGCCTGTCCCCTCATGATCAAACTCAGTTTGCAAATGTTCATGCCCACAAATCCAATGTTTAGCGTTAATGAATGGTACATCAACCATATAACAACTGTTAGGCTCAAATGGAGAATAAGGATTGTGAATAGGTGGGACGTGAGAAACAAACACATCGACATGAGTGTTTTCGAGCGTTTCATACCAATCCATCGAATCTTTCCACATTGCTCTTACTCCATCTTCTTTACTGTAACCATTAATGCTAATGTAGTTTGAATCATTAGAAACTCCTTTGAAGAAATCCCACCCTTCAATTCCTTTTGGTAAATACCACATAACATCTCCTGCAAAGACTTTTCCTTTGTATGTATCCGTTGACTTGACTAATGGAGTCACATTCTTCATGTCAGCAGCCTTTTTGATTAGATCATTCACCCTGCCTAATGAATCAGAGTATTTTCTTTTTTGACTTTTACTGAGTAAATAAAGATCATGATTTCCATATGTGAAGTAAACCTTCTCGTACTGCTTTGCTACTTCATCTAAAACCCAAATGGCTTGTTGATTCCATTCAGTAAAATCACCAGCAATGATTAGTACCTCTCCATTGCCGTTTGAAATTAGCCTATTAACAATCTTCCTCGTTCGCTTCTCCCATTTGAGCTGGTTATTACTCCAAGGAATCCAATGATTGATATGGAGATCTGATACATAGTCAATTTTCATTTTATCCTCCTTTCTTTGCTTAAGCTGTTTTCTTCTTCGCTAAGTTTAACTTCATTTCATAGTAATCAGCTTCAGTGATTTCATGTAAGTAATCTAAGTACTGCTCTTCTTGAGACTCAATCCAGAATTCTTCATTAAAATAATTAATTTCAATTCGTCCTCTAAAATTATGAAAGAATCTGACCACCATGGTTAAATTTTGACGAGTAATCACATTGTTCAAATCATGATCTTTTACAAATTTCAAGAATGCTTTATAAGGCTTTGACCTTTTCTTGAACTCATAAAAAGTTTTGTCTCTTGAGCATACAGGGTGCTTTTTTAAATCACTTTCTTCGACTTCATTTTTGAATTTGCTCTCGATAAACAGAACAGGTTCAGAACTCCTACTATAAACAACCTTATTGTAGGCATCTTCTATTCCAATAGCCTGGCTTATTTCTTCGTTCATCTCCTTAAGAAAATTTCCTTTGATATGAAAAACGTATTCCAGATCACTATGTAAATCAGAACTTTTGTCAACCTTATAATATTTAGTCATTAAATCCCTTCTTTCATAAAGTGCGAATAAAAAAGTTTAAAATTGAAATAATAACCGTGCGTAATACCATTACATATTCAACAGGAGATGATTTGTATGGCACGTAATAACAACAACAATGAATTGGTTGTACCAAATGCTCAGGCAGCAATTGAACAAATGAAGCTTGAAATAGCTCAAGAGTTTGGTAATTAGGTGCTGAGACTACTTCAAGAGCAAAGGGTTCAGTTGGTGGAGAAATCACTAAACGCCTTGTTCAAATGGCTCAACAGCAAATGGGTGGACAATTTCATTAAATTACATGAGGGGGCTACTCCCCTCTACATTCCTTTCTATATGAAATACAGATTTCATACAGAATCATTTGTGTCAGTAGATAGATGTCAGCGCCTAAAAACTGATCTAAATCGCCTCCGTCCGACTGTCGTCAATAATGAGGGCATAACGACGCGCGGCTTCAACATCCTTGTGATAGACATAATCGCCTGTTAGCGGCGGCCAATCATCATCAGAAATTACTGGTGCAATTTCTGAAGTTACGGTGTGCATTACAATGTCGCCCACACGAACCTCAGTCGGCTGCGGCGTGTTAAGATATTCGTCAGGCACTTCGCGACCAAGTGCGCGATGGAGAGCGATAGCCTTTCCGATATGAACGTTGAAACAGTCGTCTGATGCGGCCTCGTCGATTCCTTTTGACCTTACGACACCTCTCCTACCGATTTGAGGAGAGCTACAACAGTACGTTTCTCTTTATTAATAACGAACTCTACGTTACAGACAATGTTGCGATATCCGCCTTCGCCTGCTCAATGACTTCATCACGGCGTTCTTGTACGGTCTTTTCTTGCTTCCATAGACGTTCTTCTTGAGTTGTACAAACTGGTGTTGTAACCGTATTAGTGTCGCCTGAAATAACAACAACATCTTCATTTGTTTTCGCGTAATGAACTACGAATGCGTAAGAATAAGTTCCGCCTATAACAATATCGCCTAGACGAGATTTATAGCCGAAGTATTTATCGCCCTTCTTTTCAAAAACCGTTTTAGCATTTTCGTTAGTAGTTTATTTTCCATTCCGTCAGCCTCCTCGTTTTTAATTTCGTTATTGACGATGACTTCGTACTGCTCGTTGTTTAAATATATCGGCCATTCTCCCGGCTTTCGCACTGCAACTCCGTGCTTATCACCACCGCCTATAACCGGAACAATATCATGAAGCACGTACTTTAGTTCGTTAAAATCGTCGATAATCAACACACGCTCGCCAACTTTGGCCGGACGCTTTTCTGTGACGATAAGTTCGGCGTCTTCTTGACGAATATACAACGCCCTGTCTGGACTATTGACTTTATATGCATTCTCCCATGTTCCCAGTGAAGGAAAGACGCTCCCGATCTGGTTTGCATACCAGGCACCTTTGCTATACGCCCTCTTAATCCGCACATACTTTTTAATTTCGCTCATTTTAGCGCCTCCTTCGCGTGTAAATTTATTTCGAACAGCTCAGTAATCGGAACTAAATCGACTGGCTTTTCGGGAAGCTCTGACTTCGATTCAATTAATTTTAACGCGTTCTTCAACTGCTCGTTTTCCCCAATCAGTCCGGCAACGGCACAGCGTAGGTCTGCAATTTCGCCCTTCATTCTTTCGTAATCTTTCTTCTCTGTCATCCTTCGCATCCTCAATTAAATATTTTTAATTTGTTTATTTCATTTAACTTCATTCAGCTCACCTTTTATTATGAAAAATTCGTGCTCTAATTCTTTGAATCTTTTATTTACTATGTAGGCTTTACCATCTTTCATTTCAAATAAATCAGAGTATTTGTCTGGATTACTTCTAATAATCTTAAAAGCTATTGTTGCACTAACCCATTTCTTATTTTCAATTTGCTGAAGAACTTCACTCATTTCAAACAATAAATCAAGCTGCTCTTTATCCTGTTCAGTTTCGAGTCGTAGTATGTCACGTTCCTTTTCGAGTATTTCCCCTTGAAGGACTTCGCTTTCCTTTTCTAATTCAACTTTTTTTGCTGCCAGATCAATCTTATGCGTGTCGCTCGCTTCAGAAATCAATTTCTCACCTCCTTAAAATGCTTTTAATTTTTCTTTGCTTTTCTCTAAATGAATCATCCCCTTTACCAGGTATCCTATAGAAAAAGGGTAAGCAATGAACTCACCCTGATTATATACTTTTAATTTGTGTTTGTCTATTATTTTCTACATTCTTTATAAGGCAACCTCAAGTTTGATTTGGCTATGTGGACTATATCCTTCTAGAATGAAGTGTTCAGGTTTATAGTCATAAAAATTCTTTATTGAATTATCCATTACTAACTTTGGTGCTGCCAAGGATTCGCGGTTAATAATTTCTTTGGCTTGTTCGATATGTCGGTCATAGATATGTAAGTTGTTAATATAGTGATGAAATTTCCCTGGCTTATAACCACAAACTTGTGCAATCATATGCTGTAATAATGCATATTGAGTTACATTTATGTTCCCTGCTACAAGATAATCTGACGAGCGTTGGACAAGGGTCATGTTTAAAAATTCTCCGTCATAATCCCACATTGTCAAGAAAGCGCATGGATATAACGTCATTCCATGAAGATCTTGATGATTATACAAATTTGTAATGATTCGTCTGCTGTATGGGTTGTTTTTCAGATCCCAAATCAACCTGTCAATCTGGTTAAAGTATCCTTCTTTGTATTTGTGCTCATACTGCATCTGTCTCCCATAAGCTAACCCTAAATTGCCATCTTCATTAGCCCAGCTACGCCAATATTTAACTCCATATTTTTCTTCAAGCAACTGAACATCGTTTGATTTATCTTGGTATATCCAGAGAATTTCTTTTAACCCTGATTTAAAAGCCGTTGGCCTTAGAGTAGCAATAGGGAATTCTTTCTGTAAATCATATTCATTCAACACTCCAAAGCATTTTAATGTATAAGCTGGCGTATCATCAGACCACTTAGGTCGAATCTTTTGCCCTTTATCTGATTTGCCTTCGGACAGTATTTTATATAAATTTGATTTTAAAACTGTATCCGCAGTGTTAACTATATTACTCACCTCATTTTAATTCATTTATTAGTTCATCCATATTCTCCTTGACATTTTTCTGAACTGTATTGGGTAAAGCTTTAATTTTATTGCTGATTGTTTTTGTACCAACATTGCGTATTTTTTCAGTTAATTCACGAAAAGCATTCAAAGCTAAATCACTGATCTCATCAAATTCCCCCTGGATTTTATGGAGCACGTCAAGGTGTAATTCGTCTGACTCCTCAAAAACAACCAATGTTTGTTCTAGCTTATTAATTTTTTCTAAGTGTTGCTTTATTTCATCTACCTTTTTCATTTTGCACCTCCTTAACAATTACGATAAAAGTCTTCTTTTATTGAAAACTCAAAGGTTATTAATACCTGTATTTTCAAAGATTTGATAAAATTAAATTGTTCAATAAATTCTGCAAAAGGTGGTTAAATTTATGCAAACAACTCAACACCCAATTATTCAAGGATCAATTAAAGATGTAGGCTTTGAAAACAAAAGCAATTTCAATTACACATATGAAGTTGACAAAGAAATTCTTCATGTTTATGATACCTTGAATCACAACAGCACTTCGGCAATTAATTGTGTAGAAGAAATTATTGCTGTGTTAAAAGAAACGCTGCAACCAAACAAAACTGGGATAAACAAAATTGTTGAAGCAATTAAGAACACAATATCTTCAAGTTCACCTTTCAAAAAAGTCATCATCTATACCGAAGTAAATAATTTAACAAAAGGATACAAGAATAGAGGAAGCTTTCTTGATATCCAAGCCTACGATCCAAAACAAAAGGATTTTGTCGGCTGGGATCACGAAGAGCTTTACCAGTTTTATTACGATTCACAGGAACTCAGCTTTACGATTAAAAAATAAGATAAGTTTGGACAAACCTTGGCTGCACTCCACACTGTCTGTACATCAAGAAGACAGCCAAGGTTCTTTATTTACTTAGTGCCAGTTGAACCGTGCCCTCCACGGTTTTTGTTGCCTAAATGATCGACCTCGACCAATTCAACTGCAGGCATCTTCTCCATAATTCTGAATTGGCAAATTCGATCTCCCTTTTTAATTTCAGTATCTCGCAGCGCATAAGCCGGGAAAAACCAGAAATCATCGTCCCCTTTGTATGCCTCATCAATCACGCCCATTGAATTGGTCTGAATGATACCGAAATTTTTATATGTACTTGAACGAGGAACGACATGGGCTTCATACCCTTCAGGCAATTCCATCGCCACTCCGAGAGGAATCAGTTTAAACTCATCCTTTGGAATAGATACATCTTCCGCAGCTCTCAGATCAATCCAATCACCCTGTTCGATTTTTGAAATGCGCGTTTGTGTTTCGTCTGCATATTTGATTTTGATATGTAGTGTCATTTTTTCGATCTCCTTTTATTTAAGTGTCTTTTATATTCTTCAGAAACTTGAAACACAGGATATAATTCATGTAGAGGTATTTGATCATGCCTCTCTAATTTAAACAGATTATTGAATCTATCCAAATCAAGAATCTTAGTGCCTTCCTCTGTCCTCCATTCAAATTTCAATGCTAGTTTGCAATCAAGTGTTAATTCCATAAGTCTTTCAAAGACAATATTCAAATCTAATTTCGTATGCGAGCTTACAGTAGTTGGATAGAAAAAATCAAGATCGGTTAATTCTTCAATAAAAAAATCAACTTTCCACTTAGATATTTTTTATTCCCCCTAATCCTTAATTGGCTCTGCCTGATTTTCAAACTTTGCTTTCAACTCCTCATACTTTTTACGTTCTCTTTCTTCTTGTTTCTTACAAAATCTTTCCCTTTCAGCTTCCTGTTTCTTTTTTAGTTCTTTTTCATATTCTCCCCACTCAGATTCGTCAATGATTCCTTTTTTATGCAATTCTCTTCTAAGAGGATATAATATTTCCTTGGCTTCATGTGCATAAAATACTCTTGTCTCTTTATCTCCATCGTCCCAGCCAACTTCTTGGCAAACCATAAATACACCTTTATCTTTTGTAATGATAGTTGTTTGCTCACAAAACTGATTTGCCCAGACATAAGCAATTTCTTTTCCGATTAATTCTTCTTGTTTTTCAATGAAATACATTCAATCTCTCCTTTTAATTCTCATTAAAATTACCATTTTATTTACAGTTTTCGATTTTAAAAATTAATTCATCTAATTCATTTGGCTTAAAACCGCTGCTGCGTTTTACTTCTTTACCTTCTCCATCGAGTAGAATAGTGACGGGGACTCCCATCACTCCATACTCTGCTGCTACTTCTGGCCGTACAGTAACATCAATCGCCTCAAATTCAATCCCTTTTTCTTTTAGATAATTAGACACTAATTGACAAGGGGTGCATGAAGGCTGTTCTAATTTGATTAATTTCATTATTGTGGTGCCTCCTCAAAGTAAAAATCGTCGTCTTTTAACGGTTCAACTGTTGCTTTTTTGTAGCCGTTCCCTTTCATTGAGAAGAAGTCGTGTGACTTCGTTTTCGTATTCAACCCGTTCAACACGATCGGATTGATCTCTTCTTCTTCTTCAAAGTACGGATCGAATCCGAGATTGGACAACGCTTTGTTTCCGTTATACCGGATGAATTTTTTAACGTCATGTGTGAGGCCGACTTGATCATACAGTTCTTCAGTGTAGGCGATCTCGTTGCGATAGAGTTCTTCGATAAGGCTTAACGCAAACATTTCAAGTCGATGCTGCGTGCCTTCGTCTTTCTTGTTGTAAATTTCCTGGGCAAGCAAACCGACATAAACACCGTGAATCGCTTCGTCCCGAATTATGAGGTTGATAATTTCTCCGCACTGCATCAGCTTTCCTTGACCGTAGAAATATAACGGATAATAAAATCCGCTGTAGAACAGGAAGCTTTCTAAATAAACGGATGCGACCATCGCCTTGTATAACGAAATGTCATCGCCTGCCTCAATCGCGTTATACAGTCCGCCAATGATTGCGGCTTTCCGCTGCAAGTAGCGATTCGTCTTCACCCATTCGAACAGTTCCGTTATCTTCTCTGTCGGGGCAAGCGTCATGAAAATGTTTGAATAGGACTTGGCGTGGACCGCGTTTTCCATCATCGCCATGAAGTTCAGCACCGCTTTGCGCTGATGCCCTTCCACATGCTCAGCAATTGTTGGCATACCAGTATTCCCTTGTTCTGTGTCCAGTAAGGTTAAACCGGCCAACACTTTCATATATGTATCTTGTTCGTTGGCTCCGAGATATTTCCACGTTAGAAGGTCGCCGTTTAGCGAAATCTCTTCCGGAAGCCAAAACTGCTTAACGTTCTGTTCGTAAAACATCTGCGTGAATCCGTCTTCGTGCTGCGACCAGTTGGCCGCTGTATATGGTGCATTGTTTTCTGCCATATGTTTGCCTCACTTTTTCAGATCAATTTTATTCTTCAAATAGTTTCTAATGACTGATTAGCAACTTCTGTTTTAAGTTCCTCTTTTAATAACTCTTCAAAAATAGACTCTAAAACTTGTACAACAATACTATTGCCTGCTAGTTTATATAAAGTTGCATTGCGCTTATTTGGTTTTGTAGGATACTCTTTTAAGACCTCTTCAAAGTCAGAATCATCAAAGCCCATCAGCCTCCAACACTCACGTTCAGTTAAATAGCGATATTTTAATTCACCTATCCGAATAATTCCCGCATTCGGACATCTATCTTGTCGAGTGCTGATTGTCCAGCAACTGTCCTCAATTACATCTAAATAACGATATTTCTCATCTGCGTTTGGATTGAACTCTTCTATACGATTTAACATACTTGGAATATTAATCATATACTGAGGAGCTGTAACATTAACTTCTAAGAACTCTTTGATGTGTTGTGCTGTTTTTCGATTTAGCTTACTGAAGTTAAAAGCCTTATTCCCCAATATAGAAATTGTAAATACTCGTTCTCTTCGCTGAGGGACACCAAAATCCATAGCATTAAGAACTTCAAATGAATTCGTATATCCAAGATCGCTCATTTTCGAAAGATATTTGTTAAAGTTGTGAATCATATCCTTATCAAGTACGCCTTTAACATTTTCCCCAATAACATACTTTGGTTTCCAATTCCCCATATTTTCAATAATCCTTAACGTTTCCCACATGAGCGAAGATCTTGTTTTATCTTCATCATTTCCTCCCAATCTTTGACCAGCTCTACTAAAATCTTGACAAGGCGATCCATGCACTAAAACATCTGGTCGCAAATCGTACCCCACTACGCTTTGTGGCTTATAGCGATGGTCATATAGTGCGTTATATGCCCTTACTGCCTTTTCGTCAATTTCTACATAATCAATTGCTTTATGATCCACACCGAGGTTAACTAATGCTTTCCTCGGTGCCCCAATTCCCCCAAATAACTCAAGAATCTTAATCAATATAATTATTCGTCCTCCTTCTTGTAACCGTCTAGCAATGCCGTTAATATTCTAGGCGTGATTGTAGCGTGATTCATAGTATCGTAGCACCATCGCTCATATCGCCGTAATTCCGCGATTTCTTCATCCGTCAATGGTTGCGACATCTATTCGTCCTCCTCGTCATAATCTACTTCCTCATCTGATACGGCGCTGAAAGACCATTCGCGAGGAAAGTCTTCGTTGAATAACCAATGATCGATTCCATGCGTCACACACGTTCCGTGAATTAATTCGTCCTCGTTGTAAATCACGTAGCCCTCGATTTTAACCTTCCGCATCATTCGACCTCCTTCTTATTGAGAACTTTCCTTTAGGTAAAATCAAAACCTCGCCGTCTGCTTCTTTAAAAATCACGTTCCGAAAAGTACTGTCATATACAAACGTTCTATTACTTTGTGATTTCACTTGACCGCCATCCGCCTCAAAACCAATAAGAACAGACCTTTTTCGTCTTCTTAAATACCAGATTGCTAACGAAGTAAGCATAACCGCCTCTCCCTTCTTTGTTTAAACCACGCACGACAAGCAGCCTTCCTGCCCGGTATCTTTTGTTCGCGCGTAGTACAGCGTCTTGATTCCTTTGTGATGCGCGTAAAGGTCAATTCGGTTAAGATCGCGCGTCGTCATCGTATCCTTTAAGAACAACGTAAATGAAATGCCTTGATCGACGTGCTGCTGAATTGTCGCGATCATATCGACGACTTTGAACATATCCATGTCGTACGCTTCCTTGTAGAAGAACCAGTTCTTCGCGCTAAGCCCCGGCATCGGATAATACGTCTTGGAATTTCCGTATGTCCGTTCCTCTATGCGCTCCATAATAGGCATGACACCAGCTGTTGAGGATTGAACATACGAGATGCTTCCTGTGGGAGCTATTGCTTGTCTATAAGAATGATATAAGCCATACTTCATCACAGCTTGTTTAAGCTTCTTCCAATCTTCAATTGTTGGAATATGCTGATCTCCAAACAGTTTTTTTACTTTTTCATACTTTGGACTAAAGCTTTGTTCTTCGTATTTCTTGAAATATTCACCTGATTTGTATGTAGAGCCTTCAAACTGGTAATATGTTTCCCCGGCTTCTTTGGCGATTTCCATTGAACGCTCAAGAGAATAAAAGTTCATCATCATAAAGAAAGTGTTCGCGAAGTCCCTCGCTTCCTCACTTTCGTAGGCAATACCATTTTGAGCTAAGAAACCGTGCAGATTCATTGCTCCAAGCCCAACTGACCTCATAAGCTTATTTGCCTTAGCAACTGCTGGAGCATTTGTAATATTGGTTTTATTCGATACATGAGTCAATGCATCAATAGCTAATTTAACTGTATTCTTAATTGAATCGTTCTTCATGACGTTGAAGATATTGATCGAGCCTAGATTACATGAAATGTCCAAGCCAATATCGTCCTCTTCTCCGTAATCGGTGTAAGACGATACTTGGGAAGCCTGAAGGACTTCTGAACAGTTACCAGTTACAATTCCATTAAAAATTAGAGAATGATAATCTTCTTGTGTTGTGTCATAGACATCCTCTACCCCATCTTTTTCAATGCTGATAATTTCGGCTGTGAAATCATGTTTTGGCTTTCGTGATTTTGCTTGCAATTTTTCAGTCAACATGTTGAATTTGTACTTATCATATTCTTTCAAATTAACAATGCTCATGAACAATTCTCTCGACGCTCTGTCCTGAATACTAAGCTTGTGAGTTGGTTTAACTTTGTATAATTTGGAACCGCCCCGGCCATCAGGGAGAAGCTCCTGTGAGCGTTTGTTATTGGTATAAATGGTTGTATATACTCCCATATTAATGAGTAACTTTTGCACATCTTGCAAACTCTCAAAATCAACTGATGTTAATTCAATTGTTAGTGCCTTCGCTTTATAATTGGCATTTACACAACCATCCGTTTGAAACAATCCAGACAAATAAGCTGCTTGTGTTTCCTTGTCAGCTTGATATAAGAACTCTGGAACTCTTGTTTTTGTATCTTTTGTCATTCCATATTTATTTAAAATGTCAAAGAGCACTGTACTAGACATAAATAATAAATCTTGTTTCTCTGGATCAGCAACATTAAATTTTGGAGTAAAAGAAGTGTTGTGCTTATAAACACGATTAATTTTATGTCTATTAATTACAAGATGAACACTCTCTTTAACCTTTTGTTCCAACACCTTTTTATTGTCATATAAATAAATCTTCGCTGTCTTATCTGTTATGGTTCCATCCCCAGCTATAATCCCCATGATATATGCGAGATCAGGTTCATGAATATTCCCATATGCCCCTTCACCTGACTGAATCAGTAGTTTGTCCCCCGGAACAAGTTGGTTAAGCTGAAGTTTCTGTATTTCGTTATTTCGTTTAACATAAAACTTGTGCCACTCTGTTGCTCTGATTTCAAATCCTTGCTTAGTTTTAACTTTAAAAACACCTGCGTCCTTTTTAGTTAGCTGCATAGGTATCGCATTCACAATTGAAGTCCCTTTGCAATCCTTGTCAAACCGTTTTGTCCGATTGTCAATAACGACCCTTAAATCTTTTTGACTTTTATAAAGATCTGAGGCTTTTTCGTACCCATTTTCGGTTAAAAGAAGAGTATCTCCCGTCACACACAAGTTAGAAAATTTAACCTTCGAAACATGACTGTTCGCGTGGAATCGATTTACATTGTCGGCAAACATCAGGTAAGGATACCCTGACTCTGATCGTAACAATGCAAGCTTTTCTAATAGTTTACGAGCATTCGCTTTTTTCTTTCTGACATTTGGGTTTTCGACCAGTTTGTCATACATTTTTGCAATGTCCATTTCGTCTAAATGTTGTCCGTATTCTTTATAAACTGAATAGGGATAAAACATGTAGAAGTCCTTGTCTTCCCTAGCAAGTTCAATAAATTTATCTGGAATAACTACGCCAATTGATAAGGTTTTTGCCCTAACATCCTCATCTACTGAGATTTTTTTCGTATCAAGGAAATCATTGATGTCAGGGTGAAATACGTTAAGATAAGCAGCTCCTGATCCTTGTCTTTGCAGACTATTCGGACGTGTTCGCTACACACGCCCCGCCTTTCGGCCGCTCCATGTTACCACGAAGATTAGACTATATCTTCATCCCATTGGGATGCCTCCTGTTTCGGCTACCAATCGCTTGTAGCCTACGCCTTCCGGCTAGTCGTTGCACGTTCAAGACGTTTTATCAAGGTGTTTCCACCTTGACAAATTTTATCGACAATTGATTTACTCGCATATGGGTGAGCTTTTCTTACCTCAGAAATAGTCATACCGTTTTGAAAATCTTTTAAAATTGATAGGGCCTGTTTTTCAGTAATTGTAGCATTTGGGCTCTTTTCACCAACACGAATCAAGCCATGTTTTAAGGCGTGTTGAGCATTTCCTTTTTCTGTCACCCATTCAAGATTATTAATACTTGGATTTGACTTATCTCCGTCAATATGATTAACTTGCGGTAAATTATTCGGGTTAGGTATGAAATGAAGAGCTACTAAACGGTGAACACGTCTGTCAACAGCTTTACCGTTTTTGTTAAGAGTCACTTTAACGTAGCCCTCACGATCAATTTTCGTTTTAACTAAGGTCATGCGTTTTAGATTGACTACTCGGCTGTGATTTGTGACCCCGTAGTTGGGAAGCTCTTGTATTGGGACTAATATTTCTCCCTCTCTTTTCATGAAAGGTATTTGTGTCTTTCGTAATCCCATTTTAATTACTCGATGATTAATTGCTTCCCGCGATACACCCAAAACCTCACCAATTTCTCTTGCGCTCATTATGTAATAATTTTTGCGAATAAATTCCTCATCGATATCTAATTTGTTGTGTGGCCGTCTTGCTTCGCTCATGATCGTCCCCCTTTATTTTGGTATGAATTTGACCCAAACCCGTATTTTGGGGAGTTCCCATGAATTAAAGAGGTTTTCGATCGCCATTGCTGACGAAAGGGGCCAAATTAACCCATCTGGTCTGCATACCGAAAAGCGTTATCGAGCAGTTTCATTACACCTACAACGCCTTTTGTAGCATTCTCAACTTTTTTAATTGGCTCACCTTTTGCTCGAATCTTGCTCAGATTAAGTGCAACACCACCACCAAGTTTAGATAACTGCATTGAAATATCAACTGCTCTAGAAATGTCATTCAATGAATCATTAACTTCGAGTAAGAAGCAGCTAACCATTTCACCTCTTCTTTTTCGTCCTGCATTAAGAAAAGTAGGTGTTGATGGTTGATATTCCTGTTTCATCATAAGTGAAGTGAATTCTTTTGCTTTTTCAGCATCTCCATTGGCGAAAAACAAAGCAACAATACTCACTCGATCTTCATATCGTTCAAGAATTTTCGTTTTATCGTTTGTCTTCAAGGCATAGTCATTGTAAAACTTGAATGCACTCATGAATGAAGGGAATCTGAATTTGAAGCTATACGCCAATTTGAACACTTCTTTAATCTGTGCAAAGGTATATTTGCTTAAAAACTCTTCTTCGTAATAATCATTCTCTAAAAGATAGTCCAGTTTTTCTTTGAGATCGTGAAAGAAGACAGTGTTTTGATTAACATAGTCAACAAAATAACTGTGTACAGCTTCCCTGTCCTTCTCGAATTGAAACTTCCCGTCTTTTTGAATCATAATTTCGTTATTCAGTTGAACCCACTTTGGCACCTGATTGATTACTGTCAATAAACTTAACCTCCTGTATTAACTTGTCCAAGTCTGAATCTGATCCACTTAATTCAAACTTAAGAAGTACTGGTACTTGATAGTGTTGTGAGAGTTTATCTGCCGCCGCAGCATAATAGCTACCCCAATTTCGATTCCCGCTTGAACAAACCCCGTACAAAAAATCTTTATTATTATGTATAAACTTCTGAGTTTTTTCAGGAATTTGCCCGAATTTAATTGTGTATGTAATATGTATGAATGGCTCATCAACCTTTAAATCCTCAGTGATTTCCATAGTTTTAATTTGCATTTTTTGCTCAAGCTTTCTTACAAATCTTCTAACATTACCTGTCATGCTTTCATATGTAACAAGCATTATTCGTTTATACTTCCTGAAACAAATTTCTCTGTGATTTCTTCTGCTTGATTTTCCGCAGAAAACCCGGTGCTTGCCTCTTCTAAATTAATTGCAGCCATTTCTTGATATCCTTTTGCCATTGACTCGTATAATGAAGCATCCTTAAATTGTTTGACTTCGACATATTTGTTCCTGTAGCTTTTAGGTACTACGTATTGCTCTCCTTTTGGATTGGTGGCCACAAGCTCTCCCACTGCAACAGGGACAGAATAGCCTTCCGGTGTATGTATTGTCATATTACTTTTAGCTTCTTCAATGCTCACAAGTTGATCTTTTTTCACATACAGTTTTTTAGCAGCACCCATAACTCTTCCTCCTTAGATTACTTTTAATTAGTATATAAAATTATGATTTTATTTAATTTTGGGATGCTCTATTTGCTTCTAATGTAGCTACAAAGCTGTCATCAAACACTCTTTTGGTGTTCACATGATTATCCAATGGCTCAACTGTTGCTTGCATTCTTCTCCCTTCCCCTTCAATCTTCGCAGCAAATTTTTCTGCAGCTTCTAAATCAGTAAATGTGACATCTTCTCCTGTAACAAAATTGTTGTATACTTCTCCGTTAGCTGTTTCTCCATCAGGTTTAACTACAACCACCCATTTTTCCATTATATATCATCCTTTTAATTTATTTAGATTAAAATCCAATCACCATTCTTGATATACTCGTCAACGTTAGACTTTGTATAAATAAAAGCTTCGTCATACATGTTGTTAGTCACATCATACAAGTCAGCGTTACCCCTTCTTTTTGCCTCGAATACAACTCTACTGAAGTCGGCGTCAGATCTTGATTGTATTTTTTCAGAGAGTTTAAATTTGAAATGGTTTAAATTCGTTGTTTCTTTAATTTCTTTCACTTCATGTGGTACTCCACTTTCTTCTTGAGCAAACACAGCGTCATTATGAGCCTCGATAGCATCGTCATAAGTGTTAACAAGTGATCCCATACAATAAAGTCCATATTTTTTATCCATTATCATCATCCTTTGAATTTATTTTCATCTTTTAAAGTAAACTTCCGTCCATGATCAAAACTCTTTCCTCATCACTTTGAAGCTCTTCGAGAACATCCGATATTGGAGATAGCTCTTGATCTTCTGTTACTGTACGACTGTGTTTAACTGCAGCATATAGCATGCCCACTTCTTTAATCGCATCACTTAAGTGTCCATCATCATCTGCAACTGCTTCTGTGTAAAGCTTCAATGCTCTTTCTTTTGTATTTGCTTTAATTAATGCGTAGTATGGGTCACACACCTCAAAGAATTTCATCTTATTGCATCATCTCCTAATTTATTTTTGTGAACCTATTTATCTCTTTTCCATCAACAACAACTTTTCCAAAGAACATGTCCTTAGGCCTTGCCCACAGAATGCCATCCATGTCTTCATATGTAACAAGCTTCTCTTCTGTCTCAGTATGAATGACCTCTCCAATAACCTTATATAGACCACCTTTATAGTGTTTAAACCGACAACCGATTACATTATATGTGTCTATTGTAGCTTTCCTCCTTAAACTTCCTCTAAATGCAACACAAGAACATTTTTATATGGATCTAATTGAATCTCATCCCTTGCTTCTTCACCATCAATCCTGAAGTTAACTGGTGTGTCGCCGTAAAAATCAAGTTGATCTTGTAATGCTTTAATTACATCACTTACTTTTGGGTTAATTAACTTGCCATCAATCTCATCATAAGCCACAGGCTTTCCTCCTCTCCCTTTTAAATCATCCTTTTAATTAGTTTAGTTTAAGAAATAGTTATATTACACGGTTCTTGAACTTCAAATTCCAATCTGGTTACTTTTTTTGCTAAATGAACATCTCTTTTAAATTTAACTGGAATAACCGAAGGCCTTTCCACTTCATTCCTGCTTACATTTAAGAATAGTTTCTTATCTAAATAATTATAGAGAGTGTGATAATCAATAGCTTCTTCATTTGTTTCTAAGAAAATATGCTGATTTTCCTCATACATCTCACAATTTTCGAATTCCATGATTCCGATTCTGTCATTAGGTAAATATTTATTTTCAATGACTCTGTACAGTTCTACATTTTTGATTTTCATTTTTTTAAAACCCCTTTATTATTTTTTTAAATAAAAAACTTTTATTTAAAAAATGTGCGCTCTTTAAAACTTGACCAGTTAATTAATAAACGGCCGTCAATTAGAGCCTCTAAATTGCTATTTAAATTTTCAGAAGGAATCCCCCAAACCATTTTTCCTTTTATGTAGATTGCTAACCCTTCATTTTTGCAGTTCTCTTCTGTTTCCTTGTCACTCCTCTTCTCTTTTTTAGGTTCGGTTTTAATACTAAAACCACTTGTCAAAGCAGCGTAATATTCAACACGATTTTTTTCTGAATCTCGGACGAAATCAACAATAGTTGCAATTTGTTTTTGTGTCTTCTTTTCATATTTATTACTGTGTTTATAGTGACAAAGCAAGTTCTCAAATTTGTAAAGTTCCTCTTCCCCAATTGTCTCAACCAATTCCTTCAAAGCTTTGCCTACCTCATTTGGTAATTCTACTCTCTTCATAAATAAAAACATCTCCTTTTATTATCTTCTCATGCTTACACTGCCACCCGCGTCTACACTTCCGCCTACAGTTCCACAACGGACACTTCCCCCAGCATCTACATTCCCTTTAACATTGCCACAATTTACACTTCCTCCTGAATCAACATCACCTAAGACGTCACCTCTCACTTCAACAGAAGCATCAGAGTAAACTTTAACTGGGCTGCCTTCGATTTTAACCTTAACCACTCCAGATACAGAGCTCTCTACAGCCTTCCCATCAATAAGAACTTCGTTATTGGTTATCGTAATGCTATTTCCTTCATATGTAACCCCATTAATATTGACCTTACCGTTACCGCTAATGAATGTGCTTGTTTTACCTCTACTGAATAAATTCAAAAATCTCACCTCCTTAAAATCAAACATCCGCTTCTGCTATGATTTTGATTGCTTTAATGAACAAGTCCAGTACTGCTAAGCAAAAAAGCAAGTCCTTGATAAAGAATATTGATACACCTCCCTTTATTAAATCAAACCGATAATCAATAACAATGCTGCTGTTATAAATGATAATCCAGCCAATAATGCTATAATCGTATGTACATTAGAGTGAAACCTTCTTCTCTCTTCATCCAAAGAGATAATCCCAATCAGAATACAACCAATGATTTCAAGAATATTGATAGCTAACTGCATTGCTTTTATCTTCTCCTATATCTATTTTGTCACAACGTGCGCTTGCCTAGGAAATTACAAGAGGAATATCCCCACGCTCTATTACAAATTATCTTTTTAATTAGTTTTATGGGGATAATTACGACCTATATGATTTAATGTTTTCTTAATATTCATCCCTCGGCATTCGTTTTTAACCTTGTAAAATATTTCATCACCACACTTCTTACAACAGTTGATTTCAATTCTGTCTTCTTCTGTTTTAACTTTCTCTTCAGATACCCTTACACATAACGGTTGTGCGGTGTATCCTTTGCAGATATCACATATGTAGTTCATTATTCAACCTCTAAAATCACGTTTTAATTATATCCTTTTAATTTGTTTATGTAAATAAGAATTCACCAAATTTCATTTTTAATTTCTTTGATTTTCATAAGAGAAAAAATCAAATCTTCCTCTACTCGTTTCCATGCTCTTCTTTCTTCATGTGTAAATGTATTCTCCAAATATGTATACAGCTTATCAAGCCGATCTTCAATCAAATCTAAGTGATCAACTATGAATTTATAAGGATGGCTAATGTTTCTTCCCTCCGATCAGTATGTATGGATAATCCAACTATTCACCAGCTTGTGATCATATGTGCGCTCTTGAATCTCACAATTGAACGCTCTTCGTTTGTTTATGTATGCAATTGCTTTCTTTTTAGTCGGGAATTTAAGATTAACCCTTGTCCCGTTCCACAATACTCTAAAATAATTCTCCCCCAAATTCACTTACCTTTCTCTGTTTAAATTTGATATTTTATTCAGTTTCACAAACACTTCACACATTACTAAATTTTTACATGCTATACTAGACTTGTAACACAATCAAAACCTAGGGGGTAAATCTTATGAAAAAGTTTTACAAAGGATTGATTGTTTCAGCATTATCTATTTCTTCATTGGCTCTTCCAGCGTTAGCAAATCAAGCATCTGCCCATGAACCAGCACAAATTAAACAAGTTGTAAAACCTGCCGATGCCATTGCAACAGTGGATTTTCATATGCTAAGGAATTCTAATGTTTTGTTGTTAAATGGCTATACAAGATGGGAAATAGTTTCTGGCAGCCATCTTATCAGCATAAGTCCTGGTGGTGTTGTGTCTTCCCATTCTTCACTCGGTACAGCATTGGTTTATGCTTATGATATCAATGATAACTATGTGATTTATAAGATTACTGTAGAACCTCGATAAATTCTTGGTAGAAGGAGTGATTATTCACTCCTTTTTATGCGCCTAATTACAAAGTTAATAACGTCATCCTGAGACAAATAAGCCGTGTCAATCTCGATGATCTTCATACTTCCATTTTTAAACCAATCAATATATTCTTTTAATTTGTTTATGTATTTATAATAAGCATCTTGTTGCTTTAATGACTCCTCTACACTTTCTTCCACTTGTCCAAACTGAATCTTATCTCTGTTTAGTCTTTCTTTTAAAACTTCCTTATTAGATACCGTAAAAAAGAAAATATAAATATCATCATCCAGTGTGGGCAGCAGTTGGCAAAGGCTCTTAAATTTTTGATGAAAATCATATTCCTTATATAGGGATGAAAACACCATCTCCGTTGGGAAGAAACGATCCAATATTGTTGTATAATCGCTCACTCTCGCCTTCCATTTGTATAAGAGGTCGAATATTCCTTCGTAATAATTTGATATCTTAGCAAGTCCCTCATCACCATCTTCGTGAAAGCCTGTTGGGTTAATCAATGTACTGTGCTTTAACCGCTGCCTTAGCCTATACGCGACTGAAGACTTTCCAGTCCCCCTAGCTCCCTCTAAAATTATCAGCATTCATCCACCTTCCCTCTGACTTTGTGCCATCCCAACACTTCATAAGATCCATCTTCATATTGAACTTCTACTTGATGATATCGTTCATCCACTGTTTTTACAGTTGCTTTTTCACCAGAGAGATTAACAATAACCTTCTCGTCGACTTTATACACCCCAATCAACTCCTTTTAATTACTGCAATAAGATAAGATCTTTATCTTCAAAATCATATTCTTCATAACCGATACCATCAAACTCAATACCCACTATTTTATTCTCATAATCTATGTAAGAAACAATGCCTGTCCCCATTTCATCTACAAAAGCCTTTTGATTCAATCTCAATATGTATCACTCACTTTATGTATTAAATTCAATTCTGATTCTTTGTATCTCCCAATCTCACCGTTGTAATGAAGCACATCATAATCATATTGCCAGCTGTTTACTTTATCAATAATAACGCCCTTAAGTCCTACAAATGAAGGCATCCCATACTTTGCGTTACTATTAATCTCTACTTCATCGTTCAAATTGTAAGTCCAATACTTTGGCAATCAATCAGCTCCCTTTTGTAATGATACTCACATCAACATTTCTTCGACCAAAGTCTCTTGCGATTGATTCTGATTGAACCAGAAGATCGATTCGATTCCCTTTAATATCACCTCCTGTATCTATAGCATAAGCCTCAAACGAATCGTTATTATAAGATACCTTCACTAAAGAGTGCAGAGGAATTACAGATGGATCAACTGCAATCACTCTTTTCCCTTTATAGTAAATTGTATTTGACACGTCATAGCCTGTTTTAGTTGTCCCTATACAGCCAGTATCGCAAAATGGAACATAAGCCGTGGCCTCCATTTTAATGGCTTGATTTTGTTCGTGAGGCCTCTTTTGAGTCTTTTGCTTGGGTTTGAAAGAAACTTTCCTCTTTGTATTTTCTTTTAATTTGCTTTTTGGTTTATTTTTTTTAACTTCTTCTACTTTAATATGTAAATACTTATCTTGTGCCTTTTCAATAATCTCTTGGCGAGTCTCTAAATGAGGCAGCACCTGCCTTTCAAACTTCACTTCACGAATGAAGTCTGGCTTTTTATAAAATGGCTCTTTTATTGAAACTTTCTTTTGCTGCTGGATGTGTTCCTCTATCATCTTATAGCCTAATGTTGATCCCACCCCCAATAGAAAGATTACAGAATAGATCTGCAACTCTTTGTATTTATTATATACTTTTAATTTGTTTGAGTCTATCAGTTTTTTGAAAATTTCCATCACATCCGTATTATAATTGCTTTCTTTCTGAGGTTAAGATTAAATTTCCTTCCGCGTCTACACCTTCGATTTTACACACCGTATGCTGATAGACACTATTCTTATATGTCTTAGGGATAAAATTGTTTCCTCTTCTAAAGCCAGTAAACATTAACAGTGTGCCTCTTGTATACCAGGACTTTTCAACAACTTCTTTCTTTCCGTTTATGTTTCGTGAAATTTGTTTATTGTAATGACTGAAGCTCCCAGCCCACTGTTTGACTGTAACAACTCCTGTTGGTGTTAACAATGTAATTGTGTGTTTGTTTTTATCTCGATCAAGAGCTGTACCTATAATTCTATGAGTTTCATATTCATAAAGCTCTTTTCCTCTCCACTTGTATGGTCGACCTTTTACTGGTTCATCGGGCAGTTTATGAAAATCAACGATGCTGTACTTTGAAAAATTCACATTGCTTAACTCATGATCGTGATAATAATAACTAAGTGAGTCCATCTCCCATTTTCCATATGAGCCGTTTGCGTACTTTTCCCATTCTTGTCTAAATAGACAATCATTTAGCTTTTTTAAAGGCTCTTGGGTTCCAATCCAATTTTTCAATTTCAGCATTTTTCTGTCGTATTCCTTTTTAAATGCCTTTTCAGATATCACAAGATTACCGTTATGTACATCAACTATGCCACTTTCATCAAAGTGTTCATTATAGAAAGTAGATGCTATATCATCAAGCAGCAATAATTTGTCTTTTGGTGAATCGACCTTTTTAAAAACTCTCTTGCTAATATAATCTTTGAAACGAAAGAACCGTATTTCTAATGCAAAATCCCCTGGAACTAAATCATTTTCAATAAGCATCTTCAAATTGGACATGGTTAGCTTACTTTTAGGTTCGGAGATTAAAGAAATAAACGATTTCATTAAATCTTTTCTCTCTCCAAATGAATCAAGGCAGCCTCCCTTTATTAATTGAATGACCTGTCCTTTCTTTATGATACCGCTATAGTACATTCTCTCTAGAAAGTCCTCAAAATCAGTATAAGGTCTATTGCTGATAATTTGATGAACAACCTCGTCGCCGATACCGTTCATCCCCTTCATGCCAAAAATAATTGAGTTATTTTCAATATCAGCTTTAAAGCCAAATCCGGCCTTGTTGATATCAGGTAAATCAACTTTAATTCCCCGGCGTCGTATATTCCCTATTGCTGAAGCAACTTTACCGTAATCTGTTTTTTGTGTCTTCTTCTTTTTGTCTAGGTCATCAGATTCTTCTTCATTTTCGACTCCTCCGCTGTTCACAGTTAGACAGGCTGTATTCCAGTATAAAGGGTTATATCGATAGTTTAAGTTCAATTCCTGTAGAGCAATGATTGAATATGCCAAAGTATGAAGTAAACTAAAAGAATCTTTTACACCCTCGGTTTCCCGATATTTAAATAGGGGAATAGACTATATCTTCATCTACGCTTTTTTTGTAGTCTTGCTCATAAACCCATTTATAACCCGCAAACGAATTTCTATTTCCTTTACACACCTGAGAAATTGCACCATTGTCTGTTTTATTCAATACTTTATAAGCATCAGTAATACTACTAAAATAGTTTACAAAGTCTCCTTCTATTGTTAATTGTATTACCCCTCTGGAGTAAAACTTTACGCTCTTCGAGATATTGCTGACTTTTCGTTTGTCATTTGTATATCTCCATTGATAACCACAAGCCTGACTTCCTTCTTTGTTAATCAGTCCATTACAAATTGTTCTTACATCAATGTTAAGTGCTCGTGCTGCTTCGCTTTCTGACTTATATTCAGCAATTTTTTGTCCTGTTAGTGTATATTGAACTATCGGCTTTGGAATATTAGATAAGCCAGTGTCAAAACAATGACGCATATTCTCTTTCCCTGTTACCCATTCTAAGTTATTTTTGTGATTATTTTGTTTGTCACCATCTTTATGATTAACTTGTAAATTCTTATTTTCTTCGAGGAAGTACGTTGCAACTAATCTATGTGCATACATATAATATTTCTTACTTTGATGAACAATACAGTATTGAACATATCCACTTTTATTGTTTACTCTCGGCCTTAAAACCCCCTTTGTTTTCCATGATTTTTTTGTTATGTTTCTGCATCTGCCAGTGTTTGATATTTCATAAACTGTTTCTGTCCCATTTATATAAATTCTTTTCCATTCTTCCATCTTTATCACCTCCTTAAGCGTAGATGTGTGGCGCTTCGTAAGTAGGGATTTCACCTACTAACTACTCCCAAATGGGATAGTCGTTACACCTTCCTAGTAACCTAGGCTTGGCACGGTATTGTCATAGGATTTCTCCCTTAGAGTTCCACCGTTAGCATCCTTAGAAGAGGACACACCCTGCTTTTACAGGTTCACCACATACGGGCTATCATTTAACCCAAACTGTCTTTTAAATTGAACATTCCATACATAATTCAAAAGGTTATCTGACGCTCCAATTTCCTTCCCCTTTTTGAAGAATAATTTCTGAACCTCTTTTAATACGTCCTCTTTTTTCTTAGCTATGGATTTTCTTAAATAGTTTGATTCCTTAATATCGAACCCTGCTATTTCTTTATCCATTACCATTTGCATGACAACTTCTTGCGTGTCAGCAACCCCATAGATGTCTTTTAAATGCTTCTCAACTACCTTTATTGCATCATCACTTAGGCCGTATTTACGCATTTCCTCGTACCACAGTGACAAATTGTTTTTATATTTCACATAAGTGTCTACGGGTTGCTCTTCGCCATCTGACATGAGTCTCATTAAAGAATTTGTAACAGCAGCTTCAAGCAAATTTTTAGGTTGAACTTTTATTACTGCTTGATGGCCGACCTCCGTTGAAAACTGAAACAAATCCATTATTTCTCCATTCCCGGCCATTTCCCATAACCTTGCGTCTTCATACTCAAGCACATCAGGATGAATGTATTTGTTATACGTCTCTTTTAAAGAGCCCTGCCATTGAATTTCTTCGTTTTCGATCAATTGATCAAGAGTTACACGGATCTTATCTAATGCTTCAATCGTAAGAAGATCAAATTTTACAGATCCCATTGCTTCACTGTCACCCATATTGAATTGGGTAATATATGCCCCATTAGGAGTCTTCATCATTGCATTAGACTTTGTATACTTATCATTAAAAATAATTACCCCAGCAGCATGTGATGAGCGTTTATTGGTTAGTCCTTCGATTTTTAAAGCAGTTTCTTTAAGATTGGGATAGCGCTCAACTTCCCTAATAAATTCTTTAATTGGCTTTCTACCTGTTTCCGCGTCTCCATAAAAACAGTGTTTGAGAGGCCAGTTTGATCCCCTTTCAAATGGAATCATTTCACTTAGAAATTGTGATATGTCATTATCTATTCCCAATCCCCTACACGCAGTTTGAAGTGCCGATTTAGATCCTTCTGTCCCAAATGTAGCTATCTGCAGAACACGTTTTTCTCCAAATCTTTCGCGAAGTGCTTTGAGTATCTTTTCTCTTTTTGATCCTTCAGTGTCTATGTCAATATCCGGAAGATCCGGCCTCGATTTATGAATATGTCTCCAATGCGGCAAGTCGTATTGCATTGGATTAATCTGTGTATTATCAAGCAAGTAATTGATTAAGAATCCTGCTGCACTTCCTCTTGCGGCTCCAACTAAACTGTCTCCTCCACATTCATCATCCCAAATAATATTAATGATTTCCCTTACAGTTACATAGTAAGATGCCATCGATTGATTTAGCTTTTGACTGATCTCCCATAACTCACCCAATTCAACATTAATTCTGGATAGAATTTTATGAAATTCATCTCTTGTTAGATCATTTTTTAGAAGTTTATTTTCAAACCCGTCTTCAATAAGCTTTAATAAATACCTGTCTTGGTCATCCTTTGACTCCGACATTTTTCTTATGTATTCATACTTATCGTAGGCTGGTTTAAACAAATGCCTCAATTTGAAGTTTGGCAGTTCCATTTTAGGAATAATGGGCTCATGCTCAATCGTATAATCTTCAATCATTTCACCAATTAAAAGAGTGTTTTGAATTGCTTCTTCAACAATCTCTTTATCGATATAATTCATTCTTTCATGGATCTCATCTACATTTTGCACAAAACAAGCTTCATAAAATGAGTCAACTTCTCTTTCCCCGTCTTTGGCATTCAAGAATGCTTGGTGTATTGCTCTGTCTTCGGGTCTTAAATAGTGAGCATCAGTGGTTACTATTCTTTTTAAGCCATAGCCATCCGCTATCTGAACCAACTTTTTATTACAATAAATCTGCTCCTCACTCAAAGCAGGTTGCAACTCAATAAAAAATTTATCTTTCCCAAATACATCAATACACCAAGTAATAAACTGATGTATTTTTAATTTGTATTCTTTAATTAGTTCAGGATCTCCATCGTTCTTTTCAACTTCCATGATCTTCTGTAAGTAAATATTCACTTCCGACCCTAGACATGCCGTGGTTGCAATAATGTGACCAGGATCTTTCTTGAGAAGATCTTCCACGTCTTTTTTCACTGTAGGTACTCTTTCCATAGTTCCAGTGTAGAAAGAATTTTCCCATGCTTTAGATGATAAAATCCTTAGCTGTTCATGTCCTTTTTCATCAACAGCCAGCATTAAGAAGTGAGGAAATTTTGTTTTACCAGGCTGGTAGTTGTCTCTTACTTCTTCTAAAGAATCAACCAGATATGCTTCATTGCCAAGGATAAGCTTAAAATCTTGAGGCATTTCCCCCTCTTTTTTCATGCTTCGGACAGTCTGAATTGCTTCCAGATGCGCTGACAGAACTTCATGATCTGTTATAGCTAGTCCTTTATAATTCATTTCTAACGCTGTTTCAAGCAACCCTTTTACTGAATTGGTAGAATCCAGCAGCCTGATGTTGCTTTTACACGTATGACAATGACATCCAATCACAGCATTCCCTCCCATTTAAAAAACAAGCACTTTTTTCTTTGCTTTCACCACCTCCATCTCTTCGATTTCGATCTGAGGTGTTTCTTTACCCTTATATTCATTTACTTTAGCTCTTCCGATTACAGTAAGTACCAATCGATCTCCTCTATTGATGAGAGATTCATAGAATTCCTCATCACTTTTAAATTTCATGTATTCAATTCCGCCAACCTTGAACTTTACAGTATTCTTTGTTTTTTTCCCAATATGACTGATATCTTCTTTGTTTATTTCAATATCAGTAATAGCGAGCAACGGTTCCTCTACTTTGTATCCCCAATAGTCTTGGTAACTATTGATTAGCTTAATAAATCGTTCAGTGAGGTTGTCCGCAGCAATCTCAAAATCAACCTCATACTCATTTTGATTAATCACAATATCTTTCAATTTGTGATTAAGAATATCATTGACCTGAATTAAATTTTCTGGTGTTATGCTGAATCCAAATGCTTCAGCATGTCCTTCGACAAACTCGAATTTACCTGTTTCCTCTAAGAGCTGCTTGAAATTTTTAACTGCCCCTTTGTCGTATCCCCTTCCTGATCCTCCTAGAGTTCTATCTTCAAGTTCCCTAGCCAATAAAACTGGTCTTTTGTATTCAGCTGCTAACTGATTCGCAACAAGCCCTGTTAAGTTCTTGTTTAAAATTCCTTCAATATAAACTATTAAAATCTTATTTTTTAACAGTCCTTTTTCTTCAATCCGCTTCTCGATTTCCAATACCGCACTGTCAACCATTTTCTTTTGGCGCTGTTTAATATTCCCCAATACTCTAGCTGTATCCCAATGAATCGATACCAGTTCACCCTCATCTTTTCCACGTTTTTTGTAATATATCTCTTCATTAGATTCGAGCAGCGATCTCATCATCTGATCTTTCTCATCTTGGGAGCCTATACGAATTGCTGCATTAATTAGTGGGTTGATATAGAACTGTGTGTTCTGTATGTTCTTTTTCCCTTTGGTTGAGTACGCTTGTTTTATGAAAAGCTCTTTAATCAAAGGATTTCTTACCTTTTTGAGACCTTGATTCATGTAGTATCGCGTCTCTGGCTCCCTTGAATCTGCCGAATCCGCAATGTTCCCGACAGACACAAGATCTATAAATCGTTTTGCTTCATTTTTTCCGAGTTTTTCATCTAAAGCTTGGCAGAGCTTATATGCCATACCCGCACCAGTCAAAGCTTTATTTTTATACTTCGGTGAGAGCTGATTATTTACCACAATTGCATTTTTGGACTCCTTATCACACTCGTGGTGATCAATTACTATTACATCGATCCCTTTTTGCCTAAGGACGAGATGTTCTTCAAATTGATTAGAGCCTGCATCGGGTATTAAGACAAGATCCACGCCTTCAGGTATAGTTTCTAAAATTATCCCGTGTTGCTTTCCTTCATGCATTCTCCATTCAATATTGGCCTCAGGGAACACTCTCTTTATATAGTTAATAATAATAGAGCTTGAAGTAACTCCATCAACGTCACTGTCTACCTGAATAAAAATTCTAGCCTTTTTTCTGAGATGCTTTATTAAACATTCTGCTGCTTCATCAATATTAATTAGGTTAGAATAATGATTTACTGCGTCCTCAGATAAACTTAAAAAACCTTCAATATCTTCAATTCCTCTGTTCTTAAGTATGGTTTTTAAAGGAGAAAAACAAAAATCATTATTGCCAATTAATTTATATTTCAAAAACTATTCACCTTCTCTTGTTCCAATTTCAATTTTATTACTCATCAACTCCTCAAGAACTTCCTTCCCTTTGTCGGCTGGGCTGTCTTTATAATCAAGTAACCCTTTTGTATCCCAGAGAACATATACACGCATAAATGGCGTAAATTTTGCTGCTAATTTCAAAATTTTTTCTTCATAGTTTTTTAGCTTTTCTTTGTACTTATCGTTGCTTTCTCCTTCCTTAATCCCCCTAAATTTATCTAAGGCAATAAACACTTCGTCTACATCTAACGAAAGAAGAATGTCTCTATGGAAGTTTGAAATATTGTTTGAACAAACAGCGCAGGTAAAATTCAAATCCCCATAGAAATCCTGACATTTTAAAACTGATTTTTCCGATTCAAAAATCATTGCTTTTTTCAAGCGTTTAATTGCTTTTTGTGTTTTATGTAGTCCATACAGGTTCATTACTGTTTGATGATTGTACATCATATTCCCAACGGTTAACGGCATATATTTTCGTCCATTGTCTATGTCTTCTTGAATCATTGAGCGTCTTCTTATGCCGATTAGCCTTCCAGCGATATCTCTATGAGGAATAACAATTCCTTCCTCCCGATTTCGAAAATAGTACCCGATTTCGAAATCTGTAATAGTTTCATGGCTAATCCCTTCATTAAGCCAGGCCTCATGGGGATATTTCATAAAAACATCCAAGACATTTTCACTGTATGCTGGCAGCCTTGTTTCAATTTTCTTTCGTTTTTTGAACTTGGAAATCCAATCCCAATCGTCAACAATATGTTCATTTTTAGTTGAAGAAGTAAAGCCCAGTCCAAAAGTTTTGCCTGACACATTAACCACAAATTCAATCGCTTGTATAAATGTGAAAGAAATCCCTTGCTGCTTTTTAGCCCTGATTACCAGCTCATAAATATCAAAAGTGTCCCCACATTCTGTATAACAGTGAAACAGCTGTTTTTCATGGTAGTAATAAAGCTTAAAACTCCCCTTTGTTTTATTGTGGCAGACTGTTCTGTAGATTGGATTTCCGCTGTTATCTATTTTATATGTCTCACTGCCAAGTTCTTGCAAAATCTTATGTATGTCTTTAATTGATAAACTTTCTTTTAATTTATCTTTGTCATATCTCAAAGGGCTTTACACCCCACTACCCTGCTTTTATAATTAATTTCTCGATTTGGATTAATTTATTGTCCACATCTGTGACAAAGCAATCTTTTATTCTCATGGTACCCATATTAATATGTGAAAAGACTTTGACTTTATCGTGTTCATTCCCTCTGTTTTTAAACACATGAGTAACGAAGTTAGGCTCCGGATAGAAGCCAGATTCTAAGATGGCGCCAATAGCATCTTTTTCTTTTTTACTTAATGGCAAAACAATCATTGCAGCATCAGTTTTATCGGCAATCGCTTTACTCCCTCTTAAATATGTAGCATCAATTTGAAGCCCTCTTAGCCATGCATCTTTCCAATCACCATTTAACTGTGTTGCGCTCATCATATAGATGTCGTACTTGTTGCAAAGTCCCTTAAGCTTATCCGACATAAGTAATAATATTTGATCTTCTCTTAAATTAACCCCGCTTTTCTTACTCATTTCAGCAAAAATCGTTACTGAGGAATGAATATAATCAAAATAAACGTATTCGACTTCATTTCTGATTACGTTTTTTTCAATTGTTCTCTCTATCTCTTTAATATTGAAATCTGGTAAATGCTCAAACCAAATAGGCGACTCCTTCAACACCTTGGCAGCTTTTTTTACACGCGTTTTTTCATCTTCTGTAGTGGTGTTTCTAAGTATTTTTTTTTCTTCAACTCCACTGATATATGCCAAAGCTAAACTTTGCAGTTCTTCAGAAATCATTTCAGTAGAAATAACTACCGACTTTTCTTGAAAATCGTTTTTAACCCATTTGTTCTGCTTTAAATCATATAATTCAGTTGCGCTAAGCCTGCAAGCATCAGCCACCATATTACGGGTTTTTCCTCCACCAGTCATGCTTGACCTCAAATAAAATTTCTTTTTCCTAGAACCGCGAAAAATAGATGTTAACATCTCACTGTTCATAGGAACTCCAATGTCCGGTGAATCTTCAAGTCGTTTGAGTAGCTCCTCTACTCCCTCTCCGCCTTGAATTCCAATGCTTTCAGGGTTTGTGCTAAACTTCTCTTTAATATCAACAATTTTCATTTCATAAAAGGAAAGAATATCTTCGATAGATGTTTTGTCGAATCTCTCTTTCATGGCTTCTTGTTCTTTGGGATCAATTATGGACTCATCGTATATTTCATCAATATTAAAGCCTAAGCCGACCATCTCTCTCAAAAGGCTAAATTTTTTCAGCCTTGTGTAATAATAATCAAAGTTTTCGACTACAGCTAACTTTTGAATTTGCTCGACATAATCATGTCCGTTGTTTTCATTGAAAATTTTGTATTGTATATCGAAATCTCTAAGATAGCCATCAATTTCAATTTCATTAATAACTTCTGTTCCCTGGTGAAATAAGTTATACATCGCAAAAAAAAGAATTGAATGAAAGCGTTCAGGGAAATCGTTTGCTGTAATTTGATATTTGTTGCTGTCTGATAAAAGAGAGGGCTCCTTTAATATACTGCCTAACACTTGAATAATTGCTTTCTTATCTTGTAGCAATTGAACTCCCCCTTCTACAAAGTAGATATATCAACAATCTTTATATTTTTTCTATTTTGTTTTTTTATCACAACAATTCTTTCTTTTGGTTTATGTTTTTTTGCTTTTTCAACTGATTCTTTAATCGCCTTTTTCTGAAGATAATCCGCTTTTGCTTCTTCATAAATGAATGGGACTATTCCCAATCCATCTCCTTCACGGACAGGATTCCCCAGCGTTTCATGAAAGTACCTTAAAGCTAATTCTATACCTTTTAATTTGTATTTGTATTCTTCCTGGAATTCTTTAATCTGCTTTAACATCATTCCAGTTGGTGCATCAATCTTATATAGTTCACATATGTATTTAATTAACTCTTTTCGATGTTCTGCTTCCATCTTCCAAGTATCAAAACAATGCTGGTGATAATATCTTTTTTTATAAGGGATTGCATCATCTTTGTCTAAATAAGTTTCGCAGTATGGACATTTAACTCGACGTGCCATATACCCACCTCTTTAAAATAATGAGGGAGATAGACTCCCTCGCGCCTTAATTTTCAAGAAGGTCTTTAAGATCGTCTAAAATAACTGACATTACATCTGTCTGTTTTTTCGTACATTCTGTTACCCTCGCCCCTTGACCGAGATGCTTTTCGGTTACCTCATTTACTTCCTCAAGTCTGCCTTCTTCACTTAGCTTTGTGCCGATTTCGATTATCTGCTCCATTAATTGGTCATAGTCCAATTTCTCTGATGAGTTCTTTTGCTTCTGTTCTTCATATGTAACGGCCTGAATTCCTTCTGCTTCTTCTTGTCGTTTAATTGCTTCGATAACAGCCTTTTCAAGGTTCTCAGCAGTAAACTCCTCAATGTATGTATCAATATAATCAAAACGGCTACGAGCAAAAAATTTCTTTGTTTCAGCTAACCAAGCGCTAGATTTAATTACCCTATTATCTTCATCCACACCATTTGAGCTAAGGAATAAGACTATATCGCTATTATCGATTACTGGTGCGAGCACTCGCTTATCCCCTTTAGGAATGATTTTTCCATCCTTATCTTCGATTGCGTGAGCAATAAAGACAACAGTAAATCCTACATTTAAGAGTTTGTTAATTTCCTCCCAGATTTCGGTTTCATACTCTTTCCATAAGCCAAATCCATCGTTTCCATCCTTAATTCGATCAACATCATATTGGTCACATACATATCTCGTAGCATATTTTGAGAAAGCATCAACTTCATCAACAATTATGGTTTGATAAGCTTCTTTAGCCTTTTCGGGATTTTTTGTGAGCTGCTTGTTCACTTTTTTGAAATCTCCCCAGCTATTAATCGGCATGAAAGGGACTCCAGCAATTGCATTCAATCCTTTTTCAAATGGAAGATAGAGTGGCTTTTTCATTCTGGTACTTTGTTTTGTTTTTCCTAAGTTGTTAGATCCATATATCGTAATAACTTTTCCTTCAAGTCCTTTTGCTACTACAGAAATCTGAGGGTTAAAAATGTCTATTGTCATTTATATTCTCCTTTTAATTATTTTTATATTGCTTTCTTAATATCCATTAATTATTAAAATGGCAAACCACCATCTTCAAAGATCGATTGAGAAGAACCTGTGACTGCTTTCCCTCCGAATCCAGTTTTCTTCTCATTTTTATTGCTTTTCTGAGTGTCATTCTTCATTTCCTCTAGTTTAAGCTCTCTCTCAGTCAATGCTGCTTTAACTGCTGCTTCGTCAAAAGCTGCTTTATCGTCTTCGTCATATGGTTCAAAGCCACCTGTAATTAAGAATTCACGCTTTGTGTTATATGTAATGTTTTCTTTGTCTATTCCAAATGCTGATTCTTGAACGGTCACTTTCACTTCTTTAAAATTAATGATATCCCCGAATACTTTAACGGTGTTCCCCTTTTCGTAATTCTTTTCTACGTAATCAGAGCCCTCTTTTGTTACCGCAAATGTAAAGGGGATAATTTTTCCTCCATATAAAGGAATGTATCCTTCCAATAGAACTCTTCCCGTTTCCTCCCCTTTCACCTTTTCTTCTTTAACCCCTTTTACAAATAATTCAACTTCAAACTTTGCTCTCGGATTGTATTCTTCATCTGATTTTAAGCGGTTAACAAAGTTAGTGGATAATTGCGGGTATGACTTTAAATTGTCTTGGACATAATATTCATTCAGTCCAATTTTCCCTTGTGTTATTCTTACTTTGTCAGCTTCTTCTTTGCCATGAGTAGCTACAGACTTATAGTCATTAATTATTGTTTTATAACCCTTAGCAATCCCATTTTCTGAGCCGTCTTCTTTTTTATACTTTGACATTCCAGTGACAGTATGTACTTCGTTTGGAGCTGTTTCGATATCTAGTTCAATATTTAGCCCTTCTCCACTTTTCCATTCGTTGTGACGAACTTCTAGAAGCAATCCCTCTAAAACTACTTTGTTTTCTGCTTCACGCAATACTGTTTGATTTTCTGACATTTCACAACACTCCTTTTTGTTCTTTTAATTGATGTATAATTGAATCAATAGACGCAAGGTTATTCAGATCTCATATGTATGTACTACCTTGTAGCGGAATGCTTTCTGTAATACTTTATGTCTTTGATACCTAAAGCTTTTGATAATTCTATGTATCTTTTCTTCGAAAATCTTGGTCTCTTATGGTTTACAATTTTAGTCACCTTGCCATTTCTAACAGTGATATGAAGATCATGATACATGTAAACCTTAGAAAAGAGCCCGCTACTCAATACCCTCTCTGGAGCCTCAGCTAGTACTAAGTTAACATTCCGAGTGAGCTTTGCTCTTGCCTGATCTTCACTTATGTTTTTGTTCCCCTTGACGCACTCCCTGTAATAATTTAAAGCGTCTTCTGACACCTTCAGCATTTTCATATAATCACCTCTTTCTCATCAATATGTTTTAATTATATACTTTTAATTTGTTTTTGTCTATTGTTATTTCAAACATTTTTTTAATAAAAGGTTAGTTTTAATCAAATCCTAAATATCTTTATTTTCGGGGCATTTTCTAATAAGACTTTTGAATCTTTATAAATCTTGAAGCTTAATTTATAATTATAAAAAAAGTAAGAAAGGGTATTTCATGGGTGTTTTTAAAAAAATCATTATTGGCTTTTTGCTTTGCCATGTAATTTTGTTAACCTTGTTGTACTTCAACCTTTATATTATTGGAGCATTTGATGATTGGAATAATACTTTTATCTATGCAGCAATTATCTTTTCCTACATTCCAGCAATGGCATTAATCGAATATTTTACACTTAGCTATATAATTCGGCGTTTAAATTTTAATTTTATTTTTTTCGCCGCATTGGTTTCTTTTTTAACTGCATTAGTCAACAGCATTTTCGTTTATTTTCAATCTAATGAAATCTATATGACTATCATTACTGCTATAAGCACATTAATAATGAGTTCTTTTCTGTCTTTTATGGAAAAAAAAGAAGCGCGCTGAATATATATCAGTGCGCTTTAATTTTTTATGGTTTAATATCAATGTTCATTTTAGCTGAAGGCATTGGTGGGAATAGATATTCGAACCCCTTGTTACTTGCCTTAAAAAGCGTAATCATCGCATCAGAATATGGGATATATGCATACATTTCATGACTAGGTGCTTGGTCTCTTGTTCCACTTACCGTAATACGACCGCTCTTATATATAACTACTCCGGCCGTATAATCTATTGCAGGAGTTGTCCAGCCAAAGTCGTTAAAGCCAACTGTAGCAGCATGTTTAATAACAAAGTAATTCATGCTTTTATCTTTTTTCCCTTGGGTGAAAGTAATATTTTTATCCGTTGGCTTTTGTTGCTTTTTGAAATTACCATCCTTGTCGTATAATCTAGTATAGTTTACGTCTTTTCTGAAATAAGTACTTGATCCACTGCTGGTAAATCTCGCAACTGCCTCAGTTTGAGTTCGATGTGATCCCCCAGAAAAACTAAAGGATCTATTGTCTCCACCAAATTTATCTCCGCCAATCCAGCCACTAAAAATGGATGCAGCAGGTGCATACTTAGTTGGAATGAATGTGCGATATTTAATACCCATTTGGTTTGGGTGCGGCCCTACTGGTGGCTCCCAAGCCAAACTGTTCAGATTCTCTTTTTGTTCCGGCACTTTAATGGCCTTTATATATTCGTAAGGACGATAATAATAATCTTTGAACTGGTCAAAACTTAACTTTTGATTTCTTTTTTCGAATTCTTCATTTACCTTTTCGATTTCAGCCGGGCTTAACTTCTTCAATACAACAAATTTATAGACATAGGTTTTGCCAGATTCAACTTTATCATCTACAAAAGTCGTTCCTGCATTATTGTCTATTAATTCATCATCTTTATAAACTTCAATCTTCCCATCAAAATCATCTTGGATTTTTCCTCTTAAGTTTAAAGTTAATACATTATCATTAATAGTACTATCAATGTGCTCCTCAGCTTTTAACGGGTCAGGCATATCCTCGTCTGAGACGTCTTGTGTTGATATACGTTGCTCTGGTAGGGTCGTTGTATCAACACTAACCATATCTTTTCTTTTTCCATTTTCATACGATACAATATCATATTCCTGTGGACTTCTGGGCTTTAAATTCTTATGTACATACTTAGAATCCGTACCTTTCCATAGTAGCTTCCCATCTGAATACACTTCATACTTATCGCCAGTGTCATTCCAATCTAAAGTAATTGTGTTTTCATTTGATATAATCTCTGTCTCCAATTCTCCCCCTTTTGCAAAAGCTGTTTGAGCCGAGAAAACAAGTGCCATAGATGTCAATCCTACTAGTACCTTTTTATTCAAAAAATCCCCTCCCTTTACATTACTAGTATAAATTAACATACAACTTTACCAAAAACAAGTTTATTTCTTGTTTTTTGATTTTCAACCAAATATCGCAGATTTTGAAAATAAAAACAAGGATGCCTATATTTAAGACATCCTTTTTTATCAGCTTATAAAGTATTGCTTCAAAAGCCCTCTTCATGCCATGCTTTCTCCAAGCAACCCAGTTCCTCTAGCTCACACTGAATCTTTCCTAGCTCACATTTAACTTTTTCAAGCTTGTCATTTTCTAATTGCAGTAAATCTGTTAGACGTCTAATCTTAGCTTCAATGTTTGCCTTTTTAGTAAGTAAGCCTCTTTGCTGCTGCAGTAATTTCTTTCTAACCAATTCAATTGTTTCTTCTGTACATTGTCCTCCGCATAGTTGTTCAACCGACACATTAAACACTCCTTATCATTTTAATTAGTATTTTATTCTCAAATTTTCTCTTTGCGTATAGGGCTAAGTGCAAATTACGATTCGATTAATTTTCTCCTTTTCTTTTAAAATAATGATCGGCTGCATCAGTAAAAGTTATTTTTCCCCCCTCTCAATTGAAAAAGCTCGCATTTCTCCATATCTCGGAGTTCATCTTTCTTCTTTTTGCAATATCTCATCTTCCCTCTTGTTACTGTCTTGTCTTTTTGAAGCACATCTGCAGTCTTGTATTCTGAATAGAATTTGCACTGCTCACAGGTATTTGGTTTAAATAAACTAAACAATAGCCACTTACTTTCAAATAAAAGATTGTTTTTATTCAAAAGTTGTGTGATAATTTCACCTCCACCTCGCAATAACATTCACTTTCCTGCTCGCCGCAGTCCTCACAAATTTTTTCAACCTCGAATCCTAAAAATTCATATTGGGGCATAGCATAATAATCTTTTCCGCACCAATGACATGTAACTCTGCCGTCGCTGTCCTGATCTAAATTTTCAAAGTGCTCTTCCTCTGCATGATCGCAATGCGGGCAAATTTGTCTTTGTGAATATCCGCTCATTCTTCCGCCGCCTCCTTATTGATCCGGTTACTCCTTCTATCTGCAAACATCATCATTTGATACTCCTGCAACTGCTTTTCAACAGTTTCCGCAAGCACTAAAGGAAAAGCAGTCTTTTCCCACAAAATAAAATCGCACTGCTTATCATTTGCATCAGGGAAATACTTTCTCACTAAGTCAATCCACGTCATTCCGCCGCCTCCACTTCGCATTTGGCACCTTTGAAAACAGTTTCGTAATGTTCGTTTGTATAATGCCCTCTCAATTCCCGGTCGACTTCAAGTGTGACCTCGCCGACATTACCAAACTTCTTTTCTAAATGGTTTTTAATTATTTGTTTCACTTCTTCAGGTGATAAAGTCACTTGCATTTTCATTCTTCCGCCGCCTCCATTAGCTCAGGATTTCGATACACGTCGCCGATGACTTCTACTTCATTAAATCGCATCCAAAGGTATCTATCTGCCCCTTTTTGATTATCGATATGTTTCATTTTGAGGATGCCGCTTTCCCATTCGATCACATAGCGATCAATCACTTTTTTACCGGTCATAGGATTTATATAGGATTCCTCAGCGATGTCTTTTTCGTAAATCTCCCGGCCGTTTTCGTCCTTCAATCCAGTGTATAAATCCCGGCTGATTAGTTCATATTCATCTAAAAATACCGGGGACAGTTTGGCGGCCGCCCTTTCTTCCAATTGCCCGATGTTATACCATTTCATTTCAATGTTGCCGCTACCTTTATGCCTAAATGTGTAACGAATCTTGATAATGTCCATTCCCCTTACCTCCCGTCATCTTGTAACCATTGTTCGATTTGTTTTTCCCTGTATCCGACTGCTGCATCCTCTATCCACCTTGTTTACTCACTTTTAATTTGTATAAAATTTCTGTTTTATCTAATTTTCAGTGCTTTTAATGCCGCTAAGCATGTTGCTTTCTCTGGTTTTTCTGCCCAAGCTTCATACTCGTCAAAAGCAGCACACCAATCTTCCAGACCGATAAAATCGTGTTCTCTTGATAAATAAAAATTTAGTCCATAACCTTTTTGTAGCTTCTCAACTACCTGCAATGCTAAACTCATTTCTCCCGCAAAGTTTTTAAGATTAACCACTTTCCCATCATTATCAAAAGCCAATTCATCGGCCACAATATCCCCTAAAAGCTCAAAGCATTCATCTGGAGTGATTTTCCTCTTCTTGTAACCGTTGAATAATCGGTCTTGAATCAATTCATTAATTTCAACATTACTTCTCATCTAATCCCTCTTCTCAATTTGTTTTTATCCATCACATCAACAACAAAAGCTTCAAATTCCTTATCCCAATATGGTTTTGTTCTTGCTATGTACTTTTTTAAAACTCCATCTTCCTCGATCATAAACGTCTCGCCACGTTCTATTTCAGTGAATTTCTTCTTTGTCCAGATTCCCCTAATCAATACTTTCACATCTTTAAGCTGCACTGATGTTTGGTGCATTACATCCCTCCTTTTAAATCCATTAAGTACCATCAGCATTTTTCTTTAAATAACATCTCTCCTTAGATAAGATGTTTAAATGGAGGTGGTTTTTTGTTTATAGCTCCAATGCTGCTTGATTCAGCCAAAGAGCCATTTGATGATGAAAACTATATTGCTGAGCTTAAATTTGATGGAATACGAATCATTCTATCTAAGCAAGATGGTAAGATTAAGCTCTACACGCGCCATAATAATGAAGTCACCAATAAATTCCCTGAGCTGCATGATATTGATATTCCCGAAGGGACAGTCCTAGATGGGGAAATTATCGTTACCAATTCTGATGGGTTGCCCGATTTTGAATCTGTTATGGAACGTTTTCAATCAAGCAAATCTTCTCATCAAATTGTTTATTGCGTGTTCGATGTCATAAGATTAAATGAAATATCAATAGCTTCAAATCCACTTTTTAAACGCAAGGAATTCCTTAGATCACTAAATCTTAACCATCCAAATATCTTTGTGATTGAAGGAGTACAAGGCAAAGGAAAAGCCTATTTTGAAATGGCTAAAGAAAAGAACCTTGAAGGAATCGTGCTTAAGAAAGCAAACTCCCCTTACGAGATCAACAAGAGATCGGAAAACTGGATCAAGGTTATAAATTATCAGTACACTGACGTGCTCATTACTGGATACACTAAGGAAGATATCAAGTTTCTTCTCAGTTACCCTGACGGTTTATCTGCCGGGTTCATGGAATTTATGCCATTCGATGAACGCAAATACTTCCACTCTATCAAACAAATAGAATATGAAAATGACGATTATGTATTCATTAAGCCTTTATTATGTAATGTGAAGCACCGTTTTAAGACTAAAAATGGCAAACTTCGTATCCCCTCATTTAATTCCTGGAGAGATTAATACTCTCCGTTACATAGCTTCTTCTAAAACAAATTCAAAAATTTTATTCTTCACATACGATTTACCTTCGTATACATCGATAATTCTCCATTTTTTAAACATATCGCAATACCATGTAACTGCATATTTTGCGTGTTTCAATGAACTGAAAGCTTCTGCATCTCCCGGACAGGCCACTTCGATATAGGGGTGTTCTAATGACTCGCTCCCATTATGTTTCAAATAGAATTCCGTCTCGATGTTTTGAATGATAAACACACAATTCCTCCTTCATAATAAAATAACTATTTTATCGACTTTTCAGCTCCACACTTATGTTGAGGTTATTGGCAATTCGTTTGCCTACTTCATTAGATACTGTTTGAGACACTCTTTCTTTAAAGCCGTAGAGCAACCTTCCTCCATCTCCAAAAATTTTTGAATTTATAAATGACTGAAATTCCCCTGACTCTGTTGCTTTTTTAACTTCATTTGATACTGCAATACGAATCATTTCTTGAATGGCATCTTTCGTTATACCTAATTCATTATGTATAAAAGTTTTTTACTTCTTTGTATCCCCTTTTCTTATCTTCGAATTCTTGATATTCTTTTTCTTTAGACAATGGAACAAGGACACGATAGCATCCATGTGAAAATCCGCACGTGATGTCTCCGTCTGGATGTTCGTATTCGATTACATCGATCGTGCCAACGCCCACATTAGTAACCTCCCTTACCCTTCCTCCCGATTTATCGTTATTCAGATGAATAACCTTCTCGCATACTTCCGCCTTGCGTTCGACCATTTCGTAGCGCTCCCCGTCAATGTAGACGAAGTTGGTCGCTTCGAGTGTACAGTATTCGTTATTACCAACATGATGACCGCATTTTGTTGCTACACCACTACCATAACCCGTGTAGAGCTCGACGGTAAAAAAATCCCCATTTGAATAATGATCTCCATAACCTGGGTCAGCATCGACAATTACGATCTTCTCACCCAGTTTCGCCTTCCTATTGACCTCTACATATTCGCGTTTGATTCCGCCAAGTGATTCGTCAGCCAATACGTGGATTTTTTCGTTAGTTTTCGTCATTTATACGTCCTCTCTATTCCTTATCATAAATCCCAGAGTGTGCAAGTTCATATGCTATTTTTTCAATCAATTCAGTAACGTTTTGCCCTTCTAAGATATCACTTATGTTTTTCAATGCGATCTTGTATTGTGCAGCCTTTTCAACCTGTTCGATAAGCCATTCCATATCATCGCGCTCGATTTCATCTTCATTAAAACATTCTTTGATTTCGCTTATTTTGTCCATTTCCTACCTTCCCGGTAGGCCGCTGATTTGTGTAAGTGTGAATTAATCAATATGCTGTTATGATTAAGCTTTTATGGCATTTTTTAAGAAAATATAAGCAGCTAAACCCTGACATTTCTATTTTCATTTTATCTTTATCCCCTAAACGGTTACACATATCACATTTAATTTTAATGCTCTTTTCTTCTTGTCTGTTTCGTTGTTATGGCGAGGCTGCATTACTTGTATTCAAAAATAAATCCCTCTTCTTCTTTTGGAACTTGTGAACATTCGTTTGTTTTCGGCTTAGAAATGACATATATGAACTCTTTATCCTCGCTTAATATTTCATATTCCTTCCCCTTTTTAAAAATGGGATTACTGTGATCATTCTCAAAAAAAACATCTCTTTTAAAGACAACTAAATCCATTCTTTTCACCCTTTCCTTATTTCGCTTTATCGTTTAACAGCTATAGCAGCTTCACTTTCCGATTTACGCCCGCACTTTCTTTCAGTCCATCACAAAGATCTAAATATTGTTACGTTCCTTCATTTCTTCAATTAGGCAGTTAATTTTAGTAACAAATCTTGTTCGCTTTTCAAGTCATCATCTGTTATACCTTTACGTTGCACATACTCCAATAAAGCGCGTTTTAATGTGTACAGCTGTTTGTATGAAAATTTAGTGTTAATGCCGCTCATTTCCTCATCCTTTCTCAGTCACTACCTCAATATTTTATATAAACCACTATTGCTTTTTTCCACGCTAGATTCTCTATTTTTTTCTTAGCTTGCTTATCTACAAAAGCTGATTGATCATTAGTTAGTGGAAATTCCGTATATAAATCCTCCGCGACACTATCAGCAATCTCCTCAAACAATTCGTCTTTCTCTTCATTAAATAGCCATACTCGATCATTCAATGTAATATAAGAATCAATTAAAATTCTAGATGGATAACCAAGCGTGTAAGGGTGGTCAGATCCTTCATTTGGATACATAAAAATAAGTTCTCTTTCTGGATACATGCTCAATATATTTAATAATTCTGATGTTTTATCCAGTTTCCTCATCTCCTTATAAACCTTTTCGAAATTGTTCTTTTAATTGATTTATGTTTTATCCAATAGCATATTTTGATTTGTGTGGTCTTTTATGTATGAATTCAGGAATATCAATACGCTTATTGACTTTTGATTTAGTTCTTACAAGGACACGGTTTTCAAGAAACTGTACTTCTTCCACTTTCTGACCATGGGACTCAAAATAAAAATCAAAAATCTCTTTAAGAGTCTTATCATTAAGATTGTAATTCATCAATGCCCCTCCTTTTGGAATCTATATAGTCTTTCCAGCTGCAATTCTCAAACACTTTTATATCTGCTCCCAAATGCCATTTAAACCATACTAAGTTAAACCATGCTGTTTCCAATATGTATTTGATGTAACCGATACTTTCATCCCCTCTTTGGTTAAAATAATCCTTGTATCTAGAATTAATATGCGTATGAAATGTCTAACTCAAAGTCATATTTAGGATACAACCTCCATATTTGATGTCCTAAATAGCATCTCCTTGCATAATTTAAGCAGTTCGCTGTACCGCCTTTACCCCCATCATAGACGGCCACTATTGATTGACTGTGGTCAACCATATATTCATTACGTTTCTGCATCTTAGCAAGTGAAAATTCACCTGGATTATCGTCATCAGTTTTATACTTATCGACTTCCTCAACGTTCACGATTTCATCAGCCGACTCAAGCATTCTCTGATACCAATACTTCTGTTCATCTGACCAAACCTTATCTTGATTCCTGAATGGAATCGCGACAATGTTTTCAATAAAAGGATGTTTCTTCTTCAGCATATGTACACACCAGAATGCAGCTATGTCCGTTCCGAGCGCTCCTCCTGAAATGAATCGACTTTTATTTTCTCGTGTAATCAGGTCTTCAATGACTTCAAGCAGCTTGTCCTTCAATTTCAGCATTGTGGGGTTTTTCATATCATACCCTCCAAGCTTGTCCGGTCTGTGACCAGTAAAACATGCAGTTTTTTGCCTCAACGCCTCATTTTCTTCATAAAGCCGCTCACGTTCTCTTTTTTCTTTTTCCCACTGCTTAATCCACTCAGGATCGCTTAGTTTTTTGAAATCGACCATATCACTCACCTCTTTCTCTTATAGGCAAATCTTTTTAAGTTGAAATTCTAATTTCTCAAATAACTGTTGCACTTTATTGATGTTTTTATCTTCAAAAATGATGGCATCCTCTTTTAAAACAGCAGCTTTTGATAATGCGGTATTTAATTCATGATCAACGCTGTGTGCTACTTCCCCTCTATTTAATACATCAAAGTACATACCGATTTTATCCTTGTACCAGTAAGAAACATCTGAACATTTCATTATTCTCAACTTCATATCTCACTATCTCCAATTCTCTTTAAAACAATCTTTTTATTAAAAATTTAAATTTTAAAGTACTTACTTCCCTCATGAAAAGTTATCACCATACCTACTTCCCCAAACATTTTAACTGATCTTCCGTCTTTACTAGGTATGCCCTCGTATTTCTTCCCTTTTTCAAAATAAATGCCACTGTCAATTCCCCAATCTTGCATGCACAAGTATTCTCTCATAGATATTACTCCTTTTAATTTGTTTAAAACTTCAATTTTATTCAATTTCACGTTCATGAATTGTATAGAGTACATACGGACAGTCATCAAAGAGTGAATCTTCTTCAGGCTCTTGCACTTTTGTTGTCTGATATAATTCTTTAAACTTCTTTACCTCCTCTTCATTACGTAATTTAAATTCAAAGAGAGGCATCCCTACAACACTCACTCTTGTGTTTCCAGACCACCCTTCTTGTTCCAGTTGCTTGATTGTTTCCCACATCTCATCCAAGGAATTATGAAACACTTCTATAACCATCTTTTTGGTTTGTTTTTTGACAATCATCTTCATCCTCCATTTAATTTGTTTAAAGTTTTACTTTTATTCAAATTAAGCTTTACACCACTAACACTAACTTTTCTGAACTTCGTGTTATTGCTGTATAGAGCCATCTGTGGTGCATATCTCTGTCTAGGACTTCATCAATGACTACAACCTTTTCCCACTGCGATCCTTGTGATTTGTGGCAAGTGATCACGTATCCATAATCAAAAGAGTTGTAAATTTTATGCTCATGTGGCTGCAGCTTAAATCCGTCATCTGTTAACGAATCATTTGGAATAATAATTTTATCGAAAAAATCATCAGTAAAATCTGGTTGAAAATCAATAACGGTCGAATCGTATTTAAGCTTCCCTCTAACAGCATCTACTTGATGAACTTTGCTTACGTATCCAGTCATACCATTAACCAAACTTATGCCATCAAGATTTTTATTCCAGTCATTCTTTAAGCAGATCATTTTATCGCCTTCAACTGGGAAGTCACTTTCATATCCTAAGAACTTTCTTATCTCAGAATTCAAATGCTTTCTTGTCCTGTTATAACCACAAATAATCTGATCTGCTTTCTCGTAAAAATGCTCTTTCATTGTTTCCCAGGTCGAATGAGTAATCACTACCGCTTCGCCGTTTTTCCCATACGCGCCAGGTTCAATTTTTTGTTTAGTTCGCGCAAGCATTGACAGGTATATGATTGGATTCTCTGCAGCTTGTCGGTGAATTTCTGTCAATGTGAAATCAGGGTTATTGAACATCTGAAGAAATTCCTCATTTTTATTTTGTGAGACTGGCGGCAATTGCCCTGTATCTCCAATAAAAAGAATCTTTACTCCAAAAGACCTCAGATCACTCATAATCTGCCCATCTACCATTGAGGCCTCATCAACTACAATTAATTTAAGGTGTGACAGCATATCTTTTGATTTTTTCTTTACAGTTAGATCTCCAGTTTTTTTATCCACGTAAGTGTCGTAAATCAAACTGTGTATCGTGCTTGCTTTATACTTTCCTTGAGCTTTCTGTGTTACTACCAGTGCCGCTTTTCCCGTATAACATGCAAATGCTACTTCAGAAAGCTTGATCTTCAACTTATCAATTACGTAATTAACAAGTGTGGTTTTCCCTGTCCCAGCATACCCTGCTAAGAAGTAGGGTGCTTTACCCTCCCCTTTAAACCAATCTTCAATACTTTCCACGGCTTGTTGCTGCATTGTTGACAATGTAATTGAAGTTATATGTATTCCCCCTTTTAATTTGTATAAAAATATTCTTTTATTTACTTTTAATTTGCTTATTTGGTCTTTTTCATAACAACATAATGCTCAAAACGCCTAACATACGCTCGTTTGTACTTTAGCCCACTATCGACACAGTTGGTAATAACTCCTCTTTACATCTTTTTGAGATAGGTTGAATACATTCCCATCCAGCTGCCTCCTTTTCTCTTATTCTCTTTACTAAACCTACTTTACTGTAGTCTTTAATTTCAATTCTTGTTGGATATGCAGCGATCATGTTACCCCTCTTCCTTTTCTCTAATCAATTCATTTAATATGTATACAATCTCTTGTGCATTCTCAATAACAAAGTGCAAATCACCAATGACCCTTCTGTAATCACTCTGTTTCAAATTTTTTGAGGCTCTAGTGTGTGAATCAAGTATCTTACCCATTTTTTTAAAAATAAGTTCTAATTCAATCACTCCTTTTAATTTGTATTTAAATTGTATAACGCAGGAAAAGTTTAGTCAATAGGGATTTTCAAAAAGTAATAAAATTTGATTACTTTTTAACCCTATTGACTGAGACCCCGGTGGCATCATCTCACTTTGAATAGAAACTCATTGATTTCATCCCTCAATTTCACAATATCCTCAATTGGCATAATTAATTTTAAATTGTTGTTACTTGTATCACTTAGAATCATAACGGCCGAGAACTGATTTGATGAAAGACTTTTGCTTTTTAATTTGATGTCTACGCTCTCTAGAGCAACATTTATTGAGATATCCATACTTTTTCCCTTTTATTTAGCCATAGCTAAGGCCAGTGGTTGGCCACATTCATCTTCTTCAGTATTCTCAATTTCATATTCCAAGTTACAGATCTCAAACTCCTCAGTTTCTCCGTCGACTTTCACAAAAACAACCTTATATGCCTCCATAAGTTTTTCAAGAATAAACTCCGCTTTATTTTTTGAATACTCAGTTGAACTTGCTGCGTTTTCAATGACTGTATCAATTTGCAAAGAACAATTGTTTAAATACTTTTGTTTTTTCATTCTCATTTCCCCTATATCCTATAATGAATTTAAATAAGAACGTGTGTTCTGTTTTTGTTCGTGAGTTTATTATACCTCTTTTTTCTAAGCATATCCAGAGATATTTTTATGCTCTAGATATCCCTAGTCAGAGGTTGTTCAATAATAGCTCACTTACAAAAAGGACTTTAGACTTATTCGTTTCAATTGACTTCTGTTAACATATGCCTATATTACTACATATTATTTATCATGAGAATAGCTACTTTTGTCTTATCATGTCGAACAAACACGTATAATCCGATTTTTCCGATATTTTTTGTGTTTATTTTATTAAAAATGAAGATTTTTATTTCAGTAAAAAAAGCGCCCGATTCCGGACGCTGCTTTAACGCATTCTAATAGTACCCTCAATCCCAAGCTCTTTCGCATAATATTTTTTAATCTCTTCTTCATTCATATATTCTTTAACCTTGTAAACCTTTTTATGAATGTCTTCATATCTTTCGCTTCTCTTTTGAATTATATTAATATAATCTTCTGTTTCTAATTTCCCTTTTTCTTTATACACTTTAAATCCTTCATATAAAACACCAGACCTATTTATTCTCGTTGGGTTAACATATGGATAATCAAAAAACTCTGGTGAGAAAATATATCTCATCGTGTTAATTATGACAAAAAACGAAGATCTTTCTTGATCTTTATCTGAATTGGTTCTTCGGTTTCTAATAACAAAATTATTATCAGCTAATATTGTTTCTTTATTAAATGCTTCAGAATATCCATTTTTCTTTTGATACACTGGTTCATTTGCAGCTTCAAGACAAATTTTAAGACATTCATCACTCACTTTGATATCTCTCTGCCCATGCTTATCATCAGTTACGGTTAAAATGTTGTCATTCTGTAAGGCTTTTTCAATATCTGATTTTTCAAGATTTAATATTTCACTGCATTTGAAACCTTGAACCCCTTCAAATAGGAGAATTAACATAGCTCTGTCTCTGGGATTCACTAAGGTATTTAAAATTTCTTTGAGCTCATTTAAAGTAATATAGAGCTTCTTCCCTTCATCAACGCAGTTCTTAACATCATCAATAGTTAAGTCTCTAGACAAATTTGTAGTACCTCTAGTGATATTTTGATAAATTGCCCAATCAATATACCTTGTGATGTGAGACCAGCAACTCATTATAGAAGAAAGCGTGGATCTATTCAACAGAGTTAAGAACTCAAGAATCTCTTTAGAATTAAAATCGTAAATATCTTTTTTCAAATATTCTTCAAGTTCTGCACCTTTTCGGAATATTGATAATAACTGGGGCTGCTCTTCCTTTTTGACTTGTTCTATAAACTTTTTCTTTACCGTATCATTATACAGTTCCATTATTTACACCTCTGTTGTCAACCGACTAAAAAATTCGAATGTATCTTTAATTGCATTATTATTTAGTTTTGTATCCTCGCTTACTAATTTAAGCTCTCGCCACAGTTTGTTATCCAAGGAAAAATCTAAGTTAGATAGCACATCCTCCACATCATCTGCAGATTTTGATTCTAACTTCATTTTAATCCCCAATGCTAAAACTCCTAAAATGACTGGAGAAGTTGTTATAGCACTTTTACTTTCCCCAAAGGAATGGTTTGTAAAATCATCTATATACGAATTAAAAACCGTATTAAATACGTCCGTCAAATACATGCCAAGCTTTCTTGCTTCGGCTAAATTTTCAACTGTATAGTCAAATGTATTCAAAGCCCTTTTTAGTCCTTTGAGACATCTTTCGAAAGTGGTGATATAAGGCTCTCCCTTGCGTATGCTGTCCTCATTCACTTTAATTAATTCTCCGATGTCACTGTTGTCTTTAATAAAGTTAATGACAACAGAAAGATAATCGTTCTCACTCATTTCCGCGATCTTTGATTTGGCCACCGGGTTAATGGTATTTTGTTGTCCGAAGTGTTTTCTTGCTTTTTTCATTGTGTAGTTATACAAATCAACTTTCAAATAAAAATCTTTGATATTTGGATTTCTTCTGAAAGCTCTACTTATACCAGTCAGTCTGTGCCAACCATCAATTACGTCCAAACGAGTGCCTTTAGTAACAGTTATTTTTCTTTCTTCCTCATCGAATAAAAGCTCGATTCCTTCTTCTGAGCTCCCTAATAGTGCGTTAAATGTCAATACTGACTTTATCAAGTCGTTCTTTTCTGTTAATTGCGCTATAGCTTCGACTGAAGACTCAACCAACTCAGGAACGGGTATTTCATCATCTACTTCTTTTAAATGAATTGTCCTGTCAGTTCGTTGAGCCTTTGGATTGTAGCGAAGCAATTGTGATTCATAAAGCTTAAATAATTCGCTCGCTTTCACCTTAAAGAAATAATTGTCTGAAGCAATCTTTGTAACATCTGTAAATGTGTACGGGAACGATACTTCATCCGTTTTGTAGCCTTCCCAGTTAAGTTCTATATCCTTTATTCTGTTCGGAGGGAAATAGTTTTCAGGAGAAATTCTTTCCTCTTTAGTGATCCTGTGTAGGTTTTTCGCGAGAAAATATTTTTCTCCAGTCGTTAATCTTGCATGTGGACTGCTAAGCTTATTGAAAAGTTCTTGCGCTTTCCCTGGAGGAAATTTGTCCTTCATCATAGCTTGTCTATATGCTGTCATTAATTTATTATCATGTTGTATTTTTAATTTAGTCTCAATTAATTCTTCCATCAACTTTTTATCTGCTTCCATATCAAAAATCACAGGAGATTCCATGATATCACCTCACCTAATACTATGTTAAATGTAGCAGATCACCTCACTTTAATCAAGGTTATAGGAATTAACGATTGAAAAACTGTAAAGCCTTTCTTAATGTTTGTTTATCACATTGTTCAAAAAAATCTAAGAACTCTTCTTTAGTAACTTGCTGTAGAATAGATATGTCTAATTCTTCATCCATTATTATCCCCGCCGTTTGGGAGATGTCTGTTTCGCTGTTCAAGTATCTCAAGGTTGTATCAAAGTTACTATGATTACCTTGTTTCATGGCTGCTCTATAATCATTTCCTGTGGCTTCGAATACTTCCGTTATCCCTACTCCTTTAAATGAGTGAGGAGATATCCCGCTTTCTTCTGGAATGCCCAGACTTTTTAATGAGCGTTTGAGAGAAGCTCTAAATGCATCTTCAGTAAGTCCCTCGAATACCCTATCTGTGTCTTTTGTGTTATCACTTCTTAATTCAAGCAACTGGTCATAAAACACTCTGTGAATTCCTGTAGTGCACAGCTTTGCCCCTTTATCAATGACAGTGACTCTAAACCAATCTGGGTTCTCATTAGATACTTCAATATCACACCATCTAACGTCAAGAGCCGCGGATATTCTAAAAGAACTTCTCAAAAGGAAGTACCCAAATAATTTTTTCAGAAGTGGTTTCTGTTTTTCATAAATGAACATGTTGTCACAAATCATTTCTGCTTGGATCTGTGAAGTATTGGCTCTTGTCCTTCTTATTTCTTTGCTCCTTTTAACGTTATAAAAAGGATCATCTTCAACATAGTCAGGATAAAGCCTTTTCAGTTCACCATGTAATGATTTAAGTGCTGCGATCTTTCGATTGATAGTTGTGTTAGCTGCACCTTTGTTATGCTCAAGATAATGTTTAAATGCCAAAACATCTGACCTTTTAAAAGACAGATGTTCTTCTTTTAAAAATTCAATTTCAGTCTTACAGTAAAACCAAAAAAACTGCTTAATGTCGCTTAAATAGTTAACTGCTGTATTAGAGTGCAATCCGTATTTCGATTTTTTCTTCTTGTTTTTGTTATACCCCTTAATGTTTCCAGCTGAGCTATCTGTGTCTTTTTCCTTTAGAAAAGCTAAAATATCATCGAACACCCTGTATTTTCTTATCGATTGAACTACAGCCCCCAACTGTTTTCCCTCCTTGGTTTATATTATGAATTATGTATTTATACACTTTTAATTCGTTTATTGTTATCAGAAATAAATATGCTAAATTCGTTTTTTGCTTCTTCTCTAATATTAATTAGTATCTCTAAGGCAGCCATATTCATTTCTTTCTTCTCAAACAGATCACTGCAGGTAATTTTAATTAATTTTATTGAATCATTGATCTGTTTAAAAAATTCATCTATTTGCAATTTAGCATAATAAAGATCAACAGCGCTATTTGAATGAATGATTTGTTCTCTAATATGTAACTTACCTTTTTGAAATGTGTCAATCGCGTCAATTATATAATCATCTTCTATTTTTAATTTGTTTTCAAGAATTTTCATTATTTATTCTCCTAATTGTGCACTTAGTAGCGCCATATATCCTTTTGTAAGCTCTCTTCTAATTTTCTCTTTCTTTTCACGCATAACTTGTTTTTGTTTATTTTCAATGGCGAAAATCCACTCTTCCCCATACTTCTTCATTTTACTTTCATAAGCCAACTTGAAATACTCAACATTACTTTCGCTTTGTTTGCCGCACGGAATCATAGGTTAACTCCTTTCTACTAAACTAATTAATAATGTTATATTCTCATTTTAATTGATGTCATGTGCTTTGTAAACCCTTTTAGTTTATTTTTCCACGACAAATAACACATTCTTTATTATTTTTTTGAATGTGTTAACTGAACTATGAAAATTTACTGAAAAGAATAATTGCAATTTTGATAAAAAACTCTTTAAAATGGAAAAGACGCTTAACTCAAAAGAGTCAAACGTCTAATTATGTAGTGAAACTAAACTTTTAATTGTTATGTATTACGCCCCTACAGTAAAACCTGCAACAGAGAATCCACTGTTAACTTGAGCTGCAGCAATACCGACAGCTAAAAGAGAAACGGATACAACAATTCCAACGAACAACTTTTTCATATTCTTCACCTCCTTTCAATGCAGTCTAGAATCAAATTGATATTATCTCTAAAATTTGTTTTTCAACACCTAACTTTTCGAGTTCAATTATTGGAAGGGTGCAGGAAAACTTATCACCACTTAATTTAAAATATTTGACTGATTCTAAAAAATATTCGCGAGAGCTTTCCAAAAGTCCCTTTAAATAATAATGTAATCCCAGATCGTTATCATCGTGCTCCATGAGATCTAACTGGTCAAGCATTTTTTTGGCCTGTTGCTTAGAACCTTTTCTTATAAGATAATGAACAACTTCTTGCCTATCTATTATTTCATTAGATTGTATATTCAAATATTGATTCTCTTTCCCCCATAGATTTTCTAGGAAACAAAGATTTCTAATCGCATGTTGCTCATAAATTTTGTTTCCTTTGCCAACTTCTAAACCTTTCAAAAAACTGCTTTTTGATTTCTCGTAATCATCTAACATTAAAGAACTTCCATACGTGAGGTATGAGAAAAAAATGATCCTCTTCACATTTGAATTCTCTATCCCATGTCTTGCGTATTCTTGTGCTTTCTCAATCTCATTGTTTCCAAAGAAGCAGTTTGCCAGTAATAGCATATAGCGACTCTTAAACGAATGATAAACATAATTTTGATTACTGATTGTGTCAATCAAGACACTATCACTCATATCTTTTAATCTACCAAATTGCTTTAAAGGTAGTATGGCATACATGGGGATAATCCTAGAGTAAACCTTCATTTCAGATGATTTGGGTTGGATTTCAGCCAACAGCCTAATGCACTCTTCAATACCAATGTTGCCTTTGTCTAGCTCTCTTTGGGCTGCATAGACTTTTCCCCATTCTTTACTAACTGAATTCTTTGCAGACACCATTTTCTTAATATGTTTATCTAGAGTGTCATATAGCTGATTTACACTAAGATATTCTAAGCCTTGCCTTGCTGCAGATTTATTTATGTCTAATGTAAATATGTATTCACTCATTAAATCAAACTCATATTCCGGGGAAATCTTCTGAATCACGTCAATGATACCTTGAATATTATCCATTTCTTTCTTTTCATTGTAAATGAAATGATGAAAGCCTGACGAGTTAGAGTATCCTGCTATTCGTGCAAGCTCCTTTTCGAGTCCGCGTTCTTCTTCACATTTATTCTTTAAAAAATTTTTCAACTCCAATTCTTTCACCACGTTTCCCCTTAGAATATATGTTTATAATAGCATTCTAAATCCAAACGGTCAATATATTTCTTTTAATTAGTTTTAATAAAATTCGTATTTTATAAGCGTTACATAGTTCTTTTCACTATAACTGATGATTGAAGAAAAGAAGCCCTAAAAAACAAAGGCTTCTTTTCTTCAATCAATATTTTCTTAATGGGATCTTTCCAATAAAGTTTTTCAATGAAATTTTATAATGGTGCTCAATGTCTCGTCCAAGTCTTTCATGAAGCATTTCCATTTGTTCAATAATGTAATTAAGGCCAAATACATTATATAATTGTTGAGTTTCCCAAATAGTCGTTAGTCGAGCCTTATTGTCAAATGGTATCAATGAAATAATGGGCTCGTCCTCCTCATACTCCATGGTGTAATATCTATACTCTACAACTTTGTTTTTTTTCTTGATCTTTTTAATCCACTCATTCAAAGAAGCGTAAAACTCTAGTAGGGCAATATTTTCTTCGAAATACACAATTCCATTTATTTTTATTTTAAATTCCCCCTCAACTCTCATCGCTGCTGAAGGGTCTTTTTTCATTTTTTTTGGGATATCTGCTTCTTCGGATGTGAACTTATAAATAAATTCTACTTGATTGGATACGCCGTCCATATCTTACCATCCCATCCTATTACTATTTTTATTTTTGTCTCACCTTTTGTTCCGATTTTCTTTTTTAAATTTGCAGTGATGACAAATGATAATTTTTTATTATCATTTATAGTAAAGGAAAGATTCTTGGATTGTAAAGCCTCCTTTATCCATTTATTCACTGTGCTTTTACTTGTAGTATTAAATTTTCTGTATCTACCTCCGGCATTACTGAGATGTTTATTGCTAACAGAAAACTTTGAAACTTTTTTTATAGCCTGCTTAATTGCTGTTTTTTTAAATGTTTTTATAATAAGTTTTTTCCCGTATTTTTTAATAGCCCACTTTATACCAAACTTAGCAACAACTCCAACTATTATTGCAGGGACGATGGAAGCTTGAGCTTCTAAGGTGCTAATTTTATAATGTTCGCCCGTTTTTTGATCCACAAACGTAGCTTTAAAATCAGTCCCCTCAATCTCTTCAATCAATACATTGTAATGGTTAATTTCTTTTTCACCGTTTTCTAATTCTCTAATACCAGTAACTGTGATTTCACCGGTTTCCTGATTAATATTCATATCAGTTTGAATATTAGCATTCTCAGCTTCAAGCTTAGTAGTAACATTCACTTCATCTGAATTTTCTTCAACAGCCATCTCAATATCTTTTTCAAGAGCAACCCCAAACTCTTTTTCAACATTTACTTCATACGCTTTATTTGTATTTTCTTCAATACCTACAGTTTTGGTATCGTTCTCAATTTTATTTTCAATTGTTTCTGCGCTTGCAAACCCAGGTAAAACCCCAGATAAAACTAACGTAAATATAAGAATTCTTATTAAAGTCTTTTTCACACTACTTCTCTCCTTTGTTACAAATAATCATTCCATGACCAAACTCTTTGTCATACCCGGAACTACCTAAATCAACCGCATACTTCTTGAGTGTTTGATGAAAATTTTCTTTAGATATTTTCTTTTTTGAAATTAAACAGCCAATAGCACCAGTTGCAAACGCAGTTGCAAAGGATGTGCCTCCTACCTTTATATAACTTCCGTCTTTATTTATTGATTTTATATTTACTCCTGGAGCTGAAAAATCAATTTTGCCTTTTGCTGATACCGGATCAATTTTCAATTTTTCATCAAAAGAGGAAATAGATAAGACTCCTCTATATTTCGCTGGGTATTCAACAGTAAGGCCTAAAGTATTTCCAGAGGCAGCAGTAATAATTATGTTGTTATGTAAAGCATTGTTAATAGCATTACGCAAGTCATCGTAGTCTTTTTCAAATCCAAAGCTTATATTAATAATGTCTATTTTTTGTTCAATACACCAATTGATTCCCCTAACAACATCCTTAACTTTGCCTTTGCCACTACTATCTAGTACTTTAACATCATATAAAGTAGCATTCTGTGAAATCCCTTTTATCTCTTCACCGCCTGCAGCTATTATTCCAGCAATTGCTGTACCGTGACCATACTCATCTTTAACGGATTTACTAGGGGCAATAGCATTGTATTCATAAAAGGTTATATTATTAAACTCTTTATGTGACTTATTAATGCCACTATCAAGAATAGCTATTTTGACAGGCTCTGTATCATTATTGCGCGCTTCTTGGCCAATAATTTCATACCTCCACATCAGGTCTTCTTTCTTATTTGTACTAGATGTAGCACTCCTATCTTTAGAAATATCACCAATACACATCAAATATAAGCCAACTGCAAAAATCACAAATAAGCAAGAAACAAATAGAAACACAATCTTCGATCTTTTCATTCAGGCTTCCTTCTCACAAACAATATTTAAAAATTCAAATAAATAACCTCATTCCCCCCCTTCTCACTAAAACACAAGATTATATTAACCTATAGTATAATGTATGTAAACACCTTTTGTTACAATATAATCATTTTTATCAATGTATTTCCTTTCATGTATAAAAGGAACAATTTTATTGTTAAGTCTACCTCTCTCCTATTACGTTATTAAGATGCTCTTTTAGGAACATCTCAAACTCATCATCCCTAATAAAGACTTCTTTCTCTACATATCCAGTCTGCCGCATAATGTAGTCACTTTTCAAAGTCTCAATGAGTTGCAAAAAGCTTTTGTCGTGCTGCTGCTCCCATATTTGAGTAATCACCCCTGCAATTCTGTTAATTCGCTCATCGTCTCTCATGAAACACCTCCAAATGATTAGAAATATTTATTTTAACCAAAACTTCCATGCTGGATAATGTTTCTGATAATAATAATTTGTTTTATTTTTAATTAAGTCATTAAGTTTTTCCCCATTGTCCCCAATTGCGCTTAATCCAAATAGATACAATTTATTATATTGTTCAATTTTCTCAGAAGGTTGTTCTGAGGAAGTTTTTTTATAAGCAAATTCCGTTTGCATTTGTTTGAGTTCTTTAAAAGTTTCTTCAAAAAAATCTAAAGTTTGATTATATACCTCGGAATCTATAAATAATGCTGAATGAGTCATTTTTCTTTTTTTGTCAAAAAAATGAGTTGTAAAGAATTCATTGATCTCTTTAATTTTTTCAATTAAATTTTCAAAAGTAGAAGCTCGCTCTAATTCAAACTTAAGATCATCACTTTTAAATACAAATGATTCAAGCTCCTTGTGAATATCGTATAAAGCTTCTAATCTTCTCTCTTGCTTTTTCTTAGTCTCTGTTAGTAAATAAATAATGAACGGAACAATTCCTGCAACTGTTGCACCGATTATTCCTGCTAATATAGTGTCTGTCAATAGCTTTCACTCCGATTTAAGTCCACAGTTCTGTTCACAAAAAACCTTTGTTTCTGCACCTTTTGCTTCAATCTCTTCTAGGATTGATTTAGCTTCATTTTCATTCCTTCAATGAAACAATTATTTTATCTATATTTACAAATATCCTCTAGCTTGATATTATCTGTTATATCTGGTATCGAGCCATTAAAACCGCCATAGCCCTCCTTCATTGGATTATTAAAATTCTTTACTTTATGAAGAAATTCTTCTTTGCTACTTACATCAAAAATCTTTTTCACTTTTTCAAAATGTCTTGTGGATTCCATTTTTTGAAGTAAAGTAACTTTTCCTTTTAAATAAATATAAGAAAAAGGGAACCATAAACGACTATTTTCTTTCATTAAAGCAGAAATATAGTAAAGTAAAACATCTGCATTGGCAATCTCTGTTTTAGAAAAACCTTTGCTCAATCTCTCATTCAGTTTTAGAAGCCCATTATTATTTCTATCTGTTTGAGAAGGAATATAATGATTAAAAACCTCAAAATTAGTTCCTTCTATTCCATCTGCAACAAAATCTTTAAATACAAAAAAACGAGAGTGCAGTAATTCCCCTAATATTTCATAATTTGCTGTTTTTATTAGAGATGCAATTGTGTAAAGGAAGATTTCTCTAATGAGAAAATTAAAATGATCAAATTGAGCGTCATAATAGCTACTAATTTCCGCTTTTATTTCCATAACTGTATTATGAAATTCTTCGAAAAATTCTATTAAAAACTCAACATTTAATAAATTATATTGTGATAAGAGTTGAATAAATTCAACATAGTCATTTTTCAATATAAGCATATCATCTATTTTATTGTTAACCTCTTGATACAATTGGCCGTGTTTAATATCTACAATAGAGAACTCTCTTAATGTGCCTATAAATTCATTCTTGAATTGTTTTGCCTTACTTACAGCATTTTCACTCTTTCCTTTGGACACATCAATTAGAAGTTGTTTTAAAATAAAACTAAATTTGTAGTGGTTGATTTGTTCATCTTCAAAAAGGTGTGCTGGTGGGTTACCTTTTTTAGGTTTTCTATGTAATGGTCTTTCATAAATTATTCTCAGTAATTGTTCGTAGTTTTCATAGAATAAATCCCCTGATAGATCTATGTATTTTCTTCCACTCATAAAAGTTGGTATAAAATCATTTCCTTGCTCATCTCTTTCGAAGATCACTGGTATGAACTTTTCTTGCTTTGCATCTTTATATATTTCGGGTGTAATAATTTGAGTTTCAGTTCCTACTCCACCTTGACGAGAATCTGCTTTTAACTTATACCCCTTATCACAGATAACCAAAACTTTATTTATTTCAGAGTTATTGACCATCGATTCCATAAAAAGATATACATCTTGACCTTCTTTTAAATCCCACTGGTCAAGAATGACTTCAATTCCGTCATTACTTAACCTTGTTGCCAGCTCTTCTCGTACCCAATCCACTAATTCATCGTTTGTCCAGCTATAAGAAATAAATACACTAACATCCTGCATTTGTTCAATCTCCTTTTAACATTTGCTTACTTTTTTATATTAATTTCTTGATATACAGCAATTGGTTCAACTGCGATATTCGGATATGACACTGATGCAAACATGTCATTTATTTTGGAAAACTCTTTTAGTATTTCATTTAAAAATCTCTCTAAAGACTTTTCTTTACCTAAGTTCTCAGTATTAATATCTTTGCCAAAGTCCCTAAACATATCTTCTAAATTTCCCGCCCTGTTTTTTGGAAGTCTTGTAATTTGACAAATCATTTCCCAATCACCTATTGGCTTAGATCCATATTTATAAACCATATTTCGCATTGTTTCTCTCAGGAAATCTGAATTAACAGCGCCTATGAAATTTATTTCTTTTTGATTTCTTATTTCTATTGTCATTAAATCTGAGTAAACACTGCCAATAAACTCAGCAAAATCATTTAGATCGCTCTTACTTTGTTCCTCACTATTTATTAACTTTGCAACTGCTCCGACCTTCTCCAATGTATCCTTTAAATCTCTATAATCATAGATTGATAATTTCCCTTTTACTTTTACAAACACTCTATCATTTCTTCCCAACTGACTCCTATCTAACTTTGAGGCATCTTTACAAGGAAGAATTTTAAGTAGTTCAGTTAAAGCGAAATCATGAAGAATTTTTTCTTCTTGCAATCCTTTTGCATTATTGTATCTATAATTTCCTTCTGTTGAAAAGGGAAATCCCAAAAATTCGAGCACTTTACTTGTTTTGGCTATTCCTTCAACTTCATGATTTCGTTCTTTTGTTTCAACAAGTGATTCAACAACTCCCTTATTTAATTGGGCAAGGATTGATTGAATCTTATCTGCATTAAAATAGATTATATCTCGGTAAATCATCATTTTCACTCTTTTCTAAAATCATTTTTATATTGACAGAAGTTTTTGTAACACCTACGCCTTCTTCTATTCAAAAATTCGTATAATTAAACGATGTTTTTATTTGAAAATCCTCGACCATATCATCTTCATCAGTCTTTATTTAGTCAATACTTTGGTTTCCGCGCCCCTTGCTTTAATCTCTTCCAAAATTGATTTCACTTCACTTTCATTTCTAGAGTGATGATTGAAACCCAGTAAATAAACCTCATCACCACTTTTTAAGCCGGCTATAAGTTCATTGAGGGCTTGCTTTTCCTCTCTGCTTTCAGAAGCAATTTCGCAATAAACTTTTTCTGCGCCTGCTTGATTAAGTTCTTCAATATTTTAAGCAGCATAGGTTTCTGTATCTCAGAACTCTTTCGGGCATATCCATAAATCATAAATGAACCCTCCTCTAGATTTAATCATTTTCATTGTATTCAAGTATAAGTTAAGCCATTTTTCCCCTTTCTAAAAATGACTCATTTGTTAGGCTATACCAGACATTAAAGTATGTAGCCAAGTGAACCATTATCTTCTCCGCTTACCCTGAATGATAAACCACTTCTATACCAAAATTAACCCCACCCTACATAAACATAAAAATGATTATTTAAGCTAAAATTCATCAATTATTAAATTCAAAGCAATAAACAACAGAACAATTGCTATTACAATTATTGTTTCGATAGTATAGGTTTTGTGATTTTTCTTCTTTTTTATTTCCTCCCTATATTTTTTTTGAAGCTCTCTCCTCTTCTCATCCATTTTCATAATTAGACTCCCCTTTCGTCACAACCAAAGTATGAACCTATGTTCGAGTTGTCTTAACAAAGGGTGAGTAAGGACTAACGTAAGACATATGAAACGTCTGTTTTGGTTCCATTATACAACAAAGGAAAGAATTATTGTCCAAAATAAGCAAGAGATAATATAAACGCAGCCAATCCCAAACTCATTACACCAATAAAAATTAAACTGTCTTTCCAATTTTCTATAGTCAGCTCAACCATTCCCTATTTTTACTTTTAATTCGTTTTAATCTGATTAAAATGGCCGCAATCATTATCGGCGGCTGTTATGTCTTATCAATATTTTATTCATACTTTTAATTATGATTAAAATGATAATGCTTTATTTTTTATCATCGATGTAATCGTACCAAGAATATCCGAAAGGATCATATCCGTTAACATTTAATTTTACGCCAGCTTTTTCAAAATCATCTAATGTCCAAACAGGTTTATCCTTTAATAAGTTGTTTAATTCATCAAGCATATCTCCATTATAGTCGCCGCGAAAGCGTAGTTCATTGATTAGCTTTACATTGTCCGCTTTTTTGATAATAATTGCTGTTTCAGTTTGAAAAACTCTTCCGATGCCACTTTCAATATCTTCTTCCTCAAGGTCATACCCTGAAACATTCACAAACACTACAGCATTTTCATCTTCATGCAATTCAAAAAAGTAGCTGAAATCATTGTTGTTTAATTTGTTTACTTCCATCAAACCTTCAATATCTTCAATCCTTTTATCACTGTTAAGCTCATTCCATTCGATTTCAATTTTGACTTTGGGCAGTTTCATTTTGTCTCCTCATTTCTTTGATATTGATCTGTATTTGGATTTCGAAATTTGCTATTCTTATAAAGCTGACTTTATTTTTTGAAGGTGATTTTCATGGAGAGAGAGTTTGAAACAAAGGGTTATGATACTTCTATTGTCTACGACTACAAAGAATATCCAGATGCTCATCATGGCCGATGTGACAATTGTGACAATACCTTGTTTAAAAGCTCAGTTAAGGACGGCATATTCTTGCGGGAATGTCGCCGCTGCGGGATGAAGAAGAGTATTTAACCGCTCTTCTTCCGCTGCCTGTTATGTTAAAATGCTTCTTTTATTTAAAGCTACTTAACGGGAAACATGTAGCTAACATAAACATCAACATCGCCGTTCTTAAATACTGCAACTTTATCAGCATCAGGCTCAATTTTGTTAATGATCTCTTTAGCATCCTTGTTTTTCTTCGGTGTATTTGCAGTAACAATCCAATTCCAGTAATTCCATTCAGAAATGCAGGACTTAATTTTTTTTGGTATCTCATGACCTATTGTGTAAACCTTGATCATTTGTATACTCCCCTCCTAAAACTCCAAATTGGAGTTTAAAACTATTCATTATTTAACCCAATTCGCTGGTGGAACATTTAACACATGATATTGTTCATCTAAATAGGCATGCTTCCTTTCCCAATTACTTTTTTTCCAAGCTTCTTGATTTGAATATGATGGATCTTTGGGTTTTGGATAGTCTTCATTTATCCATCCATCTTCAATATGATTTAGTTTCGCTTCGCTGCGCTTATCATCGTATTTGTACCAGACCGTAATCATTTTTACCATTGTATTCACCAACACTTTCTTAAAAAATCGTAGTTTTTTAACCTCGAAATTCTTCAAGCATTTGTTTTAATATGCGAGCTGTTACAATCCTTCTTTGGAATATTTCGTTATCCGTTTTAAAATATTGCTTAGATTCATGTTCTAGCTTATTCTTGAAATCAGCCTCTTTGTGATAAACGAAATTTACAAAATCTTCTTTCTCAATACTGTTTTTAAACGTTAAAGTAACTTCCATGAAATTTTTGTAAGCGATCATTCCATCTTCGCTTTCTTCATCAATAAAGAAAGAATGTAAATTATATCTAAGGTCATCGACTATAAAATACTTAAAATCAAATACATCATTGAAGTTGAATTTGATATAACCCCACTCTGGCGAAGGTGTGGTATACCTCCCGCTATCTAATGTTATTAACTCTATTTCCTTAAGAACTGTGCCATTTACTTCAAGCTCAATTTGCTCAACTGACGTGTGCTCACTATACATTACATAAGAATAGAACTCTGATATAGTCTCTCTTAATGAATCAGAGAACTTATATTTCATTGCATACTCTGGACTAAGAGTATGATAGTATCCATAATCATTGGAGTTCCAATTATCTTTATCTTTCAAAAGATGACTGAACCTTTCTAGTCCTGTTTTGTTAAAGCCAAATCGCTTTTTCCATAACGATTCAATGGTTGATATTGAAGAATTTTGATTAATTGGAGTATTACTATCTCCAGTTCTTGTATAGATGTATCCTTCCTTAACTTTTCTGTACGGTTTCCTCAAAAAATAAGGAACATTTATTGAATTTGGAATGATTAATACATCAATGAATTTTCCATCTATTAATAATGATTTTAAAAACACTTTCGGTCTGTCACCAGCAAAGCTAATATTTCTAAGCATATCTATTAGATTTGCTTGTTTTTTCTTTTCATGTTCTTCCAAACCTTTAATTTCACCTAAATCAGAAACTCCAACTATAATATAACAATCATGGTCATGAAAAGTATTAGCAAAACATAAAATATCATGTACCAATTTTCCATTGTCATCATGCCATTTTTCTTTTAAATCCCAATACTCCCCTTCATAGCCAAGTTCAATTAAACTCTTAATTTTTTCTTTTAAAACTCCTGTCATAAACCTTTCCTCTCTCTTTCGTTAAAAGAGTTGTTTTATTTAAACTTTTTGCAGTGTCTTAATATCATTAGCAGAAAGACACTGCCACCCGTTTTCCTTTGTATACAAATCATATCTTCCTGTATCATTTAAAGTTTCATTGATAGCGTGTATTGAGCTGAGATTCCACCCTATTGAAGGATCGTTTAAAAGCGTCTGGTCATCATTCAAAATTATTCGTAGCATACACAGCGCCCTTTTTTCGGTCTATTCTTCTATCTTAAACAATCGTTCACCGTTCTTAATCTGTTCTATTTCTAAATTTGTTAGTTGAGGAGGCTTCCCACTTCCACATTTCGCACATCTTCTTCTTACTACTTCGTATTCGCCAATTTTGTCTTGTTTTGTGGGAGCATAATGTCCACATTCATAGACTTCCATAGGTATTGAATATAGGGCGTCAGATGAAAATTTAACTTGTATTGTTCCTATTACTTTCCTTAACGGATTTCGATTAACTCTCATAGTTAACACCCTTTAAAATTGTTATTTTATTCAGTTTTATCCTTATAATCATAATTCCAAAAAGGTACATTCATATTATTCGTCTCAGTCGTTCTTGCACCTTTAGATGTATTGCACGATTCACATAACAATTGAAGATTAGAAGAATCATTACTGCCGAATAACTCTAGAGGAATTATGTGATCTATGTGTACAGTTCCGGTTACACTGAGTGTCTTTGTTAAATCAGTTCTACATATAACACAATGACCTTTATCTCTGTAGAAAATCGCATGTTCCAACCAAGTATTCCAATATTCGGTTCGTTTAATCCTTTGTTTCACTGTGAAATGTTCCGGGTATGTAGAAGCAAGGTATACTATATTTTTTTTAACAATCTCGGAGACTTTTTTGTGAAAGTCATGAAGGAAGCTCCTGTCCAAAAACAATATCTGAAATGTCGAATGAACTAAGTGATCTATAATTAACTTATTATTACGGGTAATAAACTCTTGCATATTTTTAATGAATTGATCATAGTCGTTATTGATTCTTTCACTAATTACAAAATCATCAAAAATAAATCCCTCTATATTATCGATTTGTTTATACTCTTTTAAGATTGGCAAAATAATTTTCAATGCTTCCTCTTCATCTAAGTTTTTGTGTAATGAATCGATATCCTCATATGGGTCACAAAACATTTCAATAAAATAGTGTAATAATGTTTTTTTATTCGGCTTAAACATACGTTGCACAACGTTTATATCGTAAATGTCAATGGCATCTTCCAGCGAAAAGATATCATCATCGTACAAGTATTCATTAACTATGCTAGCAATTCGTATTGCAGAGGAAGTAGCAATATTCTCATGCTTTATTTTGGACATTTTCTTGCTCCTTTTCCGTTAAAAGACTGGTTTTATTCTAATTCTTGATCAGAAAAATCTTTCTTTTCCTTTTTGCTTTCCTTGATCTTATGTAGCAGCTCATTTATTTCTTTAGCATCGTCTTCAGGAAGCAAATCAGACTTTAAAAGAAATTCGTTTGCTTCCCCAACCACATGCGCGGTCATTCCCATACACTCTAAATGGATCTTGGATAATTCCCGGAGCTCTTCTTTTGTAATTGATCCATCATGCAGTTTAAACAGCAACTCTTTCAATCTTTCGATATGCGTGCTAAAAATTAAAGATCTGACTGAAGTTGAGCTGTTATCCATTTGATTTATCATCCTTTATTAAAATTAGGAAATCCACAAAGATTTCTCATCGTTAACTCTTGAGTCTCTAGAAAGTGTTACCGTGTCACCAATACATACAGGCAATTAAGGTATTCGTTTAAAGCGTCAACCCAGTTATCAAAATCAAATTCTGCAGGATCTCCACCATTTTCAATAAGCCAATCAAGGGCATGGACGCTTCCTTTTTCAATTCGTCTTTCTTCTCTTCTTAAAATGAATTTCAATTTAGGAAGTGTGTTTGTTACAAATTGAAGCACAGCGTGACCCGACTCTTCATTTGTTAAGCATTGTTTAATCGGTAATCTCATGTCTCCATACTGGCATTGTCATACCCTCCTTTCTCTTTTTATGTTCGCCTATCTTCAATCCACTTTGCTTTCAACAAACCGTGATGCCATTTCCTTGTAAATAACCTGACTAATCATGTGAAGTTGAGTAATATTCAAATTAAACGACTCATACAGATTTCTGACCTTCCCCTGCCCCAAGACTCTAGATTTTCCCCATTCCTCAATTTCATTAAAGCAATCGATTAGAAAGGCATCTGTTTGCTCTTTCAAATGTTGTTCTAAGTTATTCATTTCCCTCAATCCTTTTCCTTGTTTTTTAATTTATTTTAAAGTATGATTTCATTCAGATTCATTAGAATTAACTATCCTCTGATAGACAATTTTCATAGTACAGCTTATAACTTTCAATCGTATTTGTTTCAACATCTCCAGCAAAATTGCCGTCATTATATTCTTGCTGTAAATACACTTCTTCGTCATTCTTTAAAATGCTTTCTGCCTCCTCAGTATCAGAGACCGCATCAGTTCCTATCCCATCATTTGTGGAGAATACGAGGCATCTGTTCAAAAGCGTTCCATCTTTAAGGCTTATATCAGCTAAAACAAATCCATTTGGTCTTAGTTTTTCAATTTTTGAATTTCTGTCCCAAATTGCTTCTTGTAATACACCTCTAACAGTATTAGTTTCCGCTTTTCGTAAAGCCTCTTCTAATTCAACGATCTCTTCTTTAAGATCCATTATTAGTGACCGCATTGGCATTTCTCCTTTTCTTTCTTTATTTCTTCAAGATCATGAAGAAATTCTTCTATAAGTCTCTTTTCAGCTTCCAGCATCAAAACTTTGTATTCCTCTTTTACTGTCAATTCTATGTCTCTTCGCTTATTATAGAGCTTCTCAAGCATTATTTTTCTTCGCTGCAGTCGATTTTTATAGTCCTGTAAAGCATCCTCCAAAGTGCTATATGGCTTCATCATTCGATCAACTCTTTTCTGTTAGTCCGATTTCTTGCTTATTTGCAATTTTAAATGTTTTATATTTTTGTTTGAGCATCCCTGTGGAAATAATCGCATTTATTTTTTTGAAAAGTCCCTTTTGCGTCTACTTCTTGTAACACTCCTGTTTTATCAAATTCAAGATAAAGTCCCTTATCAAAGAATTCTCCCTGAGCAAAGCCTGCTTTGCCACTTACCAGTTCTTCCAATGCCTCTGTAAATGATTTATTAAATTGATTTGTCATTACCATTACCCCTCATTACATTTAATTTGTTTAACTCTGATTTAATTATATAGCGGCTATTTTAAATAGTCAATAATTAATTAGAAATTTATTCATCTTTTTCGAATTTTATCAAGTCTCCTGGTTCACAGTTGAAATGCTTGCAGAGCTTATCAAGCAATTCTCTTGGGAACCGCTCCATGTCATCATTGTACATTTTCCTAACGGTTTCTTTCCCATGATTTATTTCGGCACTTAATCGAGAAATTGAAATACCTGCCTCATCAGCAATAGCCTTTAAATTTGATCTAATCATTTTTCTCACCTCATATACAACTTTACTTTGACTATTTAAAAACGTCAATCAAAATTTACCTATTTCAGAAAATTCCCGCGTTTTTTCAAGTTGGCTGTTATATCGTTTTTGTAAAAATTGCCCGCAACTTTTTACCGCTGCTGTTATACTGTTTTAATTTTTTAAGTGAGCTATGTGGTATCTTAAAAAATTCCTTTGCGTATCAAAATTTGCACGCAATAAAAGATAAGAGCTGTTATACACTTTTCAAAGCAATGCCCCTTCTCTTCAGAAGTAAACTTTTCATAAAATAATGTTTTTATTCAAAATCAGCATTAGTCTATAGTGATGATTGTTGTTTTAATTAGTATTTCAATGATAGTAAGGCAGCTCTATACGCCAAGAGATATATTCGTTAATGTTGCCGTGATGTTCCTTTTTAAACTCAAAATATCCCTCCGTAAGTTCATCAAGCACTTGCTCCTGCATCCCCCATTCTTTGACCATGTCACAGGATTCTGGGGTGAGTAAGTATGAAATGACCTGTTCTCTCGTTTCGTGGAATAGGTTGTTATGTAAGTTCATTTAAAGCCGCTCCTTTAAGTTAAGTTCGTTTTTTATGCACAAAAGACAGCAAGTTCTTTTGTTGTTATACAGCCATTGGGACACTTCACAGTTTTAGGATATTCCGCTCCTAACACTTTTAGCATTTTCTTTTTACACTTTGGACATATCCTATGCGTCATTACAGCATATTCTTTTTCTGTCTTCATATTTGGTTCTCCTTTTCTGCTTTCATTTGTGCTATCCAATAGAGCACCTTGTCCCCTACTTCTGTATCATTCCAGCCCCATTGATCAGCAAGGAATTTAATTTCCGCGGGCAAAGTCTTTGCAATAATTTTTAATTCCATTTTATTTGGAACTCTTCTATATACACTTACAAAACAATCATGTATTTGATCAAGCAATTTTACTGCATCCCTTTTAATTTGTTTAAAATTCATGTTTTATTTGGAATAAACCAGTGCTTTTTCTATACAATACAAATCTAACCCCATTCGCATAAATTCAGGCACGTACTTGCCTATTTTCTCGCTTTCAGTTATTTTCCTAATAACTAATAAGAGTATTGATTCAACTTTCTCCGGTGCAATATTTATTGTATTCTGGAGAAGCGTTTTAAATTTAAAAGTTGCTCCAAAGTCTTTATTAAATGCCTCATATGCTAAATAATTTTTTCGAGCAATTGTAATTTCGGCTGATATTGCTGGAGCTCCAGTTATTTTTGCCCACAGTGTACGGTGCGTTCCATCCCCGTTAACTGCATAAAAATCATCATCTTCAAAGTATATTAACTTTACTGGGAATTGTTTATAGAATTTTTGAAAATCTTCAAGGGGTTTTTTTACTAAGTGTTCAAAAGCTTCTTGGCAACGCCGTTCATCTATATTAACTCCTTTACCGCAAACATGGTCAAACCAAGATAAACCGCTTGAACCTCTGAAGCCTAGACTTTTTATTTTCGAAAGAGGTATATTACTACAGATTGTTTCTTCTTGCTCATAATAAAATAAAAATGTATCTTCCCTAAAGTTAAGGATTCTCTTCATTTCTTTTATATGCGATTCTGGAACTCCTTTTTGAAGTAATAGCTCATGAAGCACTTTCAATTCCATTCCCCCCCTTATTTATCTTTCTTATCGTAACTTATTCGGAATTATTAAGACAAATCCTATTTTTGCTTAGCAATTAAAATAAAACTGCTGGTTTATTTCAACCAAGTTTATTTATTTTCTTGAGCTCGTCCACCAACTCTCTAAAGTTTCTAAACCACGCTCCGTATTTAGTATCCCCGTCCCCACAATATACGTTTACGCAAGTTTCCTCTCCCTCTGAATAGTAACCTTCACCATCAACAAATATAAAATACTTTATGTACATTGATTTCAAATAGATGTACGTTAGTTTTTGAGTCCGATTCCTTCTGCTTCTAACAGTTTCAATGACCATATTCTCTTTTTCTAACTCTTCTTTTAATTTGAGATAATCCAGTGCACATTTATTTGTTTTCATTTTGCTCTCTCCATTCTGTTTTAAATTGTTGTTTTATTTAAATTAATATCTGCTTAAAGGTCATTCTGGCTTCCTTTTGAATTCATTTCTTCTCGCCTTCTAGTTTCTCCAACTTTTTCAGAACAGTGTTAAGCCTACTTTCGAACCGAACTTTATTTGTATTAGATAGTAAAGTATCTCCTTGTCCGTAGAGGACTTGATGTAATTTTCTATACTTAAACCATAGAGACTCTAAATCACGTTCTTTTCCAATAACCTCATCTTTTAAGTTAGCTATCTCATTATCCAAAACATAGACTATTGATTTTTTATCCAATTTTCCGAAGTAACCACCATAACTCATTTCAATCTCTCCATTCTGTTTAAAATATGCATTTTATTTATTTAATAGTTGATACACCTTTTCCATACTATCCATCATGTCATGATCCACTGTATGAACCACTTCTAAGTCATACTCTTCTAATAGGATATTTTCTAATTCTTCGTACTTCTCATCAATTTTTACCTCGTATTCTCTAGCTACCATTAGCATTGATTTAAACGCATGAATTAAATCCATTTCATTCATATTATCATCCCTTTTCTTTTTAATTTGCATTTTATTGCGATGAAATATAGAGTTATTCCTGTTGCAACCTCCCCAATGTGGGGAACGCTGGCGGCTTAATGCCTATTTAACGTCGCCGCCACGACTGTTATACCGATGTCTGTTACATCCCCTTTTACACAATAAATCATTTTAATTTGTTTTATCTTGGTTTAATAAGCTATTTTGTGTCATTACCCAGTCACCTATCTTTTCAACAACTTCACAAAAATCATTATCAAATGGATAATCATCACAAAGATCACTATCTGTTATGCTGTCAGCTTGCTCCCAAAGATCCCGAATTTCATATGCTGAATTTTTGAACTGCATTAATGCGTTTAGTAATTTTTCATTGTGTGTCATTGTTAACTCCTTCCCATCTATGTAAAATATCTTTACTCGCAATATTCTTCTGTTACACTGATTTCAAAAGAACTGTTATCACTCTCTACACTGCTAGTATTTAAGCCTTTCATAAACTCGTATACTTCATAAGAATTGTCGTTTTTAGAAGTGTACCATTCTTCTATATGTTCGTTCCTTATTGCGATAGCTTTTTTGTTTGCTTCGTGTCGATCATAGAACAAACCTTTAATGCCCCAAGTGTGCCCTCCTCTCCCTCTGTCCCGAATATGCAGAGTATAGACGACAAACACCCTGTTAGGTTCTTTGGCTTCTTCCCATTTCCTCCCGGTGAACTCCTCCCACTCTGCTATCTGTTGCGGAGTAGGATATGCAATTAATTTATATTCATACTCGTCTTGGACAAAATCTATTTTTTCATCTTCTGTGTACTGTTTAAATTTTGTTTCGTTCTCCCCGGCTTCTTCATCAGTCCAATCATTAGAAAGATAATCTTGAACCAAGTCCTCAAAAATATCGTTTAGCGTAGTATGGTGTGAAAAGTCTCCCGTTTGAAGATCTTTAATGATATACTGTTTTGTCATTTTAACCGCTCCATTCTTTTTCAATTAACATATGTTTCAAACTCATCTGCTAAGCTAGCATTAAAAAATCTTACAGCGTCAATAAAATAGTGAACTCCATTTTTAAACTCTTTTATTTTATCGATATCATTTTTTTCTTTAACTCTGTTTAGGAATTTTAATTCACTATAGAATTCTTTTCTTATTTCATCATCGGATAGAATAATCTCTCTCTCATAATCTCTTACTGGCTTGTTGATTTCATCTCTTTTAACTCCAAACGCTTTCATGATTATTGCTATTTGTATCATTACTCTTGTACTATGCTCTCTTGTGCTTAAATTTTGAGTACCTAAATCATTTACTTTTTCCATTAACTTTTTATTTCTCATTTTCTTCTCCTCTTTTATGCTTTACTTTTAATTAGTGTTTAGGTTTTTATTAATTGCTTTTTCTTATGTTTTTATTATACTATGACTATTTTAATTAGTCAACATATATTTTTAATTTATTTTTAATTCATTTTTGATCTCTCTTAAGCATTCAAGACATCAATTACTGGTGTCTACCACAATATTCACAACGCTTATTAGACCATAATCCATAACGCATTAAAAAGGGCTTACCTTTCAATTTGCCTTTGGAATATTCTAAAATGGCACCTTGGTTCCCATTTCCACAATTATTACAAGGATTATCTTTATGTTTTCTTTCATAAGCCCGCTGTTCTTCGATTAAATGAAAAGTTTCTTCCTTTCCATATTTTTGTAAACATTCTTTTTCCCATTTATACGCCATTATAATCGCTCCTAATCTGTTTAAAATATAGATTTTATACAATTACTTTTAATTAGTTTGTTAGGTTGTCAAAATCAATTATTTCAACATCTATTCCCTTTCCTTTATGAGTGCACTCTGCTACACCTCCGAACACTTCAACGATTACACTGTTTTCTTCTCTGTCCGCTAATGAACTTTGTTGGTCTTCATTGTCCCAGTCGATTATCATAACGCTAGTATTTGTGTCATTTTCTTCTATGTAGGGCACTCCACCATGAACATATATTATTACTTTAGACATTTTAAAAACCTCCGTTCCTAGTCCTTCGTATGTTTATAGTATACTACGGCTATTTAAAATAGTCAATACTTATTTTTAATTTATGATATTTTTGTATTGGATTGATTTATTAAATAGGTCGCGTATTTCTTAGCATCGTTTAATGTTTCTGTTGTTAGCATTGTATGGACTTCTTTTCCTTTATAAAAAATCCTAAAAGCCCCACATATCTTGCAGATAAACCAATTCCCGTGAGTGTAAACCCGCTTTTTTTCTAGATTATTCATAAAAGTAAATTCTTTATTTTCTGCTTTAAATTCAATAACATTATTAATCTTCGAAACCAATTTTTTGATTTTTTCTTTCTTTGTATGTCTAATTCTGTCCTTTGCTTCGGATAGTTTATTTTTAAATTCCTCCGGAATTCCCGTAAACTCAAGCATTACGGCGTTTTCTCGGTCTACTAGCTTGTTATATCTATTCATATTACGCCCAGCACGTCCAGTTACCGCCCAGGAGAGGTTATTCCCTCTTAGGGTTAAATACTTCACGTACAGATCATAATAACGCTTTTTGAACCGTTGCAAGTCCTTTTTAAGATGGTATATAACGCTTTTGTTATCAGTTGTTTTAATTAGATTTTTAACTTCATCATTCCACGAATTAAACAGGTGTTGGATTTCCTTTGTATGGTCTCTTTTGGTTGTTCTAAAAATCCAATGTGCATCATGTTCGCGGTCTTGTATCTTTTGATCAATTACATATGTTTCTATATCATCAATATCTATTTCAGGATATTCAAAGGTGTTTTTTTGGTTATTAAGATCATTCGAGCTTAGTTTTTTAGCCAGTGAGATTGTACTGTCTGACTGTTTGGCGTACCAACGTTTAGAATAACGTGACCACCGGAATCCGGCCGCTTTCATCTGCTCCCGTATCTCTTCGGATGGTTTAGAACTGAAACGGATTTCAACACCGTTTTTCTCTTCGTTCAGTGTATATGTAACGGTTGTTTCTTTTTCTGTAGTTCCTTGTACGTTTTCATCTGCCGCTTTGTTTGTTGTTTCGACTGATTCACCTGTTAAAAGGTTTTCTTTTTGGGCTGTGTCTCTTTTTGCCTTTACATATACAGTCTTTTCCGTTACCTCTTCCACCTCTTTCAACTCTGCAAAGTGAAAGCACCCTTTTTCAAAAAGTCTTTTGAAATTAGATTCGGAAAAGTACATAGTGTTCGCTGGATTGCTTGAACCCGTAAGCTCTTTATTTAATTTTTTATTCATTCTTACGAAAGATACAGATAATTTACCGTTAAACGTTTGTTTCCTAGTTAATTTATAAACATATCCTTGTTGTACACCATATGTCAAAGGCTTATCAATTACAAGGTATGTTTGTCCCTCTTGAGCTTCTTCAATAGTCAGATCAATTGATACAGGTTTAACAACCTTTTTGATAACCTGTTTTTTAACTGGAATTAGCTTTGATTGTTCATTGATTTTGTTTTCTAACCCATCAATGAATTTAACAAGTTTAGCTTGCGATTCTTCTTTATTATTCCAATCAAAGAAAGAAAAAGCGCGATTACCTTTTGCAATGATTTCCCCGTCTTTTTCAATGTGCCAATTTGTTCGTCCTGGGTTGGTATGTTTAAAAACAGGATATTGAGAGACGACAACCGTTTCCATTTCTTCTTTTTGTCTCATCTTTTCGATGATTTTTCTGGACGTTTCTTTTTCATTTTCACTTGCTGCACTATCATTAATTGTTGCTTGAAGTTTTGCAATTTTAGCATGATCAATAGTATAACCTTTTTTCGTTACCTTTTTGCCTGATTTACCTAGGCCATATTTAGAAATATCAATAAGAATTATGTATCCGTCTTTTTCTGCAATACCATCCCATGATGCTGGATCGAAATAGTCGGTCATTGGATCGCTTTTGTCTTGTTTATATCCATATACCTTCCACCCTCTTTTTTTAAGCTCTCCCATAATTTCAACCTTTGCCGTTCTTTTGTCATAATAAGATAATGCCATTTTAAACATCTCCTTTTAATTGTTAGTTTGATCTATTATTAGATTATCATGACTATTTTAGATAGTCAATTATTTTTTTATTAATATTTTTAATTTGTATGTAATTATATTTATTAGTCTGTGAAGGGTTTGGGATGGTGCAGACCAAAACATTTAAGACGGCGAAGCTGTTTTAAATGTTTGTCAGCATCCCAAGGTCTTTCTTTTTTATTCTTTTAATTTATATATTTAAATTATTCTCTTTTCTTTTAAAAGAAACAGGGTTAAAAACCCCAGTAATATCAAGGGTTTTAGAATTGCTTTGTTGCCTTTTTCTTCACAAGGATACTTATATCTCATTATTCAGCCAGGATTCAAGGAGTGTCCTCATTCGTCTTGATGGTACATAAATATTTATTAATTCACCGTTCCTAATGGCTGACCTCCATATCCATTGAATCATCTCTGATAATGCATACATATTTTCATCAATTTTAACACCCTTAGATGTAAAATAGTTGCTAATAACAGGATTCACGAACCTATTTAAAGCATAGACCAAAGACGTTTTATGACTGTATTCATTTGTAGCTTTTATATTACAAGGTAAAAAGCCTTTAGTGTATCCCTTTCCTTTTAATTTTGTTTTGTGATCTTTGAATGTCGTCCATAGGTTATTATTTGATTTTGTTTTAATGATGTGCTGATAATAATTCAAAATATTATTTCTAAGTTTTTTATGTATGACAGATTTTTTTTCAAACCATGCCTTTGACAATGCAAAATGGTCATCCCCTATTTTGTTTAGATCACCATCATAAATATTGATTAATCGTTTTAATTGTTCTTTTCTGAGCTTGTCTTGTGCTTTGCAATACTTAATCATTTCACAGGATTCTTTATTTCTTCTAATTGAGTAAAGTTCATAATCAATATTATTAATGTCAAAATAATATTTTTGCAAGTGTGCATCAAACAAGTATGTAAGGTTATATACTTGTTTAAACTGGTTAAATATTTCATGCGGAAACGTCCAGAATAAAACATGATCATTATATGAAATTAGGTTATTTCCTAAAGCTAGTCTTTTCAAGGTTCTAAATTTCCCGTCATACTTTCTGTTTGTTTTTTCTTCATGTTCTGTGTTCCAATAGACTTTCCCCCCTTTATTTATCAACCAATTATTTTTAAATAGCATATGAAGGTCATCAGTTGAAATCTTTACTTGTTTAATGACTTCTATTGTTTCATCAAGAATAAGCGTGTAATTCCCTGAATAGATCAATTCTTTTGTGGTTTCGTTTGCCATGCTAAAAAGAGCATGTGTTGTTACAATGTCCTTATGTTCAGCTAAATATTTATGGAGCGAATCCAATTTAAACAGGGTTTCCCCTTCTTCATTATGTATTTTTGGTTCGTAAAATTTTCTGTTTGTACATGATTTCTTTATCCTTGTAACCTCATCAAGATAAGGCGTAACAAAAATAAAGCGTTCATCTTCTGATGAATTATTAATCATGTTAATTATAAATGTTGTTTTGCCGCTTCCCATTATTGAATCAATTACTTTAATTTTCACTATAACGACTCTCCTTTTTTATTCTGTTTTATCCAACCTTTTAGGATATCCTCCATTCTTTTTGAAGCAACATAAATGCGAATAGGTTTATTTATATTTGAAACATCTGCAATCCATTTAAGTAAAACCGAAAGCGCATAAGTCTCTTCAGTAAGATCTTTTAATTCTTCATATTTCCGTTTCAGAAATGGATTTAGAAAACAATTCGCCGCAAAACAAAGAGTATTACGTCTGTCATCCTCTTCAAGTTTATCTGTCAAAGGGACAAAAGACTTGATATTACCAACATAAGATAACCTTTTATACTGTTGTGTAAATGTTGTCCATGCCCTGTCGTTATGGACAGTTTTAACTTGATTCGCAAAGTAATTGTTTATGTTAAGCCTTAATCTTTTTACTCCTTCACTATTTTTATTGAACCATAGTTTAGAATAGTCATATTTAGTGTTACCATATCTAGATAGATTGCCTTTCTTTTCGTGTATATTTAGATTTTTAACTAGTTTATTTTTGATTTCTTCATCCATTCTGTCAGAAAAGAAAACACTGTTTAAGAAGTCTACAGGTGCTGACTTTCTCTTTAATGAAGTGTCCAACATCACATTATAAAGATTAGGCATCTCTTCCCCATCTATCCACATTTGTTCGATTTTTAATAAGTCTTTCTTGTCGTCAACATATTCCAACACTTCAAAAGTGAAATCATTCAAACTGTATTTTTTCCAGTCTTTTTGCAGTAAGTGTGAATGATGTAACCCGTAATGCAGATCAGTAACATGCTGTTCCCATCTTTTGAACACATTTGTGCTACTGCCTATATACTTCTTCCCGTTTTGCTTATTTGTTATTTGGTATATGCCTTTCATTCACTATCTCCCTTTAATTTATATATTATGTAATGATGAGCGACTATCATCACTCATCTTTTCTGATTTCGGTTGACTGTATAATAAATAAACCATAAAACAGCTATGGCTATGAGCGTAACTATAAACACTGTATAAACAATGACCTGTGTTGAGCTGCTGAAGTATTGCCTATTGAACAGGAATAGAATAAAACATACAATAAACAATAAATGAGTAACCCATAATGGAATACGTTTCATGTTTTAAATTGTGTTTGATTATGTTATACTGTAGGTGAAGCTAGAGGATTACTCCTCTAGCCTGCTGTGTTATAGGCGTGTACGTCTGCGGTGCCTTGCCCGGTTTCGCTTTCGTAGACGCTTTTTTCTTTGCTGTCTATGGCTTGTCTTATTTCTAATCATGGTTAACTTCTCAATAATGGTTAGTATATTGATTGTCAGCGTTGAAAGAGATAAGACAATAGCCAACACAACACCTACCCTATCAAACACAATGTTTTTCCCCTCCTTTCTATACCTATAATTATATCATATTTAAACACAAATTAAAAGTATAAAGTGATGTTTCGAAAGAGGTTTTATTTGCGGGTTATGGCTTGAACTGATAAGGGTTAGCGGTAATAAATATAAATATGCCAGGAATGGATTAAGGCTTGTCTGTGAGGCTGTGAGTGTGGTTAAAATGGAAATAAAAAAGACTCAGTTATAAAACCAAGTCGTGTATTTTTAATTTGTTTATATAACATTGTTTAGCTATATAACCTAAAATAGGTTTATTACTGTAAAGTAACGTTAATTCAACAAGCACATGCCCTTTATTGAATACAGGGTTTTCAGTTATTACCTTAACCCAAAAATTATAATTGTTTTCAAGTAGGTTATCTATATCTTGTTCTGTGATAGTCTCAGCGTTTTTTAGTTGGTTGTACATTATGTAATGTTTCCTTATGTCATTATTCCATTGTTTATTAGATAGCTTTAATACATCGTAGCTGTTGAAATAAAATATTTGTTTTTGTGTCATTGTGTGTTCTCCTTTCTTGATTCTCGACGTTTATTTACAAGCTCTTTAAGTCTTTGTGTTGCTTCAGTTTCCTGACGTTCCCCTTTTACAACTGACAGGCGATACTTTGCCCATTGTTTAGCTGAATCGTCTAAGCCCCAATTGAAACGTAAAAGAGCCATAACATTTAGATTTTTATTATGTTTAGCATGTGCAAACTCTTTAAACCATTTGCCGGATTCGATAAATCTTAACGAACGCTTTCTAGACTTCTTGCATTGTTTTCTTGTGTTCATTGTTGTTCCCCTCTTCATTTACTATTTTTAATTCGTTTTTTACGGAATGGATTTATTTAACTTTCTTTCCGCCAATCACTTGAAACTCTTTCTCAGCTTCTTTAATCATGATTTTCAATTCTTGAATTTCATCGGCATGTTTGTTATATAATTCTCTTTTATAAACTTTTTCCCATGAATCTTTCTTCTTTGTTTTATGGTTTTATGTAAGGAGAGGAGAGCCCTCTTTTTTAAATGGGAAACGCATAATTGCAAAATGTTTTGGTATCGCTACTCTGAGTCACTTCACGAGCATCATAAATGCAATGATGGCCTTCCTTGTAATAAACACCTAAATACCTTTCAATCGGATTGTAAACAATCCAATGATCCATAATGTAATAAATGTAGCTGTCTTCGCGATATCTTTCTAAGTGATCGTCAACAATATCATAAATTTGTGAAAGTAAACCGGATGGTGATGCATATGGATTTTCTATAATACCCGCTAAAACTGTCCCGCGTTGTTCAAAATCTAACATTGCACGATATTCGCTATTTAACATCCATTCAGTTTTTTTCATTTTTTATTTCCCCTTTCGGTTATATATGTATCGCTTAACTATATTTAAATTGTATCATGGCTATCTAAAATAGTCAATATATTTCTTTTAATTTGTTTTTAATCATATCTCAACAATACCAATCTATTGACACATTGAATAAAGAGAAGTACTAGGCTATGATTTCTTTAGATGGGATTATTTATATAAAATTCCATCTAAAAGAAGGAGGGTGAAAAGGTGAAAAAAGTTTTAAAAGCAAGTGTTCTGTTTGGTGTCAGCATGGCAATCTTCTTGGGGTTCTCACCTCAAAATGCTTCCGCGGCCTGGTCTAGTTGGCAAAGTTTTGATGGATTTAAACAAGGGTGCAAGGTTCGTGTTTATACTGATGCTACAACATATACGCGTAATGCAAAAACAGTTGATGTCAAAGCTGAACAGAATGGCAACTGTGGAACTATTTATTATAACATGTTCTTGTCTTGGAAAGGCTACCCTCATACAGGTTTAGGAGAGAATACTCCAACAGGTTCGTTTAGTTCAGTGACACCTTTAAAATCTATTACTATTATACGACCAATAGGCGAGCCATCTACTTGGGGATTAGTTTATTTAGAGATGAAAAAATCGTCTAATGGTGATGTTATAGCAAGGGCACAATCTCCTCAATTAACATTTACAGAGTAGATTTTACTGAGATCGGTTAATCCGGTCTCTATTTTTATGTTGGTAAATATATATGTAATTTAGAAAATAAGTCTTCGACTCGCCGCCCGCTGTTATTCAAACGATTCTTTATTAAAAAAGAGTGTGTTCCCTCATCTGATTACAGTTTCAATTTTTTAAAAAATATCTGTTGAAACACTTGACTTTTTAACATTATTTTGTTCTCACTGTTTCTCTGAATCAAGATTCAATAAATCAAGTTATAACTACCCTTATAACCGCAAATGGATACCATATATTAGGATATGTAGGGGGGTATATTAACATCCAAAATAACAAAAAAGGGAACGAATATTCCCCTAGCACTTCCATTTCCACACCATGATTATTTTTCGATTTCAGTCAAATTTCAATCGTATTCGCTATCGTAAAATCCTTTAACCTCAATACTTTTCATCCCTTGGATTTTCTCTATGCCACTCCCCTTCTCACTCTATTCATTCTCAATTCCTTCTCTATTAGAGGTTTTACGATTCAAATCCCCTCTCCCTAAATAAATAACACATAAATCCCTTGCAGCCACTTTCTTTTCTCTCCTTCAATCACTCCAATACGATATCAACATATTCGTTCCCTGTAATTAAAATCACTATCCAATCCTTGGGTGAAAAGTTACAATATCTTTAGTGGTGATTTAATAATGAAGCTAAGGTTGCTGGGTATCGTTATCCATTCCGCTTTATTTGCTTATAGACAAAAACAAATTAAAAGTATATAATAAGAATATAAAATTCAAGTAAGGAGTGATTTTGATGTGTAATTGAGATCATCAATTGTGCAGTGTTAAATACTCTAAGAATATTCAATAGGAGTGATTCAATGAAAAACATATCGAAAATTTTGGAGGAGAAGCATGTTACTACATAATACAGAAGGATATACATTAACAAAAGACGTCCAAATTAAAGAAAACGGTCATACATACATTAAACGAGAAGTATTAAACCGTGCTCTCAACATAGGTGAAGCAGCCTTTGTTGGTAATAGCAGAAACAAGATTAAGAGATTAAGTGAAGAAGAATATATGTTTATTAGAAAAGAACCTGTTACCAGTGAAAACACTGTTGTTTCAAAAAGATTATTAAACAAATTAAAAGAATTGATTGAAGATGAATTCAGAGATGATATTTGTCTTTCTTCAGAAGAGAAAGTGACACACGTTAAAATGATCATCAAGAGGAATCCTTGGATTGAAGATATGTCATTTATTTCTTGTCCATCCGATATGAGCAATGAGGATCTTCACTATTTGCTTGATCAGATTGCATCATACATAACTGAAATTGAATTATTTAAAACAAATTAAAAATACATAGTTTGAAAGGAGGGGTACCTATTGGACAATCAACAATTTTATACATATAAATTTAATTCTTCGCGCCTAAAAGAATTTGGATACAACATTACTCTTTCTTTTCAAGAAGCACAGGAATACAACGAGGTAATTACCTTATTTGATAATCAAATTTTAAGATCAATAAGAGACATTAAGAACGAAATCATCGATTATGCTTACCTTGAGACTCTTAACAAAGAGAAAGAGCATTTACAAAAACAAAAGCATTCTCAAGAAATCTCTAAAAGATTAAAAGAAATTCAATCAGAAATCAATGAGATGCTTTTCGTACCAGAATACATAACGATCAAAATGGATCACAACAGCCATTATAGAGACTTACATAAAAATGGATTGATCTTAAATAACAAACGGTTTGTCCGCTTCTCTTCTTCTGCAGGTCAAGCAAGAGTGTCCACTGTCGTATTTATCGAAGAAGAGACCTCCAAAAGACTTAATGAAATCCTGGATAACGGAAGAGATTTAAATAAAGCCCTAGTCCCTTCTAAGTTTAATGCATATAAGGGATTGGCTGGCAGCGCCACTCAAGTAGTTAGCGCTCCCCGGTTTTGTTTAGTCCCTGATTATTATAGCGACACTAAAGTAAAAGTAAACTTTGTGACTGAAACAGATTTTGAAGAAGATGACATTATCGAAGTTAAAGATATTGTTGAATCATTTAACCGTTTTGATGGCCAAGGCTTAATTAGCTACGAAATGGCTAAAAAGTGGGCAGAGGAATTAGGTTTAGACTATGTCCCAGCGCAATGGTGTATCAGACAGAACTTTATTAAAGGAATGCTAAATACCTTCCCTATTCATGAGTTTTGCGAAAAAGTAAATAATGGGAATTATAGAATCAGAACATCTTATAAAGACTCTGACGGGAACCCAAAAATTGTGGATTTAAGGGACATTGATGTTATCCTCACTGAAAGCCAATTTAAACTCTGGGACAGCTTCCCTTCCATTGAGGTTTATGAAAATAACTGTGAAAAGAATAACTTGAAATGGGGAGTTTCACTACACAGCCCCAAAAAAGATAAAGACATTTTGAAAATGAACTATCAATTTTTACAAACTCTGAATCTAAACCATGAAGACATTGAAAAGATCTGTGAGAAATTCGTTAACTGGATAACTGGGGTCAATTCAGGGAACATCTATTACACCATCTTGTTTCTTCTGGGAACTGATGTGACAGATGAAAAAATTACGAATTACATAGAGAAATCTGATAATCATTGGGTTAAGTCTTTAATATTGAACCCTGACTTAATCAACGACAAATACATAAAAAAGAAAATTTATGACTTAATGAAAAAGAAAATCCAACGCGGATGCCTTGGGGACATAATCTTAGATGGCAACTTCCAGACTCTTGTTAGCGATCCCTATGCGATGATGCAGCACGTTTGTGGTTTGGAAGTAACAGGGCTTTTAGGTAAGCGAGAGTACTACTCAAATTATTGGAATCAAAAAGGTGTTAAACATGTTGACAGTATGCGGGCACCCCTCACCTATCGTAGCGAACATTTAATTTTAAATCTAAAGCAAACTGAGGATATGGATTATTGGTACAGACATAATTACACAGGTATCATTGTGAATGTTCACGGCTCTGAGACAATGAATTGGGCTGGTAGTGATTTCGACTATGACATTATTGCAACAACTTCGGATAAAACAGTATTAAAGGGGGTTTATAAAGATGAGTTGCCAGTGGCCTACACCCCTCCCACTTCAACCAAAAAGGTTTTGACTGAGGAAGATTTATTCAATGCAGACCTTTTTTCATTTGGCTCGATTATTGGCTCAATCACCAATAAAAGCACGAGTGGCTATGCTCTTCTTTCTCAGCTTGATTCTGATTCTAAAGAGTATCTCACCACATTAAATCGAGTAAAAATGTGTACCAAATTGCAAAGTGCTCAAATTGATAAGGCCAAAATTGGACGAGAAGTTAAAGGCATACCTTCTCGCTGGATTAATTATCAAAAGATCAAAAAAGATGACTCGGAGAATGTTAAGACGACTAAGGAATTTTACAATAAAATCTTATTGGATAAACACCCTTACTTTTTTATTTATTTATACAAAGGAACTAAAAACAAATACAAAAAACATGTCAAAACCTATGATATCACTTGCAAGCAGAAATTTGGGATTAGTCTTCAGGAGCTCAAGAAAGTAAAACGAAAAACAAAGGAGCAGCATGAATTTCTTAGGTTATTTGAAAGGTTTAATCCAGTGATTGAGAGTGACTGTGTAATGAACAGACTCTGCAAGTATATTGAATCCGTTGACTTTGGTATTAGAAACATTGTTAACAAGGATGTCGATGATGAAATTTACAAGATTTATATGAATGATGCAGTTCAATTTGATGAATCACGGTACAGGAAAGTAGCAAAAGCATATCAAAAACATAAAAAAAGCATTAATCAATCATTTTCATTGGGAGCAAGTAGTGATGCAGATAAAAATTTATATGATTCAGATCTCTGCAGCAATTTCTCCAATTCCCTAGATTTATTCAAACAAAGACTCAATGATATTTGCTCCAATGTTTACGAGGCAGTTAATTACCTTGTTCGCTTATTTTATGTTGATGAAAAGAGCTCAAATAAAGAGATTTTATGGCATCTCTACGGCCAATACATATTTGAAAACGTAAAAGCAAAACAAAAAAGTTTCAACATCCCTGTACTTGATCAAGAAGGTGATATTAACTACCTTAATAAACATTACTCATTAAGAAAGGTGTGTCTACAATAGACAAATACAAATTCAAAGAGAAGGAATATGTAGAAGCAATAATTGAAAACGGATTTATCTCAAAAAACCTGAGTTATGAACTGAAGCTATTGGCCAAGTATTATAAAGAATTAGGATATAAACCTAAAAAACGAGAAGAACTCCTTTATGATTTCTGTGAAAAAAACATAGAGAATTTTAGCCGGGTGCTATATTACAAAAAAATTAATTCAGTGCTCAATCATGCAAGGAAAAAAGAAAATATTTTAATCAATATAGATGAAATTGATATAACAGAGAATGAACTTCGATTTATTGATCGTTTAGATATCAACCATCAACAAAAAAAGCTCTGCTTTACCCTTCTCGCCTTAGCAAAGTTATATTCAACAGTTCACTACATAAAACATGGTGAACATTCGACAGAGCACTATTATGGTGGAAACAACAAAAGATACAAAGAACTTATAGATACTTCTCATACTTCGTTAACTGCCAACAAGCTGCATCAAAATATTGGAGAGTTGGCCACGAAAGACATTGTTGAAATTCGAAATAAAGGATTCATTAAATTAAGTTTTATCTATGGTATCGACCCCGGTGGAGAAACGGCTATTAAAATAAGATCGTTTGACAGTATCGGCCTCTATTACGATCTGCACACTGGTCAAAAGAAAGTTAAATCATGCGTCAATTGCCAAACTCCATTTAGATTTAAAAGCAACAAATCTAAATACTGCCCTTCTTGTGCATCCGCTATAGCAAAAGAAAAAACAAGGGCAAGAGTAAGAAAACATCGAAATGTAACGCTTTAGAAAAACGCTAAAACCCTTGATATATAAGCGTTTTTGAACCATACATAAATTTTTATTATATGGAAGGATACATAAAATTAAACTTACATTTAGGAGGAAATAAGAATGAATAAAAAAGAACTAATTGGTGCAGTTGCAGAGGCTACAGAACTAACAAAGAAAGATGTCGAATTGGTTGTTGACTCAACATTTGATGTAATCACATCTGCTCTAAAAGATGGTGAAAAAGTTAAAGTGCACGGTTTTGGCAGTTTCGAAGTGCGAGAGCGTGCTGCACGCAAGGGGCGTAACCTTCAATCAGGGGAAGAAATTGAAATCCCAGCAACAAAAGCACCAGCATTTAAAGCTGCTAAAGCTCTTAAAGATGCTATCAAACAATAATTAAAAGGATAATTATTCTGTTGGTTGAGTTTAACTATGATGATTTAGAAAAAGTAATATTAAAAAATGCAAAGAAGCACAATATTACGATTACCAAAGAACAGATCGAGCTTTTCTTCGCCTCAGAGGAAGAGTATATGAGGAGTATTGGTTTAATCTCTTCAGAATAATTACTCCTCTTCCCTCCACTTCAATTTGAAGTGGGTCGGATAATAGTCATTTGCGAGGGATTGAGGTTAGCTAGCTCGCCTGTATCTCTAGGAGACAGGCAAGTGGCTATTATCGGACGAAAACTGTCAATAAGACCTTTGCTACTAACTACTTTGTAGGGTGAACCCATCACAGTCTTATTATGGGCGATAGTTTTGTCTTAAATTAATTGCGGTGTACAGCTTCGGCTTGCACTTAGATGAGGCGGATGCGTCTTCCTCATCTGAATACTGCCCTTCGACTATTCGAATGAGGCATAAAATTTTTCCGGGTTAGCGATTTTTCTATAATCGTAAAATAAGTGAATTGGCATTTGAGCGTTTGATCACCGCTCCCATTTCACTGAAAAGGATTATTTTCGGTCTTGTCTTTTCAAAACTATTCTATTTGTGCTTGCGTTGCCTACGGGGCTTTCCGGAATGTGCTTCCGAGCCTTCCGGTGCGCAGGCAATCCTAGGGGCGCATGTTCCTCGGTGGCGATGCGGTCTCCAAAACCGCGTGGGCAGGTTCGATCCCTGTCGCCCCTGTACAAAAGGGTCTTGCAAGATGCAAGTCGCCTTATTAACGAAAAAGGAGAAGATGTGAATGTCAAAAATCGCACTATTTGAAGCTCTCCCTTTAAGAAATACTATTTCCAAACGTATTCAAGAACTCTTGCAAGAAAGAGATAGCGTTGCCTATCTTGAACACGACAAAGATGAACCATACACTAAACCAACAAAAACTATTGATAAAATCACAACAGAGTTGGAAGTTGCAAGGAAAGATTATCGTGACCTTGTAGTGTTGATGGCCGAAGCAAACCTATATGCTAAAGTTGTATGGGATGAAAAAGAGTTGTCTATAACGGAAGCTCTTGAGTTAGCTCAACAACTAAGAGGTGAAGCTAATAAACTTAAAAACTATGGACGTTCGAAACAAACTGAACGACTAGCATCATATTCTGATGTTGTGAGTTATCGTGAAGCCATGTTTGAGCCTGAGAAAATGAAATCTAAAGGATTGAAACTTGAAAGAATGGCGAATCGCTTATCAAATGCAATTGAAAAAGCAAATCATAACTATGAAATTGAGTTTGAAGCTGCTAATAAGTATCTATAAATGCTGGGCTTTTGCCTTAGCTATGAGGGTGAAAATTATTTCACCTTGATAGCTGGTGTAAAAATCATCAGCTTGGAGCAACAGAGGAGTAGAGAGCCGCCTTGGTTTGGAGCGTATCCATACTGCAATACCGATAAAATTACAATATTTTTTGTAGGATGGAAAACGGATAACGTTTAACAGCTTACCATTTACGTGATTTACGACTTTCCGGACATTTGATATTTAGTGTGGTCATATTTATACTGAAAAATTCACTCTGTTCTCTGTTGCTCCATTTTTATCTCATCTGCCAAGTGCAGAAGGAGTTTCTAATGACGTTGCTAAAGCGTCTTTTGTTATTTTTACATAATAAAGCGTTCTGGCTGTAAGGGTTATATTTCACTCATAATCAGCCATATTCCCTGTCGATCCGAAGGCTTGCGTCCCTACGTGAGCTACTTACGAAGGATAGATGGGGTTTTTGTTTTATGTAAATTCCTTCGGGTGTTTTCCCTCAACACCTATCCGATTTATTCATTTCTTATTTTTCCCCTTTATCTCCTCTTTTCGGATTGGCCGATGCTATCGGATCATCGGGCTTCCGAAGGAATTTATTTTAGTTTTATATATTAATTAAAAGGATAAGGAGGAATACTCGTATGGCGAAAGGTAGATCAAGTAAAAAAGTTAACCAAGTGAATTTAAAAGGTTTTTTGGATATGGATTTAATGGAGATAACTGAACAAATAAAAGAAGATGAGTACACATATGATTTAAGGGAACGATTATATGAGTTTAATGGGAAAAACGTGTCAATCACAATTAAAGAAGAGAATGAACTTCCTGTTAAAGAAGCTGAATAGGATGGTGATTGAATGATCGATCCTATTCAAACGAAGCGCCGCCCTGATGAGAATTTAAAAGAATGGAAAATTAGAATTTGCTCCAATAAAGATGTTTACGATTTAAACTGGGAAGAAATTAAGGAGCTTATTAACAAAGAAACTGGTGAAAATAAAGGAGAATCCGCTTATAGGAAATGGTTCAAAAACTTCATTGAAGGCGTTGAATACCAAAAAGAAAAATCAGTAGATTCCAACGCTGCCTTGATAGAATTAGAGATGAAAAAGCTTGAAGTTATGGAAGAGAGAAAGAAACTTCAGGCAGTAAAACATGAATTTCATAAGGAATCGCGAATAAAAGGTAGAACAGAACTGCTTTATGAAAATGTATCTCAAGCAATTAAAGAAATTGGCACTCTTCCCCCTCCCTCATTTCAAGCACTGGAAAAGAACGAGAAAAAAAGAGCTGCTGTCCTCGGCTTTGGTGATGAACACTTTGGTAAACAATTTAAAAGTTGCAACAATGAATACAACGAGCAAATTTATCTTGAACGTATGAACCAAATTCTCTCTGAGACTATTGAATACATAAAAAAAGAAAGCCTAGATGAATTGGTCGTACTAAATGGTGCTGACAGTGTTGAAGGAATGGCATTACGGGTATCTCAACTGACGGCTTTGCAGTACGGTTTCATTGATCAAGTTATCAAATACTCACGTTATAAGGTTGAGTGGCTTAAAGAACTTTCTAAATACGTAAAGATCAAGTACATACATATCCCTTCTGCTAACCATACAGAGTTAAGATTACATAATTCAAGTCGTTTGGAAATGCCTAAAGAGGATGTTGAGCGTATCATTGCCACATATATTCATGACATGCTTAAAGACAATGAGCGAATTGAAGTTCCGCTTCAAGATGAAGCTATCGTAGACTTCAAATTACTGGAGTTTGAAATTGCAGCTTGTCATGGTCACCAATTAAAAAATAAAAAGAACGCTATTCGTGACATTTCACAGATGAAGCGAAAATTCTACGACTATTTATATGTGTCACACTTCCATCATGGAAACATGCTTACAGTTGGCGAAGCAGCCACGCATAATATTCAGGTAATACAACTCCCTTCTGTGATGGGATCAGACGACTATAGTGATGGGCTAATGACAGGTGCTAAAGCTGGAGCTAACCTTTCAATTTATGAGTCTGGTAAAGGCCGGGTTATTCAATACGATTACATATTAAATTAAAAACCTACTTAAGGGTTGCGACCAATCGCAAAGGAGAAATACATAATGAACAATATGGAATTTGTAAAAGAAAACATAAACAAATGTCTAGAAAAACTCACGAAATTGCGGATAGACGGAAATCATTCAGCATATAAGACTGTTGCTAAAGCTTTAAGAGAATACATTGCAATGTTCAATCATCCAAATAAAGATGAAGCTGAACATTTATCAAAAGTTATTAAGTTAGTTCTTGTTGAAAGATAAGGTCTAGAAAGTTTTATTCGGAAATCCTTTGACGAAGAAGATTTTAAAGCCTATTACAGTTTAAGCAACGTCTACGAAGATATAAACAAAATGCTTATTGATTTAGTGTCTTCTGTAAATCAGATTGAGGAAAATCTAGATAAGCATGAGTATCACAATTACCCAATTACCGGGAATAATCTTTAAGGAGGGATTTTAATGAAACTAAGAAGGTTTTTAATTGAAAAGTTGGCTGGGAACCGACCTGTAGCCCTTAATTTAAAAGTAAATGGAACATTGGATGCAGATAAAACAAAAGAAGGTTTGTTTAAAAACATTAAGTGTATCTGAATAAATCTTTAATTTTATTCAAAAATCGATGAGGATGATGAAGATGGATAAAACAGAAGAAATTGAATTGATGAGCAGACATTTGGAACAACTTATTAAATTGAAACAGTCCAGCAGCATTTGAAATAAAAAGGAACCCTCCGTTAAGTGGATTCCAATAAGGGCTATTTCTTTTTAAAGATGATGTCCAGAGCTAACAGGATAATACAACCTACAAGAATGATGATTGAGATAATATTTGACCCGAAGCCAGTGTTCCAGTTTTTCAAAATTGAGTAGACTTGGAAAAGGAGCAAAAGGATAACTGCTAACCTAAATGGCAATGTAAATGATTTAATGGTTATCACCTATTCTCTATACGCATTGTCGTATTACGTTTGATATGTTGAAGAAATCAAGAAAAGCCTCTCCTACATCCTTTGGCAGGTTATTGGTTGTTCTTTTTACAGCTTCTTTCCAAGCGTCTACTGTTCTCCATCTTTGCTTTTTCAAGCTTTTGTACTTAGAGTAAATTCTGTCAACGGTTTTCTTTACGCCGCCGAGTAAGTTGATGGCTTTTTTCAATTTGACAATCTTAGAGAGTGGGAAGCCGACAGTCCCAATCATAAGACCAACAGCGATTACGCAGTCCCACGCTCCAGCAGGTTGAATTGCAGAACTGTCAGCAGATGTTTTAGATTCTTTTACATCTACATCAGATAAAGACGGAACAACTAAATTATCACCGTTTGTAGTGACTTCAACCCCTGTTTTTTCTGTTAACCAACTAGCCACTTTTTAATCGGACCTTGTTTTTCAACACTAGCTGGCAACTGCTCAATGCCTTCTAAGAATTTAACAAAATCACTGCCTGGTGAAAGAAGTTCACTCTCTAAACTTCCTGTTGGTGCATCAATTTCCCCCTCTTCCTTTGCTGATGCAAAGGACGGTGTGATGGTCGCAAAAGCTAGTAGAAAGGCTAAAAAGAATGGAAAATATTTTTTCATATCGTTCCCCCTTTGTTTTTAATATTTTTTAAGCCTTTTCACCGCAACTATATCATATTATCAAATATAAATAAACAATTTATACCATAATTAGTACTTAGTTACCACCCCCTCTGTATTTAACTAATCTTTATTAAATATAAATACTTAAATACAGAGAGGATAAAATAAAAACACCTTTTTAGAACGCCCAGTGATGATTGAGTTTTTCTCCTCGACCTCTCTATTGCTGGGCGTTTTATAAAACGTGTTTAACTTAAGTATTGGAGGTGTATTAATGGCTACACAAAAACTTATGTGCTCCTGCTGTGGGAAAGCTCAAGCTTTTTCTCAGTTTTATAAATCTGAATCCTTGTTTAACGCTGCTACAGGAAAACTAACAGTCTGTAAGATGTGTCTTCAAACTGAATATAAGAAAGACCCTGAAAATTTAACACATGTACAAAACATTTTACGTATGATTGATCGCCCTTTTATTTATGATATTTGGATAGCTTCAATAGATGAAGCAAAAACAAAATCTAAAAATGGGGATGCCAATGTTTTTGGTGTCTACATGAAAAATATCGGAATGAAAGATTTCATCTCCAAAAATTGGTCAGATAGCGAATATGATTTTGAAGAAGAACAAGAACATACAAAGAAAATGTTGCTTGCTAAAAGCGATGAAAATGTGACACAGGAAGACATTGATGAATTCATTCAGTTTTGGGGACGCGGTCTATCTATTGAGGATTATTTATGGCTTCAGAATGAGTACATAGACTTTACAAATAGATATGAATGCGATTCTAAAGGAATGGAACTGCTTATAAATCAAATTTGTCTAACAATGCTGGATATTCGTAAGCGTCGGGAAAATGGAGAGAAAGTCGATCAGCAGCAAAAAACACTCCAGGATTTATTGGGATCGAGTAATCTAAAACCAGTTCAAGAATCAGGCGCTAGTGGTGTTGAACAAGAGACCTTCGGTACATTGATAAAAAAATATGAAAACGAAAGGCCAATTCCAGAACCTGAGCATCGTTGGAAAGATCCTGATAAGATTGGTAAGTACATAAAAGTATTTTTCTTAGGTCATTTATCAAGGATGCTTGGTATTAAGAATGACTATTCAAATGAATATTGGGACGAAATGAAAAAGCACACTGTTGAAGAGCCTGTAGATGAAGAGGAAGACGAGGTAAACGAAAATGGCCTCATACAGTAACTTTACAACAGATCGAAAAAAACATAGTAGAGGGATTAATCTCTTCAATAAAGGCAAGAACTTCAACAAAAAATCTAAATCAGAAAGACTGATGGATGGCATTGGTGCTTGGGCTTCTTTTTATCGAGCTAACCCCCATCGATTTGTAAAAGAATACTTAGGAATAACCCTTAAATTATTTCAATGTATTTTGATTTACATGATGGTACATAACCATTATTTTATGTATTTAGCTAGTCGTGGACAGGGTAAAACTTGGTTAACGTCGGTGTACTGCTGTGTTCAAGCCATACTATTTCCTGGCACAAAGATAGTCATTGCTTCAGGTACTAAAGGACAAGCAAGAGAAGTTATTGAAAAGATTGATGATTTGCGAAAAGAGTCTCCGAATTTAAGACGAGAAATTGAGGACTTAAAAACTTCAACTAATGACGCAAGGGTTGAATTCCATAATGGTAGTTGGATTAAAATTGTTGCATCAAACGACGGAGCTCGCTCAAAACGTGCAAACCTTTTGATTGTGGACGAGTTCAGAATGGTCGATTTTGAGATCATCAGTAAAGTATTGAGAAAGTTTCTTACCGCTCCAAGGTCTCCAAAATATCTTGAAAAAGAAGAATATGCTCATCTAAAAGAACGAAACAAAGAAATTTACTTATCATCCTGCTGGTATAAGGTTCACTGGTCATATAATAGGTTTGTCACCTATTTTAATGCAATGATGAAAGGATCAAAATATTTTGTATGTGGTCTTCCTTATCAAATTGCCATTAAAGAAGGATTGCTTGATAAGGATCAAGTAAAAGACGAAATGTCAGAAGAAGACTTTGATCCCATTGGTTGGTCAATGGAAATGGAAGCATTGTGGTTTGGAGAATCAGAAAAAGCTTATTTTAAATTTGAAGACCTTGAAAAGAATCGAAAGCTCGCCTCTCCCCTTTTCCCTCCTGATTACTATGACCTTATTAAAGATTCCAATTTTAAATTTGAAAATAAAAAACCTGGTGAACTAAGGTTAATTAGCAACGACATTGCTGGCATGGCAGGTAAAGATAATGACGCTAGTGTGTACACTATTTTTAGATTAATTCCAAATTCAAATGGTTATGATAGACACATTGTTTATATGGAGAGCATAGTTGGTGGACACACAGGTTCACAAGCAACAAGGATAAGACAGTTATTTGAAGATTATGCATGTGACTATATTGTGCTAGATACTCAAAGCATTGGTCTAGGTGTATATGATGCGCTTTGTCAGCCTCTATACGATAAAGAAAGAGCTAAAGAATATGAACCACTCTCTTGTATCAATGACGAAAAAATGGCTGAACGTTGCACATATCAAAATGCCGAAAAACTTATTTACAGCATTAAAGGTAACGCTCAGTTAAATAGTGAGATTGCAGTTCTTCTTAAAGACGGATTTAAACGAGGAAAAATTAAAATCCCTATAAATGAAAATGAAGGTCGAGAGTATTTAAAGCGATTCAAGGGATACGAAGCCTTACCAGAAGAAACCAAGGCCAAATTTATCTCATCTTATGTTCAAATCACCTTGTTGATCAATGAAATGATAAACCTTGAAGCTGAATACAGCGATAACGGACAAATCAAGCTAAAAGAACCTAAGAGTAAACGAAAAGACAGATATAGTTCCGTGGCCTATGGGAATTATGTTGCTACCCTTTTAGAACGAAAACTCAACAAACAAACAGAATATGACATTGATGATGATCTTGTCTACTTTTAAAAGAAATGAGGTGAATTATGGCTAATATTAAAAAAATCGATATTGAATCAGAGGAATATCAAAAGCTACTAAACGATTACAGCACCTATGTGTCTACTTTTGCATCTGGCTTCGTTTCTAACTTGTTCTCTCAAGGTATTATAAGTGAAGTAGATGCTAAGCAGTTAAAAGAATACTTTTCTAACCCTGATAAGTTCCAGAAAGAGATAGAAGATCTTGCTCAATATTTCTATATTTCAACCGCTGAGATCCACCAACTTTTTGAGTTAATCGAAGCCCTCCCAACTTTGAATTATAAAATTGATTCCTTTGTGAAAAGCAAGTCCTCTGATAAGCACATCTCCCTTTTAAATAAATCCCTCCATAGAGTAAAACATAAAAGATTAACACGCGACTTGCTAAAACAAACTGCAACAGCAGGAACGCTCGTTGGAATTTGGCTAGGAGATGAAAAATCCCCCTACCCTTTTGTGTTCGACAGCGTTGAATATGTTTTTCCAGCTTTCAGGAGAAATGGTGATTGGGTTTGTTTAATCAATATGGAGTATTTCAGCAACTTCAAAGAGGACTATAGAAAAGAGCTGCTAAATAGCTTCTCCCCTTTCATTAAGAATTCAGATTATGAAAACTTCCTAAAAGATCGTGAGAAATACAGATATAAGGAACTCCCACAAGAACGGACATTCCCGCTTCGAACCGGAACTTTAAAAAGGAATCAAGGGTTAGGTACATCTTGGGTAACACCAGGTTTATATGATGTTCTACATAAGAAGAAACTTAAAGACGTTGAAAGAGCTATCGCCAATAAAATCATTAATGCAGTTGCTGTTTTAACCATCGGGACTGATAAAGGTAAAGGCGAGTACACAAATCTTAAGCTTCCAAGACCAGTAAAGCAAAAAATTCATTCTGGAGTGAAGGCTGCTTTAGAAAAAAACAATAAAGATGGAGTTACAGTCGTTTCCATCCCCGACTTTGCAAATTTGGAGTTCCCGGATGTAAAAGCCGATGGATTAGACGGAACAAAATTTGACCACATCAACAGTGACATACAATCTGCTTATGGTTTATCAGGATCTTTGCTAAATGGTGATGGCGGCAACTATGCAACGTCCTCATTAAACTTGGATACCTTTTACAAAAGAATTGGCGTCTTAATGGAGGAAGTTGAACATGAAGTATATCAAAAACTCTTTAACCTTATCCTTCCTGCAGGTCAAAAAGATAATTATTACATGAACTATGACAAAGATAAGCCTTTAACACTTAAAGAGAAGATGGACATTCTCATTAAGCTTAATGATAAAGGATGGTCAATTAAACATGTTATCGACAATATTGCAGGCGTGTCATGGGAAAGTTATTTGGAACAAACTTTATATGAAACAGATGAATTGAATCTTCAAGATAAGATAAAGCCTTACCAAACATCCTATACATATACAGGCAGTGAAGCTGGGCACCCTGTTGTAGATGAGAGTACTAATGAAAACACCATTAAATCTGCAACATCAAATGGAAACAGCCTACCAGACTAATTTGCAATGTTTTGAAAGGAGGTGAATAAACGTTTGACCAAAGAGCAAAAGAAAAAAGTTTTTCAATTGCAGCTTAATGAGATAAAGAAAACAGATGATCCCACAAAACTCCCCTGCACTTTTATCATTTTTGACTTTGAGACATCTCACAACAATACAGTCATTTCTAAGGAAGTTGCTTTGGACGCCTCCCCTACTATTATCAATAAGCCTATTGTTGCAAAATACCATGAGGTTGAAGAAAACAACACTGCTACTGATGCACTTGGATCTCATGAAGCATATTTAGGTACTGATAAACACGGTGAACTTGAAGTTAAGACGGATACTACCCCAATCGGCGTGTTTACTTCTGAAGGATACATTATGGAGATCGATACTCCGGAAGGAAAAAAAGAAGTTTTGGCCGCCGATGCAGTTTTATGGAGTTCGCGTTTCAGCGATGCCTGTGAGCTTTTATTGGAATGGTATTCACGGGGCATCAATATAAACACAAGCTGTGAAATTCTATACTCAAATTACTCTGTTAAAGATGGAATAGAGTACATTGAAACGCCTATTTATTTAGAAGGTCATGCGATCTTGAATTCTGAGAAACGAGGAGAGCACGATATCGTCCTCCCTGCTTATGATTCATCTCGCTTAGTGAGTTTTAATGAGATGCAAAAATTCGAGAAATTGGTTGCACAAGCTGCAAACCAAGAAAAACAAAAGGAAGGTGAAAAAGTGGATAAATTTAAAAAAGTGTTTGAATTATCACATTCGGACATAAGAACGCTTATCTATAATCAACTTGATCCAACTCTCGAATCAAATGAGGGATCATATATTGCTGATGTGTATGATACATACTTTATTGTAAATATTTATAGTTGGTCTGAAGATAATTCTTACGACAAATATTACAAAATTAACTACACCAAAAATGGGGATACTCTGACAATTGATTTAGACTCAAAAACTGAAGTCTTCTTAAAACGAAACTGGGAAGAAGTTGTCCCTGAAGAAATTCAAAGTCAGTTAAATGAAAAAGACACAACAATTTCAGAGCTCTCTAATCAGTTTAATGAAATCAAAGAGAGTAAATCTAAGCTTGAGGAACAATTCAATGCAGCAAGTGAAAAGCTCGTTCAATTAAACTCTGTTGTAGAAAAGCTTAAACCTTTCAAGGAAAAACATGAAAAAGCAGAGTTCGAAAAAAGAGCTCAAGAAAAGAAAGAATTCTATAAGCTTAAATTTGAAGCTCTTAATGCTGAAGAGAAATATGAAACTGAAGAAGTTCAAAATCTTATTCTAGCATCAGCTAAAGACAACGAAGAAGCCGATAAAGCAGTTCTTCAATTGAATTCAATGTTGGTTGAACTTGTTGATCATGCAACTGACCAAGATGGAAATTTTATTAGAGAGATGTCCAGCAAACGTGAAAAATTACTAAAAGATGATGATTCGTTTGAATCGCGTTATTCGTCTTAAAAACTTAAAATGGAGGATTTATAAATGGCTACTAGACTACAAACTGCTCTTACAGAAGTAGGCACCCACACTACTGGTAACTTGAATTCATTAAAAATCAAAACTCTTGCTCACGGTGCTAAGGTATCTGGATCAGATATTGACAACTTTATGCTTGTGGAACTCGGTTTTGATGAAGAAGGAAACCGCATTGCAAAAAAACTTTCCGATAAAAAGCACAGAGCTTATTTAATTGCAGCCCCAGAAGTTCGCTATTTGGGCGAGTCTTTGACTGATTTCTATAACGCTGAAGGTGAACACGGTCGTATCGTTATTTTGGAACCAGGATACACACGTTTTGATGTTTCTGCTTTCTCTTTGAATGAAGGCGTCAAAGAAGTTAAACGAGGACAAGTGGCGCACTTTGATATTAAAACTGAAAAATATGTTTTAAGCGACCCTGCTTCACCTCATGCTGACTTTGCAGATTCTTCTGCTAAATTCCTTGTTGTAAACAGCGAAGATGATCTCCAGTACACAATGGGACAAAAGCTGGTACGTCTCGAAGTAATTACAGGATCAGAAACGGGCTTAGTACCTGGAACAAGTTCAGAGACTCAAGCAAAAGCCGTAGACATTGGCGATTAATAGAACTTTAATAAACACTTATTGAAAAGGAGTACAATATATGAAACTTGACACTGTAAAAATTAAGGGCTTATTTAGCCGTGTGGTCAACAATAAGATGGAAGCCACAGATAAATCGGATATCGAAACTTATATTAAAAAAGTATTTGGTGATGGAACTGTTACTCCTGACCCTTCTATGTTGCACCAGTTTAATACGCTTGTTGTACAGCAAGCAGATGAAATTGCAAAACCAATGGTTACAAATCTAATCACTCTATTTGCAAATCACGAACAAGAGAAACCAGGGAGTCTAAAATTAATCAAAATCCCTAAGAAAAACAAAGCAAAAGTGATTTGGTCTGCTAATGGATCAGGTGTAGATCTAGTCCGTGTTGAAGGTCGAGAAAATGTACCTGCTGTTCCATATACGCTATCCACTGGTTTTTATTATGAGCCACTTGATCTTGTAACTGATTCTGTCGAATATTTCAACAAATTAGTTAATGACATTGCCAATGCAAAAGTTCGATTGTATTTGGATAAAATTCATCAATTAACGGCTGCTGCTATTGCTAAAGGAAAAATCCCACCAAAAAACGTGGCTGTTGGGTCAAACCTTACATTACAAAAATATAATGAAGTTGCTTCAGTTCTTCAGCGTTATGGAGGTAGGCCAGTATTTGTTGGAGACTCGCTTCTTATTGATTACTTTGCTTTTCAGCAAGCTACAGATTCTACATATAAAAACCTTCTAACTGATGGCATTAAAAATGAGCTTCTGACTGCTTTAAACCCTACTACAATTGGAAGAACTACTGCAGTAAACCTCACAAACCCATTCACTGATGAAACTAACTCAAAAGTTGAGTTGCCTGTAAACAAAGGTTATATGTTTGCTGGTGGAGTGTCACAAAAACCATTCTCTATTGTTGAGTACGGTGGGCTTAAACAGTTAACTGAACAAGACATCGAGGATGAAAGAATTAAAATGAAAATCACTCAATCTGCTTCTGTTAACCTTCTGTTTGGTGAAGCGATTGGAATTATCGAGGAACAAGCAGCAGTATCTATCTAAGTATTTATTTTAAAGGATAAACTAGGAGGAAATTATGTCTGATAAAGTTAAATTGGCTCGTTATAGAAACACTTCTTATTTTGTTGGGTACACCGGAGATGGTGGACTTAAACAATTCACTTGGTCAGGTAGTAAAAATGGTAAGGCTGAGATCAAGGAAGTACCTAGAGATGTTGTTGACTGGTTGACAATGAATAGTGTCTGCTTTGATAAAGGTGAATTAGTTATTGTTGATGAAGATGACTCAACAAAACAAATCAAAGAATCAATTGTTGATGCGGAAGCATACACGAACAACACTCACACAAAAGAAGAAATTTCAAAGATGATTAAAACAGGTAACATTGCACAAATGAAAAATAAGCTTGAAAAGATTACAGTTGACTCAGAAAAACAGTTTGTTATTGATGTTGCTTCTGAATTCAGTGATGATATCCCTGCTGGAAAACTTAAAGCCTTAGCTGAATGGATGGGTGTCGAAGATCCTTCCCTGCTCTTTGACTAGGAGGTTCAATAATGACTTCTTATGATGAAATTTGGGAGTTTTTCTTGCTAAACTGTAAAACGTCTGATATCAATTTACCTACGGAAGAATCTTTAATTTATAAATCTATAAGGAACGCAGTCCTGCGATTCAATAATAGACTTCGCGACAAAAAATTGAAGTGTAACGATGAAACTGAAACAGTAGACAGAGTAATGAACGAGGATGAATTGTTAATTCTCGTTCATTATTTACGTTTAATTTTTTTAATTAATGAACAGACTTTTTTTCAGACTACATGGCAGCCATTTGCAAAAGACGTTGGTGTTACCAACTATGGTACACAAATCAATTCATTAACAAAGTCAATTGAGAAACAAACAGCAGATATTGACCGCCTCATTATGAATACAGAGGTGGATTACTTATGAGAGAAAAATATATTAATGAAGGACAAGCCCCCTCCTCTTTACAAGAACACTGCATAAGACTAAGCAAGAAAAACAACTCTGTCCTTTATAAAGTAGAGCAATATTTAAATAAAAAAATGCTGTCTGATACAGAACTAGCTGAAATTCGTGAAATCATTTTGGACGTGAGTGCTGAAATCGTAAGATTAGGTCAATCCCTATCTGGTGATTTAGATGAAAGACTTTAAAAATTACCATCAGATCGACGTTAATAAAAAGATTGAACATGATGGGAAATTAATTTTTCAGGCTGGTTTGAAGGGTTTTCAGTCAGAGACTGTGTCAATTGATGAAAAAGAATCAGTAACATGTTTGATTACTTCAAAGTTTTCAAATGGCGATGGAATGACTAAATACATTCTAGGGCTTCCCGAAGACATCTATATTGGAGGAGTCGTCAAATGGGACACTCAAAAGTGGCTAATCACTACTTTCCCAAGCTTTAATAAAATTTATAAAAAGGCTGAAATCAGGCTATGCAACTCCTCAATACAGTTAACTACAAATGACAAATGGATTGATTCAGACAAGATAAGCGAAGTTACTGGAAAACCAATCAAAACTAAAGTCCCTGGAGAAGTTATTGAAATACCATGTGTTTTTGAACGTTCAACATCTATAAATGGGACTGATCTAGCCGTCAACCTTCCTGATGGTCAAGCAAACATCACAATTCCAAATATAAATAACGACAAAATAAAAATTGGGCTACTCCTCTCTTTCTTTGGTGAGGACTATCTTGTTAATGACATTGATTACTCTAAGGTTTATGGAGATCGTGGCACAATAAAATTAATTGCTAAAAAGAAAGTCAGAGGTGATGGTAGTGCATGAGTAATATGGTTGAACACATGACCAAGATTTTTAGAACATTGATTAATGACTCTGAGCTCAACAGACTTCTGTATTATAAGGACACCCCCCTCTCCCCTGACCTCCCTGATGTTCAGGACTTAGAAGGCTATGAAGTTGAAACAACCGTTGAAGAAGATGGAAAAGTCCGCATTATCCCCCCTATTTTTAAGACAATCTTCAAAAGAGCTCCAAAAACCGATGACATTACTGAATCACCAATCTGTAGAGTGTGTATGTATTTGGGAAGTGGCTTATCAAAGCCCTCTAATCAAAGCTATTTGCTTATGGATCAAGACCTTCACATTGATGTCTACACTCATATTGAGACATATGAAGAAAATGAATTTAGGTCATTGAAAATTTTGGACAGATTATCTGAGCTTCTCTTCAATAAAAATATCGCTGGCTTCGGAAAGGCTTTAGCTCCGAAAAGAATGCTGATTACAAACCCTCCTGCTGGTTACTTGGGTTATAAAATGATTTTCACATTTGGAGCAATGAAATGAACGAAATTTCTCAAGATCTCTTTATCTTAGGTATTCCCGTTGACACCCCTATTGGCAAGTGCCATTTCCTCAAAATGAAGGATTACAACGAGTATGCGGCATACCTGGACTTAATAAAAATGAGTAAAAACGAGATTGTTTATAGATATAGCCAGCTTAATAAAAGTGGTGAATTAAATAACCTTATTGAAGAGATGAAAAAGCTACCTCTTTTTGATATTGTCAATCAATTACCAAATTTTAATGAGGCCTACTCTGAAGTATTTAAAAAAGGTTTTCAGAACGACACAGTCTTTGAATTAATAGATCGAAACAATTTCAATTCAATAAGAAAACTTTTTTTAGAAATGCATTGCTTAAAAGAAGAGAAAATTAGCCCCAACCCAGAAGTGCAACGAAGGATTGAACAGAGTAAAAGATTAAAACAGCAAGAGCAAGAACCACTTGAAGTATACGATATGATTAGCTCCATAGCGACTTTTGCAGGTATTTCATACAAAGAAATTGCTGAAATGACATTGTATCAAATGTATATGACGTTCTATCGCATTAGCTGCTTTAAAGACTATGATACCGCAATTTTATTTGCGACAGTATCTCCCGAGGCAGGTAAGAACATTAAACATTGGAGTAGCCATGTTGACCTCTTTGAAGAAGAGAGCCACGCACTGTCAGATGAGCAAGTTAAAAACTTAAAAAGATTGTTTCAAGACTGATTTATTATCAGTCTTTTTTCATTTAAATTAAAGGAGGATATTTAATGACCAAGAAAACAGTTATTCATGATACAGCAGATGTCTATTGGAGAAGAAAATCCGATGGACATGTAATTTCTGCTGCAGAAGCTCAATTGGCTTCCATTTCACAATCCATTTCAGAAGAAGAATTAAAAGGTGGTATTGGGAATAGAACACTTTATCTTCTTCGCACAGATAAGTCGATCGATGCCAAGGTGAAAAATGCTTTCTTTGATATGGAATTCATGGCTATGACTCAAGGGGTAGCCATCGAGGAAAACAAATTTAATGTATCTGAACGTGAAGATGTAACAGTTCAGGTAGATGGTACAGTTAAACTTCAAAAAACTCCTGTTGGTGTAGTATCACTCAAGAACAGCAAAGGAGCAAGCATACAGGCTGAATACAAAGATGAAGCAGTTACGGTTCCAGATGATTTTGCAAAAGAAGGCGATGTTCTAACTGCTGTTTATAGAATTGAGGTAACAGGAGAAACAGTCGAGATCAACTCCAATAAATTTTCTGAAATGTATGAGCTTGAATATCACACTATTGAGTACGACCCAGATACCGGGGTAGTGTACAGTGACCTCTATATTCAATTTGACAAGGTTGCTCCATCTGGTGAATTTGAAATGTCACTAGAAAATGGCGCTGCTTATACACCAGAGCTTTCATTTAAAGTGCTTGCAGCAGACAGCAGCGGTAGATACGGTAGGTTTGCTCGTGTACCTCGTACTAAAACAAATACGCCTGACATCCCCTCCCCTTCTCCAGACACAGGAACTCAAACAAAAGCTGTAGACATTGGTGACTAATAATCAAAATCTAAAACAAAAATAAGGAGAGATTATATTATGGCTGAACAATTTCTAAATGAAAGTAATGGAGTATTTACATCTGCAGAAAATGATGGCACAGGAAAACCAGTAACGGCTGTTTATTTAAAAAACAACAGTGAAGAGAACCCTTTATACATTAAAGGGATGCAAGGCGAGCCGGGGCCAAAAGGCGATAAAGGTGACAAGGGTGAACCGGGGCCAAAAGGTGATAAAGGTGACAAAGGCGATCCTGCTGTCATTGAAGAAAAAAGCATTACTCATGAAATGCTTGGTGACAATATTGTCAGAAGTAACAACATTGGAACCGGCAGCGTCTTGCTCGTTAACTTAAACAGCGAAGTCAAGGCTAAGTTCGATGATTTACAAAAACAAATTGATGAATTAAAAGGCGGCCAAGCATCCAACTAACCCAAAATAATATCTAATTAATAAAGATTATGAGGGGGATTTCCCCTCTTCTTTTTTATACAAATAAAATGCGTGTTTTATTAAGAAACTATTTAAGGAGGTTTCCAGTGTCAGTTTGCGATTATAAAACACTACCGCGAAAAGTCGAACCTCAAATCACCCCCTTCATCTTTCATGATTCTGTATCTGAGCCAAGTGAAGGTGAAAAACTTATTGTAGGTGCTCATCGTACACTTACTGTTGAAATTACAGGCGACTGCACTTCAAGAGAAGTTAAATTTTATAGTGTTACACAAGATGGGAAAAAAATTGTTCTAGAAGGGATAAACTCCTCTAATCATATGTTTGGCGCAAGCACTCTGGGAATTGATGAAATATGGGAGTTTGATGTCGCCGGGAAAACCGCAATTCAATTTGAAATATCCAAGATTAATGGTGGATCACTTACCATTAAGGGAAATGCGGTGACATAGTGATGGATAATCTTTCTAGGGCACAGAATAAAGAAAATGAAATAAAGATTGAGAATTTAAAAGACAGATTTGATTTTTTTGAAAAACATACCGTAGATAACAAAAAAGAAGTTACGGAAAAAATCGAAGAGTTTAATGAGCTGCTTAATTCTCATGTGATTAATAATGAAAATCCCCATGGAGTAACAACTCAGCAAGTAACCATAATTAAAGACCCAACACCATACCAAGATGCATCTTATTCTGGAGATAATTATCCAATGGGCATCTCAACCTTTCCTCTCTTACAGGGATCAGTTGGTTTCCCAAGTCAGTACGGAGAATGCTTAAACATAAAATCAACAAAATATCGATTCGCACAGCTTTTCTTCCATGCAGGAAATCGAGAAGATTCAAGAATCTATCTTCGTCATTGGTATCCCTCCACAGGCTGGACGGAATTTATTACAGTCCCCTCCTCTTCTGATGTAGATGATGCACTGAAATCAGCGAAAGCTTACACAGAAGCTCATGCAAATGATAAAGACAATCCCCACGCTGTTACAAAAGAACAGGTTGGGTTATCAAAAGTTGATAATATTAAACAAGCAGCAAAGACCGAATTTGATACGCATAACACCGACAACACTCGCCATATTACTACGGCTGAACGGACGAAATGGAATGGCGGGCAACTTTATAAATTAACAGATGACAACGGCAGCAGAATGCGAATTCCTGATGGCACTGACTTATTAACTTTACCATCCGGACTTTATTATGGTGTCAGTAACAAAGTTGTGAATTCTCCAGATCCGAAGGCGGTCGAGTGGTTTCATTACGATGTTTCAACTAATAGTGCGCGCAAAACAATTGTGGTAACTGCTACGGCCAATCCTAGAAGGTGGTTCGGAACAATCCACACTGACGGGTCATTTAAAGGTTGGCACAGATTTATTACAGATGCCGACGTGTCCGTAACCTGGCAATCGCCTACTTTATTAAACGGATGGAAGCAGTATGGAACCCATAAGGTTCAGTTTAGTAAAAATGTACTTGGGGAAGTTGAGATAATTGGCTCAATAACCGGAGGAACTATTGGTTTTGAGGTGCCTGCTTTTACGCTACCAGCAGGGTATAGACCTTTGCAAATGACACATTTTATAGGCGTAGCTTCAAGTATTGGAACAGGTTCAGCCCCTCAATTTCATAGAACACATATTTCCACCGATGGAAATGTATATATACAAAGCTGCTCCAATACAGTCAATCCAAATGAATTTATCACTTTTGGATTTAAATTTAAGTCGGCTTAGGAGGGATTAAAATGAAATGGCTATACAAATACGATGAAAATTTCAACTACTTGCCAGGGGAAGAATTACTGATCGAAGACGACGATAAAACTCCTGATTTTTATTGTGATGCAAGACCGCCTGACGGTCTATATTTACCTAAATTTGATCCAAAGAAAAATAAATGGTTCGAATCGGCCGCACAGGAATATATCGATAGTTTGCAACCTCCGGAGCCAGAACCCAATCCCATAGATCTATTAAAGAAACAAAATGCCTTACTGTCCTTGCAGATAGCTCGCCTTCAATCAGAGGTTTCAGAATTAAAAGGCGGTTACACCTCATGAGGTATCCTACTTTCCAAGATATAAAACAGTTTTATGATTGGGGATGCTATAACGACGAGGAAATGCGCGAGTACGTGAGGATAAATTGGATCACTCCTGCTGAGTATGAAGAAATAACAGGCAGAAGTTATGATAAACCATTCATTAATGTCAGCGTGGATTTAGGAATGTGCATAACACCTTAATGGTGTTTTTATTTTGGATTTATAAGGAGGAAATATGATGGCAACACAAAAATTAACGCTCAGTCATATTAAAGAGGATAATAAGAAATACAATGAGAAGCAGAGAATTGAATTGAATGATCAATATCATACTTACATTTATCCGAATTTTGACTCTGCAAGAATTATGAAGATGTTTAAATCTTTAATTCGGGATTTCACGGATATTAAAAATAAAAAAGGTGTTAAAACTGAACTTAGCCCAGGTGACTTGCTTTATGTGTATACAATTATCGAATTTAGTGATATTGCAGAATTCCCTAAAAAACTTACAGATAAACTAAAAATGTTCGAGGAAATTGCAAAATCGGATTTCGCTTCTAAGATTTACGAGTCATTCCCTAAAGAAAGTTTGCAAAGAATTGATAAAACAGCTCTAAACGTTGCAAAAATTGCTCAACAGAGCAAGGAATTTGTAGATTCACTAGAAGCTAATGAAGATATTCTAAGAAAAGTTGAAGAGCTTACTCAAGAGGATAGCTAAATGGCGACTTATAAAGATCTCGCCATTTTAGTAGAGACAGAAGCTTTAAAGGCCATCCAACAATCTAATAGCAGCACTAAGCAAACGTTAATCAAAACTGGGCAAGAACATGTTGAAACTGATGTTTACGACGTGTACAATCCCTTAGTTTATGAAAGAACTCACGAGCTGAAAAGTTCCTTTGTAACTGAAAATGAAGCTAATGGGCTCTCATTGGATAACATTCGAGAAGATGAAGGTCGTGATGTTGCAACTGTTGTTGAAACTGGTGAAGGCTATACCTATCCTGATACATATGGTTATGGCTATGGTAGACCAAGACCTTTCATGACTAACACTGCTGAAGCTTTAAAGAATGGCCGCTTAATTGAAGCTGTGACCAAGGATATTAACAAACTTGGGCACAAGACAATTAAATAGTGGTGGTGAATTAATGGCGAAAGAAATAAAACAGAATATGATACGTCCCCGTGCAAAGAAGCTGCCTGATGTTACTGATGAGATGTGGCTGCAGGTTGATGAGGAGCACAGAAATTTAACAGAAGAATTCTTGGATGCTCACTCATTCCGTGACAAAACGAGAAAGCAATACACCTCTTCCCTTCGGCAATTCTTTTGGTGGGTACATAATTCTCTAAATGGAAAGAAACTGTATAAGATCACTAAGCGTGACTTCATTAGATACCAAAGTTTCTTAAAAAACAGAGGCATGTCTTCCAGTGGTATCGCACTAAAAAAAGCTGGTGTTTCCTCTTTAAATAACTATATTGAAAACGTCGTGGCTGAAGATGACGACAATTATAAAACATTCAGGAACTTTACCCGCGGCCTCCCTGCTATTCCTAAGACAATCACCTATGAAAAAGTAAAAATTACATATGAAGATTATCAAACAATGATGAAAGCACTTGAAGAAGATGAGAACTATTTAGGGATGGCTTGGCTTGCAACTGCTTTTAATGTAGGAGCTAGAAGAGCTGAAATCATTCAGTTTAAGACAGAAATCTTAGATTACCCTATCCCTGAAGGCCAGCAATATGTGTTATCGCATAAAGTATTTGGCAAAGGCAGTGGTGAAGGCAAGGTACTGGAATACATGATCAATACAGAAGCTCTAAAATATTTAAAGCTGTGGCATGAAAAACGCGGGTACGATCATGAATACCTCTTTACCACTACTTACGGTGGACAACCAAAGCAAATGTCAGAAACATGGGCTGATTATTTTTGCTCCGATGTTTTGTCAGACATTCTTGGCCGCAGAATCAACCCTCACCTTTTTAAAGCCTCTTGTATCACCTACTTACTCGAAGTCAAGAAAATCAAGATTGAACTTGTCAGCAAATACATTGCTCAACACGAAGATGTCTCCACTACAATCAAACACTATGATCTTCGCGATTTTAAAGAAGAAAAGAATCAAATATTTATGTAAAATCACTCTTTTATTCAAAATCAAGATCCCTTCCCTAAAGGGGTTTTGCTTTTGTGTGAAATGAAAATTTGTAAAAAAAGAAGGTATTTCCTCCTATTCTGTCGAATCGATTATTCATCAAGTTTTGGGAGGATCAAATGCTTAAACCTGATTTTAGCAAGTTTAACAATTTATCAAATAATATTAAGGCTTCTGATTCAGAAAAAGTATGGAGAGAGTTTCTCCTCACATCTTTTAACTTTGTAAATCACTGTTCTTATAAAGTTAATGAAGATGAGCTGTCAGAAATAACAAAAAGCTTACAGAACTGGATTCAAAGAAGGCGGTTTAATCAGTATAAGGAAAGGAACAATATAGTAACACCACAACAAGGGGAAATCTTTTTAGCCGATTTAGGACTAAATTTCGAATTTGCTTATTGTCATCCTGTTCTAATTCTCGATGAAATTGAAAACAAATTGATCGTGTTACCTGTTACATCAAGTCCTGACAAAGTGAAAGATGCTTTTCATCCAATAACAAATCCTTCTGGACTTAAACGTTACAGGAGAGTTACTCCTGCTGATGGATTTGAATCTGAATCAGCTATTGTAATGGATGAATTGAGGATTATAAGTAAAGGGCGATTATTGAATAAGATATCCTCTTTGAATGAAGATATTTATTTAGTGGGATCAATTTTTCAAGAAGTAATTGAAACTTCCTTTTCATTGCTTTATAGCTTACAGTATCAAAAAATCAATGACATGGAACAAGAAATTGCTGAACTAAGAGATGAAATAAAGGTTTTAAAAGAAAAAAACCATCAAGTTTAAAACAACCATTGACAAAATAAAAACTTAGATGTATTATAATAGTAACAAAAATGTTAATCGCTTTTTAAGAGTGCATCCTTACAGAGATGCACCGATTAATAACCAATCCCACTTATCATTAAGTGGGATTTTATTTTTATATTTGATCTAGGATAGCTAAAAGTTCCGCGTCATTAATTTTGAATACTAAATATAATCAATTTTGTTTGTGTCAGGGAAATGCAAAGTGGTTATAGTAAAGTTCGTAGCGTGTTTTCCTAAAAGTCCAGCAATACGCAAGGCGATATCTACATTCTCAAAGTCAATATCGAAAGATACAAATTCTTGATACTCTTGATTCACGTAATAGTTCTTTATTTTTGTATCCTTTGGATTTGAAGGATTTGACGCAGAATTAAGAAGTTTCTTGAATTTCTCAGGATCGAAGTTCATCAATGGTCGGCCTCCAATATTTTGGTAATTAAAGTATAGCACATTGTCATATCCCCTTCTTTAAAATTTTCCACATTTGCCCGATAATAGGATCGAGGTGAATGATGGGATGTTTAGATGGTGGATTAGGAAAAGGAATAAACTAAAAAAAGAGCCTGAAGATTTAGGAGAGGTATTGCTAACGTGGCCTGATGAAGAAATACAGAAATACATTAGAGATTATTTTGGTTATAGTTCAAACAAAAACAAGAAAATTGAGTTACACCGAATTAGACGGCTTGATTTAGATACAATAATACTTGGCATCGCAAGGATGAAAGAAATCGAGGAGTCTTTCGACAATTCGAAGACGGTTCCCAGTTTCATAGCGGCAACTGTGTTTATGCTTACTCAAGTTTTCAATTTTTATACAGATGACGAAAAATTTCAGTTGATCTTCATTCTGGTATCATACTTTATTTTCTTCGTGGTTATATTCATTATTAAAAATGGTAGTGATCATCGATCCCGAGCAGCTCAATATAGGAGCTTACTGGAACAGGTGAAATCGGAAAAAGAGAAGGCATCCTAATGGATGTCTTTTTTATTTGGCATATATGGTGAATTATCCAACATTGGTCTGTTATCTGGTCTTTTTTCCATAACAATCTCTCCTCGTTTAGTGATCATTCTAATCGTACTACAATTTAGGGAGGTTTCCCCTCCCTCCTCTTTAAGATTTTCCATTTATGTACGATAATCACTATGAGGTGATTTGGAAATGGATAGTGATGAATATTATAAAAAATATTTAGAAGAGAGTTTAATCAAGTTAAAAACTCGTGACCTTATAGAGTTTATTAAAAGAGAATTTCCTGAAGAGGTCAACTATAACCATGAGATTCACCAAAAGAAAGTTGAAGCGTTGAAATCTCTATCAAAAACAGACTTATCTGCGGCTATAGCCAGACTAGCTAGAATTCAACGAAAGTTTGATCATACTAAATTGTGGACTATTGGCGCGGTTTTTATTGGTACAGCTCTTGTTAATTTACAAATTTTATTTAAAGTTAACCTCACAAAAATTTCCGAGGAAAATTATATTAATTATTTAATGTATGGTATTACTGCCTTAACTGTGTGCTTTGTCTTATATAGGGCTATCAGAAAGGATAAGAAAATATCAGATACAGCAGCATATTTAAAGGATTTGATTGAACAAGTTAAATCAGATAAGTAACAAAAGGCATCTCAATGGTGTCTTTTTATTTTGAATGCAGGTAAAAAACATTGCACCGGAAAAAGTCTGCTAAGATGGAACGACAAAAGCAGACCGCCCGGTCGAGTTTGACAAGATATTTGCTGATACAAAGCAATACAGATGATACTATAAAAAAGAAACAGATTAATTCTTTTTTGGTGGTTTAATTTGTTGAGATTCACAATAATCATTTATATTAGTTACGATCTCCATAACCATGTTCAAATAAAATTCAAGAGTTTTAACTATAGGTTTACTACTACCTTCAAAGGAAAAGTATGAAGTGAATTCTCCTTCATACTGATTTATGTAAGGATGGTTATGTGGATTATCAGGATCAAAAGGAACATCATTCACTGTCAAAACCTGCCCTACTCCTTCAAACTTATTATTCAGCATAGTAATACCCTCTGGGAATGACAAATAATCCAATGTTCCAGAATAGAGCTTTTTGTTTCGTGTGAGTCTTACGTGTTTGGTTTCATTACAATGTTTTTTAAAGTCAGTTAACCAAGATGAGCCGATTTCGAACTCTTGGGGCATCTTAAATACTTCATAAAGAAAATTATGGTCTTCCTTTAAGCCCACAAAATGTTTATTAACCTGCTCTTCAAAAATTTTTTCTTTTTTATAGGCCGGAAAATATATTTTTCTTTTTATGTATTCAATATTATCGTAAACTGCCGATGCATTTTCAAGACAAAACACTTCAAAGATATAATATGCAGCGTAATCCAAAGAAGAGTTCAAAGCAGCCAAAAAATTTTTAATTTTAAAGGCTAAGGTACGTTGCAAATCTTCAGAAGCTAGAGCCTTATCGTGTAATTTAGATATATCCTCTAAAGCCTGTTCTGCTTCATCGAGCAAATAGAGCGCATCCTGCATAGAATAAGTCCCCCTTTTTTCATGAACAAGAATAATATACCAAAGAATAGGTGAAAAGCCCATGAAAAACTATTGTGAACTTTTAGAAGTATTCGAGGAGGTTCTTGAAGAGTGGTTTTCAGCTGAATCGATTCTTATAAGCCAATGTGGTGATAGTACTGATGACCTTGAAAAGAGAAAAGAACTGTATAGGCAGCGTTTTGTTGAGACTTTGAGTGGGAATTGATGAACCTCTCCCCTTCCCTTATGCTCAAGATAAATAAGAGAGTGATTCCACTCTCTTAGCTCAAATAATTTCAACTTTTTCCAGATCAAGTCTAAATTGCTTAGCTTCATTTTCCATAAGGTTAATCATATTCAAAAAATCAGTGCATACCTCTTCATCAGTAATATCTGGGCGATCATATGCAACATTTCTTGAGTACAAGAAATCTTCTATGTTCTTAACCGCTTCAATGACTTTTTCCCCAAGCAGATGATAATTTTGATACAATATAGGTTTTATTGAATTTAAATAAATATCGTAATTAAACTTACATGTTCCTTCCTCAGCATTAATAGTTGCAACATAATCTTTGTTTTGGATTTTCAAGATTTCATTATAAACGTCCATTCTTTTTAGCTTATATTCTCTTTTAACTTTAATTTCTTCCATTTTTATTTGGTTTTTAAATTGGAAGCACTGAACAAAAAGAGCAGATACCAATGAAATAGCTCCTCCAGCAACAGCAAGACCGATTGTCATCAATTTAACAAACCCCCATTATTGTAATATGAAGTTAATTGTACCACGATTTGCTTCCATTATCATGACTTCCCTTCTGCTCAAGATAAACACTCCTGAGGAAGAAAATTGTGGTATAATTTAGGCATATTGTTTGATGAGGTGGTTTGGTGTGTTTATCGCAATGTTAATTATTGCAGGGTTTATTGTTTTCTTTGGATATGCTCTGTCTGAGGGTAAAAAGCAAGAAGAAAAACAAAAAGAGGGTAAAAAAAGTGACCGAAAAAACCTTGATCAATATGATTTAGATTTTTCTCCGAACAAATCATATATAAACCCTGACGGAAAAATGAAAATTGCCTTCAATTCAGAAAATGAGCTATTTAAAATATATAGGGTGTCCCCAAATGGGGCGATTCATGAAGTTGCTATCCCCTTTGATAAAATTGTCGATTCAGAAATACTTATTGATGATACAACGGTTATGAAAGCTTCACGAGGTCAACAAGTAGCTGGAGCTTTAATTGGGGGTGCAATTGCTGGTGGAGTTGGAGCAATTATTGGTGGGAGTTCTCCCAATACCACAGGCATAAACACTGTGAAAAGAATTCGGTTAAAGATCACAAATGAAGATTTTGAAAATCCAGTTTATTATATTGATTTCCTCCCTACTCGTGATAAGTTAAACCGTAGAATTAATAAAGGTTGGAACAAAGAAGACTCTACAGTGTCTTATGCATTAAAGAAAGCTGAATATTGGCAAGGTGTTCTGGAATTGGCCATAAGAAAAACAAATCAAGTCGCTCATTAACTGGGCGACTTATTTGTTTTCTTCTTCCTCTTCAACTTCAAAAAGTTCTTCAATCGTGATCCCAAGAACTCGCGAGATAATAAATAAATGATTATCTAGGTGCTGCTTATTTCGATCAAAGCGATTAATTGCTGATTGGCTAATACCTGTAATTTGTGAAAGTTTTAATTGCGAAATACCTCTTTCATCTAAAATTTCGTTTAGCCGCGGTTTAGCATTAATAAATTTCAAAACAATCTCTCCAATCGAAACAATAACTGTACATTGAATGTATATTATGTATACATTATGCCCTAACTTAATTTTCATGGCAAGCCAAAAAACATTATTGACTACCCATTAATGATTAGTGTAGTATGATTACAACAACCGAATGGGAGTTGATAATAAAATGCTGAGCAAAAAAGTATATGGGACTATTATGCTTACAGTGTCGCGTCAAACAGCAGCTTCTAGCAAATGTTTAGCAATACTTGATTCATACTATGCCATATCCGATGATCGAGTTGATTTGACTGAGTTGACTCTACTACACAAAAATGGAAAAGTTTTAGGGACGGTCAAAGTACATAATGTGAAAATTTCTTGGGATGGATTTAAAAAGGGAGAGAACATCATTGGCTCAAATATACACTCATGAATTTGTGCGAGATTATTTCAAGAAACATGGATGTGAACTTATTTCAGAATTTAAAAACGTTAGGCAGAAACTTTCTTACAGATGTGTTTGCGGAGAAATAGGAACTACAAATTTCTATTCATTTAGAAACAGCCATCATAAAAAATGCAATAAATGTGTAAGAAAAAAAGCAAAGAAGCCGAATAAACTAGACTTTGAATATGTGAAAAAATTTTTTAAAGAGAATAATTGTGAGCTCCTTGAATCCATGTATATTAATAGCTCTACTAAGATGGCTTATATCTGTTCGTGTGGGAAAAAAGATTATAAGACTTGGAATAAATTTAGAGCAGGACAAAGGTGTAAGGATTGTGCAATAAATCAGAGTGCTGAAAAACAGAGAGCAGATTCTTCATATGTTGAAAACTTTCTAAAAGAACATGGATTTTCAATAGCCGATGGGAAATATGTAAACACAAATTCAAAAATGTTGCTTATTTGTCCATGTGGAAAACCAACTGAACGAACATGGAGTTCGGTTAAACAGAGTCCAAAATGCAACTGTTCAATTCATTACACAAAACCCTTAAAAAGAAAGTTTACAAAAGAGGATCTGATTAATTTTTATTGGAAATTAAAGAACGATCTTGGAAGATACCCTAGTTTAGAGGATTTAAAGAAAAACCCATCTTGCCCTTCCCCATCTGTTTACGAACGAAAGTTTGGGGGATGGATAAAGTTTTTAGAGAGTATTGGCGTAATGACTAGCGACAGATGGTATGTTGATGATATCGAAACCTTAAAACGTATGTATGCTGACTATTCTTATGAGGACATAAACGATGCTCTCATTAAGAAAAGGAGCAAAAGCACAATACAGCATAAAGCAAATAGCCTCGGATTAAAAAAATCTTATAAAGCTAAATTTGGAAAAGAAAAATTCTCAAATGATTATTTAATAACTTTTCTGAGGAACTTCTACGACAAATACAATCGAACTCCTGTTGCAAAAGATTTTGCGGAAAATGATTTAAACTATGATACTTTCACTAAACGTTTTGGCTCTTGGAATAATGCGCTAAAAAAAGCTGGTCTACCAATTAATAGAGAACGATCAAAAAATCTCTCTAATAATGAATTACTTAAAATGAAGGAAATGTATGAAGCAGGAGTTGATATGCGAGATATAGCAAAACACTTTAATTATACACATACTGCGCCTATTTATTATCATTTGAATAAGATGAATGTTAATCTAACACGTAATAATCGTTGGTCAGAAAAACAAATCCACTATTTGAAAGCTCACTATCCTAACGCAGAGTGGAAGGATTTACTTAAAAACCTTGCACCTTTTTCAAAAGAGAGTATTACTACAAAGGCTTATAAACTCGGTATAAAAAGAAACTCAAATTTTTACACCGAAAAAGAAGAAAAGATTCTTCGAAAATTTTATGGAAAAGTGTCTTTTCATGAACTCCTTAAGATGTTGCCTAATAGAACGGAATCTTCTGTTGTTTCTAAAGTTAATCATATGGGTTTAAAAATTAGAGAATTTTGGAGCGAAGAAGATATTAACATGCTGAAAAAACATTATCAGACCTCTACTGATGAAGAATTATTAAAAATGTTCAAAGATAGATCATGGTCTTCGATTCAAAGTATGGCAACAAAAAACTTGAATCTAAAGAGAACGAAGGAATATTACAAAAATAAAAAAGAAAAAATTAGAGATCATCTAATCAAAGAACTTAAAGAGTACGCTCATGCTTTAGGAAGAACACCTACATCAGTAGAAGTTCAAAAGAACCGAAACCTACAAGGAATTTCAACATATATTAGGTATTTTGATGGTTACAGAAATGCTTGTCTAAAAGCAGGTCTTGATCCTAATCAATCTATTTTTGGTAGGTCAATTCACTGTATATCATTAAATGGGGATGTATGCCTTTCAAAAAAAGAGAAAGAAATAACCGACTTATTTATAGAAAATAACATAGCGTATGTAAAAGAGGTTCTTTATAAAGATATACTGGGCAAAAATAATATTCCAAATATAAAACTTGACTGGTTTGTTAACAACAGAGTCATTGTTGAGTATTTCGGAATGACAGATAAAGATTATTATAAAAAAAGAGCTAATTATAAAATAGAGTTTTGTAAGAAGTATGACATTCCATTGATTCCGCTGTACCCTGATGATTTAACGAATAACTACAACGGCTTAAAAGAAAAATTTAAAACTCATGGAATTAACTTTGGGAATGGAGATGAACAAAATGAAAAAATACCTTAATCACTTGACATTGACCATAGCCGCTTGTCAAACAACTCACGGCAACTCAGAAGATGAAGCTGAACGATTTACCGAATATGATTTATTGGATTTTGGAGAGTTTGAAGAACTTAAAGAAATAACATTAATAAATTTTGACGGTGATAAGATAACCCTTCAAGCCTTTAATATGGGGCTTGAAATTGAGGACACCGAAGAAATCGATGAAGAAGATGAACTGCTATACATAAAATAAATGATTTTCTTGACTCTGCTAATGCAGAGTTTTTTTGTCCACCTCTCCCCCACTCTTGGCTTTGAAAGGATGTGATTATTATTGAGTCAACAGTTGAGAATTGTAGTTACTCCAGTTGCCGACACCTCCGCTCAATCAGTCGAGCAAATTAACAAGCAGCTTAAAACACTACAATCTAAGTTAAACTCCCTTCAACTCAAAACGAATATTGATGCTTCTGCTTTAAAAACCCTCAAAGAATTCTCTTCTGCAGTTGAAACATATCAAAAAAATCTCAAGAATTACAACCAGACAGTTAAAGAAACACAAACCGTCATTAAGAATGCTGATGGGACAACTGAAAAAACCATTCAGCAGCACAAAAAGAATGGTGAAATACTTCAGCGAGAAATTAAGACGATTGATAATCGAAATCAAAAGATTCGTCAAGAAACTCAAGAAACAGCAAAATTAACCTCTGAAATTCAAAAGCTTGGCCAAGCTCAAAAGATAATTGAACGTCAAAATGCTCAAGGTATCAAGACAGGCACTACTCAAAAAAATCGTGATGGTTTTAAGGATATTACGTACAATCTCGACCAAAATGGGAATATTAAAAACTCAACCACTGTAACAAATCTTGATCAACAAAGAAAAGCAATCGAACAGCTTAGAGTAAGCTTACAAAGACTAAAAGAGCAAGGGCAACTGTCTGAAGTCACCCTCTCCTCTCTTGGAAGAAAAATTAATTTAGCTCAGTCTACAGAACAAATTGAAGCACTCAGAGTCAAGCTTAAGACTCTTGATGACAAGTCAGCAGCAGTTGCAAAGACTAAAGAGCTTGAAAGGCAGTTAGAACTATATAGAAGACAAGCACAGGTAAATACTCAGAACCTGCAAAACAGATACGGCAGCTCATTGAGCAATGCAAGTAATCAACAGCTTCAACAGTATTTGAATTCAGTTAATCAATTAACTGCAAGGACACCTAATCTAAGAAATCAGATGGCTAGTCTTAATATGCAGTTTAGGGAAATGTCCTCTAACATTGCTGCTACTACAAGGCAGACAATGGGTTTTGTTGAGCAATTAGGAGTCGCTGCCGCCCGCATACCGGTGTGGTTTGCTGGTATGACAATGTTCATGGGGCCAATTCGCGGGTTGCAGTCGATGGTCGATCAAGTTATTCAAATTGACACACTTATGACTGAAATTCGAAGGGTTATGGATGAACCTGATTATAAGTTCAATGATATGTTGCAGGAAGCAGTTGAAATGGGAGATCAACTTTCCAATAAAATTTCAGATATTCTTCAAATGACAAGTTCATTCGGAAGAATGGGATTTGATGAAACTGAACTAGGAAGCATTACTAAAACTGCAGAAGTTCTTCAAAACGTATCGAATCTGTCCGTTGATGAAACGGTCAATACTTTGACAAGTGCAATGTTAAACTTTAATGTTGCCGCTGAAGACTCAATATCAATTGCCGATTAATTATAGTCGCCTTATATAGTAATGTATAAGTGAAAAACCCAGTGAACCCTATTGCTCAGGGGTGTGTCCTTTTCACAGGATGCTAACGGTGGAACTCTAAGGGAGAAATCCTATGACAATACCGTGCCAAGCCTATTTTAGGAAGGTGTAACGACTAGCCTTTAAGGTGTAGAACAGATTTTGAGCTACTGTTCGAAGTGCTGGGCATCCCAATGGGATGAAGATATAGTCTAGTCCCCTACTTAAGTATCGGGAAACCGAGGGTAATATTCGAAATTGAATGAAGTCGACAACAACTATGCCGTTACAACACAAGACCTGGCTAACTCCATAAGGAAGGCTGGCGCGACCGCTTCAACCTTCTCAGTGGATTTAAACGATTTAATCGGATATACCACTGCAGTGGCCAGTACCACTCGTGAATCCGGCAATATAGTGGGAAATGCATTAAAAACAATCTTCGCAAGGATCGGAAACAATGAAAGTTCTATAAAAGCTTTAGATCAAATTGGGATCTCCGTCAAAAAAGCTGGAGGAGAAGCCAAAAGTTCAAGTGAACTAATCGAAGAGGTTGCCGATAAATGGAATTCATTAAGTGATGCTCAAAAACAAAACACAAGTATTGGTGTAGCAGGTATTTATCAGCTTTCTCGATTAATCAATAGTCGCCTAGTTAAGTAATTAGCTAGTGAAAAGTCAGTGAACCTAATTTAGGGTGTAATGTGATCGCTTAGATTTAAGTAGGAAATGACTTATTAATCATATTGCTAACAGGGAAAATCTAAGTCAGAGTTGATATGATGACCCTGTGCCAAGTATTTGCATCATGCTGCGAAGCACATGCAAATGAAGGTGCAACGACCATCCCTTTTGGGAGTAGTTTGCAGGTGAAATTCCTGCTTACGAAGCGCTGGCTGCCCTTTAGTTAAAAAAGAGGCAAAGATATGGTCTACTCCGTTTAAATATTCCGAAAGGAACGGTACAAAGGTTAACGCGTTAATGAACAACTTCTCGATTGCCCAGGATTCGGCAACTACGGCTGCGGAATCAACCGGAAGCGCATGGAAAGAACAGGAAAAATATTCAGAAAGTCTCCAGGCAAGAATAAATCGATTATCAAACGCGTGGACAGAATTGAGTTTAGCCTCTGGGGATGCAGTAGTTTCAGATGGCATAGTTGCACTTACAGAAACTCTAAAAGACCTTGTTCAAATCGGAACAGGTATAACAAAAACAATCGGACTCCTTCCTCAAGTTTTTGGCATTGCAACTACTGCAGTATTACTCTTTAACGCTTCACTTAGAACCGGAGCCATAGCTAATGGTAACTTATTCTTGAGGCTACTTAACAACTTCCCTACTTCATTAACTGCCTTCTCCTCTTCCATGACTGGAGCAGCAATAAGAGCACGCTTTTTAAATATTACATTAGCTACATTAAAAACCACCGCTCGAACAACAATGGCTTTTCTTGCAGGTGCTGTACTGCCTATGGCAGGGTTCATGGCTTTAGGCTTTGTAATCGAAAAACTTGTCTCTGCTTTTTCTGATGCTAAACAAGAACAAGAAAAGCTTGCAGAGTCACAAAAGAAAAGCGTTGAAGCAATAACCACAAATAAAGAACAGACCGATCAGTTAATACAAAAATATAAAGAGTTGCAAAAAGCAAAAGATAACGGTTCCCTCTCCCCTGACAAGGAGCAAGAATATCTACAGGTCACACAACAATTAGCTCAGACGTTTCCAAATTTGATTTCTGGCTACGACTCCCAAGGTAATGCCATCATTAAAAATAACGAAGCATTAGAAGATGCTATAAAATACACCAAAGAATTAGCCGAATTAAACAAAAAAGATATCCAAACTGGCGCAAATAGCAACTTTAAAGAAACCCTGAGTGATATCAGCAAGCTGACCGATGAGATGAAAGAGTATCAAAAAGTTGCAGACCATTATAAGAACAACGATCGGCCATTCTGGGATATCTTCGACAGCGACAGTGATTATAAAAATTTTGGGATTAAAGCTGAACAACAAGCTCTTCAAGTCAACCAGAAGCTATCTAGCTCACAAGCTAAACTTAGAGAGCAAGTGCTGCAAACTGTTGACGCTTATAACTCCATTAAAATCAACCCTCAGTTAACCAAAGATATCAACGAAGCCTTCAATAAAATTGACTTTAGTAAGATGACTTCTGATGAATTAGAGTCGTTTTCCATTAATGTTTCAAAATACATGGATGACATTCAGAAAGCATTAGAATCAGGGAATAAAGTTGATTTCTCAAGAGCATCTCAAGCACTTCAGAATTTAATTAACCAACAAATCAAAGGTGCTGATGAAGCTGACAAACTTTCCTTATCTTATGATGACCTAAAGAATGCTGTAGACTCTACAAAAAATGCTGCTGATTCTGCAAAGGTCACTTGGGATGAAAATGGTGAAGGGGTAAACGAATTAACAGGAGAAGTCGAAGATTTAAGTCAAAAGCTCAAGGATGCTAAAGGCGATCTAGAGGCAATAAAAGCTGTAATGGACGATTTGGTGGCTTCTCAGCAAACAGAACTAGCTATTTCTGCCCTTCAAAATGAAGCATATGATTCTTTTGCTGACTCCATCTCCCCTCTCAATGAACTGCTTGAGAAAATGGCTGAAGGAAAAAGCATCTCAGCTGCTGAAGCAATGAAACTGGTTCAAAAAGAAAAAGACTTGGCTGGAGCAATTACTGTTGAAAACGGCGTAGTTAAACTAAACCGAGACGCAATCATAAAACTACGTGATGCAAAACTTAAAGCATACAACGACATGCAAAAGTCAGTTAAACAGGATCTAATCAACCAGGCAAACGCAACAGTAAAGAAAATAAAGAACTATGGTTTAGAGGTCAAATCAATCCAGACTGTTGCCGATGCGCAAGCCAATCTTTCCAAAATGAGAAAACAAGTAGACACTTTAATGGAAAGTGGCAATATCCAGATGGCAATGCCAATCATTAAAGAAATAAACGAGTTGAGCGACGTCACTGGACAGTTAGAAGATCTGGATAAAATGGCTGAACTGGCCAACTCATCTTTAAACGAAGTTGGTACGTCCCTTGAGAAATATTCTGACGAACAAGAGAAAGCCAGCAAAGAAACTGAGAAATCCAAATACGTCGTTGATAAATATAAAGAAGCCCTTGAAAAAGTAAATGCAGAAATTGAGAAATACAACAAGCAAACCAATGATTATCCTAAATGGTCACAAAAATACAGAGATGCAATCAATAAGGAAATCAAGGCATTAGAGCGTAAGAAAAAGCTAATGCAGGATCAGATTAAACTGCTGAAACAGCAAATTAAATCTGGTTATATTCCTCAAACTGGACTTGTTACCTCCTCTTCTGGTTCTTCATCAGGCTCATATTCTTCCGGAGGATCATATTCTGGCAAATACTCTTCTTATATTAATGCTGCAGCAAGCAAATATGGTGTTGACCCTGCTCTAATCGCGGCAATTATTAAACAAGAATCAAACTTCAATGCCAAAGCTCGTTCTGGCGCTGGAGCAATGGGTTTGATGCAACTCATGCCTGGTACTGCAAAAAGTCTAGGTGTAAAAAATGCATATGATCCCTACCAAAACATTATGGGCGGTACCAAATATATTGCTCAAATGTTAAACAAGTTTGGCGGTAACATCGAGAAAGCTTTAGCTGCTTACAATGCGGGGCCAGGTAACGTAATAAAATATGGTGGCACTCCCCCTTTTAAAGAAACACAAAATTACGTTAAGAAAGTACTCTCCAACTACAATAAAAGCTTATCTACAGCGACATCCAAGATTGCAAATTATTACACGAGCAGCAACGGATTTAGGGTAAGCTCTAAATTTGGTGCAAAAGAAAGTGGTCTCCGCTCCTCCCCTCACAAAGGAACCGACTTCGCAGCTAAAGCCGGAACACCTGTAAAAGCACTAAAATCTGGTAAAGTCGTTACTGCCACCTATTCAAAAACAGCAGGTAACTGGGTTGTCATTCAACAGGATGATGGAACAGTTGCAAAATATATGCACATGCAGAAAGGTCTCAAAGTTAAGAAAGGTGATGTTGTATCTGCTGGCCAAACAATAGGTAAAGTAGGAAGCACTGGACACTCAACAGGAAACCACCTCCACCTACAAATTGAGCAAAATGGCAAACCAATTGACCCTGAAAAGTATATGCAGGGTTTAACCTCAGATCTTTCTCAGTCTGAAGCTGAAAGACAACAAGCCCTTTCACAGGCAAAATCGGATTTAATCGGTTTGCAAGGTGATTTAGATGCAGTTAATGATCAAATTCAAGATCTGCAATACGAATTGGTTCAATCCAAGCTTGATGAATTTGATAAACGGAAATCTGATCTAGAAGTCAAAATTGCTCAAAATGAGTCTTTGGCCAAACGCTACCTTTCTGACAGCAAAGAATTTCGCAAATATACAAATGAGCAGAAGAAAGCTGTTGATGAGCAACGCAAAATTCAACAGCAAAAAATTAACTGGATCAACAAAGAGTTAAAAACAAATAAAAAACTTAACTATGCTCAGCGCGATCAACTAAGAGAAGAGCTGAAACAGGCTAAATTAGACCTCATCTCCCTTCAAGATCAAGTCAGAGAGCTGCAAGGGGAACTAATTCAGTCACAGGTTGACCAGACCCTCAATAATATTGAGAAATCTGTTAAGAAAACTGAGGCTAAACTTAAAGATGTTGATATCAAAATTCAGATGACTGAAGATGACAATAAAAAAGTCAAATACTACAGTCAGCAAGTAAAATTGATTCAACAACAGCAAACTGAAGCCAAAAAGTACATTAAGCAACTTGAAGCACAGAAAAAGGCAGCCAAAGGCTTCCCTGACATCCAGAAACAAATTACAGAGGAAATCGAAAACTGGAAGGATAAGCAGAAGGATTACAATCTAGAGCTTTATAACACCAAAAAGGCTATTAAGGATATTTATAAATCACTCGCAGATGAAGTCGTTTCAATTTATAAAGAAATGTACGAAAAAATGCGGGATATTGAGCTGGAAGCACACAGAAAAGCAACTCAAGATATAATCGACGAAATTGACAAAGAAGATGACGAAGCCAAGTTCCAGAAATCCCTTAAAGAAAAACAGGATGCCATTCAAGAAACAAAAGACAAGATTAACAAACTGTCTCTCGATGATTCAGATGAGGCAAAAGCAAAACTAAAAGATTTAGATAAGCAGCTCCAAGAACAGCAACAGGATCTTGATGAATTTTTAAAGGATCGTGAAAATTCCAAACGTAAAGAAGCATTACAGGATCAACTTGAAAAAGATGAGAAATCAATAAACACCAAGTATGATGATCTTGTCAACGACGAAAGAGCATTCAAACAGCTTGAGGATAAGTTGATGAATGGAAAGATTACCGATATTGCCAAGCAGCTTAATGAGTTTTCAAAGTTCATTAACAGCAATATGGAGTCTATTGGTAAGAGTATCTCCAACAATCTAATTGATAAGCTTAAAGAAGCCTCCAAAGCTTTAAATGTTGTGGTCGCGGGAAACACCACAGGTAAGAAAGTTGCCTCTTTTGATGTAGGTGGCTATACAGGAACATGGGGTAGTTCAGGAAGGCTTGCAATGCTCCATGAACAAGAACTTGTTTTAAATAAAGCTGATACAAGCAATGTTTTGAAAATTGTTGAATTAACCAGGAACATTTTTGGAGATATTCAAACAAAAGCTACACTCCCTTCCCCTAATTCTGCATCTAATCAAACGACAAGTAACCAAACATTTAATTTTAACTTTAATGTAGATAAGATGACTGGCTCTAAAGATGATGCAAATAAATTTCTAGGTGAAGCATTTAACATTGTATCGGCTAGAGGAGTTAAGATCTAAAGAGTCGGCAAATTGTCGGCTCTTTCTTTTTGAGAAAGGATGGTGATACATCATCAATGATAAGAGAAAGCCTGTACTTCATTTTCGGGAACGAAAAATCCACAGATATGGGTGTTGAAAACGTCAATACTGATGGAGGGTTAGTCGAGGAAACATTTCTAGCTACTTCATCAATTAACGAAACCTCCATCAAGGGGAATGATACACCCTTCTATGAAGGGAAAAAACGTGATCCAAAGCAATTCAATCTTAATTTTTATATAAAGGATCACTGGAATCAAAAAAGAATCGCTAACATTAAACGATGGCTGGATGTTGATACATACCAGCCTTTTTCTTTCAGTGACAACCTTGATATTGTTTATTACGCAATGCCTGTAGATGCAAATGATTTAGTTCACAATGCGAGCAAGGAAGGCTATATAAGGTTAACTATGAGGTGTGATTCCCCTTATGCCTACAGTAGGACTATAACCACTCCGTGGTACGATGCTTCTAAGGAAGACATTACAGTTGAGATTAACAATAAAGGTGAATGCACCATTATTCCATCGTTTAAAATTCAAAAGATCGGTAAGGGAGATGTTAAAATTGAAAATTTAAGCTACTTCTCCTCCCCTTCTGTATTCACCGATCTTGAAGATGGTGAAATGATAACAGTTACTGGAGAAAAAGAAATTGTCGAATCATCAATATACGGCGATGAACGTTACGATAACTTTAATGATGAGTACCTTCTACTTGGTTATGGGATAAACCGTATTAGAGTAACAGGAAGATGTAGAATTCTTTTCAGTTATAGATTTAAATATCGTTAGGAGGTGCCTTTACTGTTTCAACAAGTAACGCGATCATTTAATTTAAGAAAGCCGAAACTCTCTCTTGCTAAAGCTAACAAAAAGAAAATCGCAAATCTTGTCGATATCTCAAATGTTAATTTGACATTAAGACTAGGCGAAATCAATGAGTTGTCTTTCGCAGTACCTTTAAAAATTGAAATAGACAAACAATGGGTTAAGAATCCGCATCTCAAGCGCCTGAAATTACGAAGGCTCGTTAAGCTTTCTGCCTACAATTTCAAAGATGAATGGTTCATTATTAAAACAAAGCAAAAAACTGGTGCAGACAATGATTTAGTGACGTTTACGTGCATGTCACTTGGACATCAATTGAGCTATCGAAAAGTTAGAAGATATGAAGTCACTTCCTACAATATGCAAAAGGTTACAAATGACTGTTTTGCAAACACAAACTGGAAAGCCGGATACATAAATCCTCTATTCAATGAAAAATTCCGCAGTTTTGATATTACCTCTTCTACAAAGTTAGATTTCCTCTTTAAAATATGCGAGACATTCGAAGCTGTCCCTGTATTTGACACCATAGAAAAAAAGGTGCATTTCTATACTGAAGATGAAGTATCAAATTACAAAGGGATGAGATTAAAATACGGTCAGTATTTGGATTCGATAGAAGACACTGAGGAACTTGAAGAAGTCTGTACCAGGCTTTATGTAACTGGGAAAGACGATCTCTCAATAAACGCTGCTAATCCAACTGGGCAAGCTTATATAGAAGATTTCACATATTTTCTTTATCCATTTGAGCGAGATAAAGATCGCAAGGTGATAACTCACAGTTACGAAATGAGCGATGAATTATGTCATGCTATTCTCGATTTTAATGAGTTCATCGATTCTCAAACTGAAACATTCTCTTCCCTTCTCTCTCGACAAACCGAGGAAGAAAAGAAACTTTCAACACTTAACGCAGAAAAGGCAAAGCTTGATTTAGAATACAAAATCATTTTAGATAAAATTGCAGTAGCAACAGAAGCGAAAGATCCAACTGCCGAGCTTATAAAAGAGCGAAAAGCTAAAGAAATTGAAATTGAATCGAAAAAGAAGGAAATTGAAGAAAAAGAAAAACTGATTAAGGACATTCAAGATAAAATAACCCTTTTAAAGGGGAAATTGACGCTCGAAAGCCACCTTAATGATGAACTCAAGGAAGAGTTGGCGGAATTTATAAATGAGCAGGAATGGGCTAATGACAATCTTTATGATGAAACTGATCTTTATGAAGCCGGACTTGAGGAAATGAAAAAGCGCAACACCCCTCCAATCAATATTACAATGAGCATAGTTAATTTCTTTGGAATCTTAAGTGAACATCAAAATTGGGACAGGCTATCTATCGGAGATATTGTTCGAGTACAGCATGATCGCCTTGGTATTGATGTTAAAACAAAAGTAATTGAAATGACCTTTGACTTTGAGGCTAATAAGATTAATTTGACTGTGTCAAATTCAAAACGAGTTGAAACTGTTAAAGAAAAGATGGTCAAACTCGTTTATACAGTCAGTCATATAAACAACGACTATGCAATTAGAAAAATTGACTGGATGAATACCGCTGAGAATTTTAAAATCCGGAATGATCGAATTTCCGCCCCAGTTGCAGCTCCTACCGTCGCATCAGATGGAACGGCAATTACTCATGAACTGAATGACAATGGTTCAGTAGATATTGTTTTAAAATGGGAATACCCATATTCTGATGAGGATAAATACAATATAGACGGATTTGAAGTTTATCTCTACTCCAGTGAATCATCTGATGAATATGTTTTTGGTTCTAAGATGAGCCATGAAGAAATGGTTAATGTGAAGTATGACAAGCGTTCCTACAAATTCACGGGACTTGCCTCGAATAAATACTACACTGTAGGTGTTAGAGCCTACCGCAGAGTTGATGCAGACATTGAGAGAACTGGAATCATTCTCTCTGACATTGTTCAGTCAAAACACATTACAGAAAACCCCTACCTCCCTTCTGCTATTGCAGAAGTCAAAGGGCGAGTAAATGGACTAATTCAAGCTGTTTCTGAAGAAAGACCAGAAAATCCAGATGTCAACACTGTTTGGATCAATCCTAAAACTAATAAACAAGAACTTTACGATGGTGAAAAGTGGATTGAGCAAACAGTATCTTCGGCAGATTCGTTAAATGGATATAGTGCTGAGATAGCATCCTCTCCTAACACGATAGCTGTTCGGGATGAAACAGGAACAATTGATGCTTCAATTACAGGAAGCGCAACTCAACTTGGCGGCTATGATGCTTCTGCATATGTTCTTAAGTCTGAACTCCCCTCTTCTCCTCAATACGCAACAGGAGAGTACATTGGTGACGGAAAGCAAAGCAGATCAATCGGATTAAACTTTATCCCCAATACGGTAAAGATTTATTCTACATCTCCAACCGATTCAACACTCATCATTCAAAACAGCTTAGGTGGTTATTCCATAGAAAACGGAGAAATAGGCTCCTATCTAAAAGGCGGCGATAAAACATACGGGTCATTGAATTTGAATTATTTTATTACTGGCTCAGACAGTAACACTCGCGGAAACAAACTAAATGTTAAATATATTTGGGAAGCATTTAAACAAAATTAATATGGGGGTGATCCTTTGGAAGATACTCCAAGATTTTATAACGACCCTATTCTATCTAAGAAGAGAAAAGGGTCGATTGATGATCCTTACCAGCTTTACAATGAAACACAGGTGATTTATAACGGAAAGGCTCAATTAACAGAAGTCCCCAACAGAGAAATGAGAGTTGAAGTCTCTGGTGACGGCAAGCTATGGAAAGAAATTGAAGATGGTGAATTACAAGACGACTACTTTAAGGTTGATTACCTTAATGGAGTTGTCTTTTTTAATGCGTCAAATGAAGGAAAATCTCTTCAATTCAAATACAGCGGTGAAGGTGCTTATTATTTCCCTGGTTCTCGTATTTGGACAGAACGTGACGGAAATGAAGTAACTGAGACATTAGATTCACTAACAGAAAGAGCTCGTAAAGCTACTGAGGAATCGGAAAAAGCCACAGAAGAATCCAAAGAGATTACTAAGTGGACACGAGCTACGACATCAGATTATGAAAATGTAGTTGAAAACACAAGAAAAATATACCTCCCAATGGTTTACACATACAAAGATCTGCTAGATACCTACCCAAATCCTCAAATTGGTTGGACAGTCACTATTAGAGAAACGGGAATCGAGTATCGTTGGGACGGTTTTGATTGGATCAACATTAGTATCTCCGATAAATTCGATGGCTATAACGTTGTTTCTAGCTATGTTGAGCCTTATAACATTCGGACTGTTTGGTTAAGAACCAATACATCACCAAGTAAAAAAAGGGTTAAACCATCAAAAGATGCCCCAGAAACTAATTTGATCTGGATTAGGAAAGAGTAAAAAAGGAGGAATGTTATGTCAATCCCTGTAAACACAATGGGCTATCATGATGAAGAATTACAGAAATGGATTCCAATAGACGCCGTAGGATTAAAATCTGAAAACAATAGATATACCGCTGATGATATTAAATCTTTAGATGATATAAAGATTGACAATGATAATCATGTTTACTCATCAGCTAAAGAAAGAATTGACTCTGACTTTCTCAAAATTAATGAGAAAGTAGATAAATTGGATAAAGGCGTTGATAATAAAATAACTAATATGGAGGAAATAATCAATGAAAGCTCCAGCTCCCTAAATAAAAAAATTTATTTTAAAAATGCTCTTAGTTATGGAGCAGACCCTACTGGGGGAAAACCTTCGGCCGAGGCTATTCAAAAAGCGCTGGATGATATTCATAACGAAGGCGGAGGGCAACTTTTTATTCCCGGTGGCAAATATTTAATTGAAAAAAGAATGTTTGTCTATGAAAATACTCGGGTCACTATGGCTCAAAATTGTATTCTGCTCAGAGGATGGGCAGGTGGATTTTTTGCTAATGGAACGCCAACTGATAAATTCAAAGGTTATTTAGGAAGAGGAAACATAATCATTGAAGGCGGTATTTTAGATGGGAATTATGCAAACATTGATAAGTACCCTACGAGCGCTATGGATTCCATAATTCTTGGACATGCCAAAAATATTACAATAGACAATGTAACATTTAAAGATACGATAAGCGCCCATGCGATTGATGCCAATGGATGTGATAATCTTCGAATTACAAATAGCAAATTTACTGGTTTTATTGATCTTACTGGACAGAGAAACTACTCAGAGGCTATTCAGCTTGGAGAATTCATTGAAATAGGACTTAATCAATTTGGAGAATTTGATGCCACACCTAATACAAATGTTTATATTGCACATAATTATTTTGGAAAATCTAAACTGTTAGGTGGTTGGGGATGTGCTATAGGGAACCATTATGCCGTTTATGATGTTTTTCAAAGCAATATCACCATTTTTAATAATGTTATCGAGGACTGTGGATTTGCTGGAGTTCGAACTTTCAAATGGAATAACGTTAAAATTACAAACAATGTGTTCATCCGTAATAAAGAGTGTGTACGTATTTCACAAGCTGCAGGCGGAATTGAAAGCTCTAAAAATGCAGATGGTGTACAGATGAATCGACCACAAAATGGACAAAACGTGTTAGTTGAAGGAAATGACTTTTACGATTATACATCCAGTGGGGTTGTTGCGTTTGGTCAAATTTATAATAAAGAAATAGCCTGGAACGATGAAATTCGCATATCGGGTAATTACTTTAAAATAAAAGGACAAGACATTGGCAAATACAATGATGAACAGGCAATAAAGCTAGTCTTTGCTAGAAACATTTTCGTTAACAATAATAAGATTTACGGTGGACGAAGAGGAATGTGGATTGAAGGTTGTTACAACACTTTTATTTCCGGCAATGGTATATCAAATGTCGATACTGAAGCAGTATACCTTGCTAAGAGTAGGGACACTTCCTCCACTGTTACAAAGTCCTACCATGTATCAATTGATAGGAATGAGATCAATACCACTGGACGAAACGGTATATTTGTTCAAAAATGTGACTACTTTGATGTTAGAGATAATAATGTACTAAATAATAATAAAGAACAAAGTAGCGAAAGAGGCCGTGGAGGAATTTATGTTGAGAATGGCTACGATGGAAGAATAGAAGGAAATCGAATTAGAGGTGTTGAAAAAGAATTCGCTATTTTAGTAGAAGCTGAAGCTACTGAGGTGAATGTAGCCAACACCAAAGGAACTGGCCGTATCATTGTTCTGGGTGAGTCCAATTTCAATGGCTACTATGGGACGAACAAAGATGATTACATTCGTAAAATAACTACTAAGAGTGAATCCTAACTTTAGGAGGTGGTTAAATTCTGAATAAAATTTAGATTTCATTCAAACTACAGTTTAGCAAAACAGAGAAAACAAGAGCATATGTGAGAACGAGAGAGATTGGTAATTAGCCAGTCTCTTTTTTAATGCTCAAAAACAAACAGGAGTGATTTAATTTGGTTAAAGTCGTAAAAAATTTTGTGAAAGTCAATCAATACACTCGTCCAGGTCTAAAGCTTTCTGGTGTTAAAGGAATTGTAATGCACTGGACTGCAACTCCAGGAGCTAGTGCGTTAAATGAGCGAAATTATTTCAATGGTACATGTATTGCTGATAAACGTTATGCTTCTGCTCATTACTTTGTAGATAGAAATGAAGCGCAATATATTATTCCTGAAAATGAAATGGCTTATCATGCACACGATCAAAACCGCTGCTTTGTGAGCTTCCTAAAACCAAATGCGAACCAAACATCGATTTCCGTTGAAATGTGCGTGGAGAAAAACGGCACCATTCATGATGAAACTGTGCAGAATGCTGCTGAATTGGTTGCTGATCTTTGTAAAAGATTCAAATTGTCTACAGATAAAATCGTCCGTCATTATGATGTAACAAACAAAAGCTGTCCTGCCCCTTGGGTAAGTGACTCAAGCAAGCTGGCAGCATTTCGCAAAAAAGTTGATGGACTGCTCGGAAACAAAACTGTTTCAAATTCTACAGCTCCCTCTAGTAAAGGTTCTTCCTCCTCTACTGCTGCAAGTTGCTCCCTGAAATCAAAAGTTAATGGTCTTCGCTTCTATTCTAAACCTTCTTGGGAAGACAGAGATGTTGTTGGTACAGTGAATAAAGGCTATGGTTTCCCTACTGTTGTTGAAGAAGTTAAGGTTGGAAGTGCTTATCAGTACAAAGTTAAAAACTCTAAAGGAGCAACATATTACATTACTGCATCTGATAAATATGTTGAAGTTTCAGGAAGTTTGAAGACTGCCTCCTCCCCTTCTAAATCAACAGCATCAAAATCCAGCTCCGGTTCTTCTTCAATTAAGTCTGTGGGAAAAATTAAAATTGTTGGAGTATCAAATGCTGCAATTGTTATGGACAAACCTGATCGCAACAATTCAAAGAATATCGGGACAATTAAACTCGGCAGCAAAATTGACATTTCCGGGTCAGTGAAAGGGAAAAATAACCCTAAAGGCTATTGGGAAGTTATTTACAATGGCAGACGCGGTTATGTTTCAGGTCAGTTTGGCACAAGAGTCTAATTGATATTTAAGTATCATTAAGGATATCTGTTGATTTTAATTGATCAATGGATATCCTCTATTTCTACTGGAGGTGAACAACGTGGGATGACGTACACCTCCTTTATTATTGATAAAGGACGGTTGAATTTGTGGCTGAAGTAGATGTAAATACACGGTTAAGTGTCTTAGAAGAAAAAATGAAAAATCATCAAGAAAAAATTACAAATTTAGAAGCAAGAACTGAAGACATGAGTCGACTAACAACTCTTATGGAACAGCAAATCGAAATAAACAAAGATGCCCAAAAACAATCGCGCGAACAATTTGTCACATTGACTGAGATGAATAACAGCTTAAAAAATCTAAGCAAATCATATGAAAAACTCGACAATCGAGTGGGCATTCTGGAACAATCAGATTCCAATAGAAAAATTGATCCAGGTCAATTCGGTAAAGACCTCATGTACAAGGTTTTACCTACTGTAATCGCAACGTTAGTCGGTGCATGGTTGCTTATACATTTCGGACTTAAATAAGAAAAGGAGATTGATATTATGAATAAAATCAACTGGAAAGTAAGACTGAAAAAGAAAACATTCCTTGTAACAATTTTCTCTGCAACACTTTTATTTGTTCAAACAATTGCTTCAGCTTTTGGATATGACATAACAGTATACAGTGCTGCTCTAACTGAAAAATTCAACGCTATATTAACATTGTTGGTTGCATTAGGCATTGTAGTTGACCCCACAACTAAAGGCATCTCTGATAGCAATCAAGCAATGGAATATGAAGAGCCAAGACAATAATAGTAAAGGGCTGATTTAATGAAAACGACTGTTACATACTCCCCCTATCAATCAAACTTTTCAGAAGTACATATTAACACCGGAGAAGAAAAATCAATTAAGCTTAGTCTCGTTGCGTCTCCTCCTGATATCCCTCCTCAGAATGATTCAGAAGATACTGAAGAAAACGCTGTAGAGATTTCATCAGCCATATTGGCTGACCCTAGTTTAAGAATGGAAATCAATGATGGGATTTCGACTGAGGAATTGATGACATTAAACAAAGAGGATGCTAAGGTTTTAGTGCAGGTACTCAGAGACTTTCTTAAACAAATGTAA